GATATAATCACAACGAGCCCTATACTGTAATAGCGGGTTACGCAGGTACTGGAAAAAGTACCTTGATTAATTTTATTATAGCAGCTCTTGAGGTAGATCCAGAAGAAGAAGTTGCATATATTACTTTTACAGGAAAAGCCTCAGAGGTATTGCGAGAAAAAGGTTGCCATAATGCTATGACCGCGCATAAATTGTTATATTATAGTAAGCAAATGCCAAATGGTAAATTTTTCTATAAACCAAGGACTGTTCTTGAAAAGCCTTATAGAGTAATTGTTGTAGATGAAGTAAGTATGCTTCCTAAAGATATGTGGGATTTGCTTTTAAGTCATAATATCTATGTAATAGCTTGCGGAGATCCTTTTCAGATTCCTCCAATAGATAAGAAACAAGATAATCATATTTTGGATAATCCGCATATTTTTCTTGATGAAGTAATGCGTCAAGCAAAAGAAAGTGATATTATTTGCCTTAGCATGGATATTAGAGAAGGAAAGAGATTATCTCCTTTTAGCGGTCATGACGCTCAAGTTTTTAAGAAAAATGATCTGTGCGATGGAATGTATTTTTGGGCAGACTAGATTCTTGTATCTACCAATAAAAGTAGGCATGATATTAATTCTTATATTAGAGATGATTTAGGCAGAGGATTTGAGCCAGAAATAGATGATAAGATTATTTGTTTGCGGAACTGTTGGGATACTTGCTCTGAAAAACATGAAAATCCACTCATAAATGGCTCTGTTGGATATATTAAAACTAAAAGAATGGAATCTATTGATTATATCCTCGCTGGAAAGTTAGTATCTGCCCCTGTTTTATTTGCAGATATTGAAACAACAAATGATACATATAGAGAAGTTGGTATTGACTATACCGCTTTAACTACTGGAGAAAAGTTTTTTACTCCTCAACAAGAATATTTAATTAGGAGAAATAAGGAAAATCCAGATCTCCCTATTGAGTTTAATTTTGGCTATGCAATTACTGGACATAGAGCGCAAGGTTCACAATGGGATAAGGTTTTAGTATTAGAAGAATCATTTCCATTTGATAAAATTGAACACGCTAGATGGATATATACTACAGTTACAAGGGCCATTGAAAAACTTACATTGATATTAAAGAATTAATATGCTATAATGTAAGTATAAAGAAAATAAGAGAGGTATAATTATGGGTATGTACTTTAACAATCATGCGCATACGGAGTTTAGTAACTTGCGTTTGCTAGATTGTATAAATAAACCTGAGGCACTGATTGATAAAGCTATTGAAGTCGGATTGACGGGAATTGCTATCACAGACCACGAAAGCCTTTCGGCGCATATGAGAGTAAATAAATATGCAAAGAAAATTAGGGAACAAAATCCCGATTTTACGATTGCATTAGGAAATGAGATTTATTTAACTGATACAAGAGATTTAGGACAAAAGTATTATCACTTTATCCTAATCGCGAAAGATAAAGAAGGATATAGAGGACTAAAGGAGTTATCCTCTATTGCTTGGATGAATGGATATTATGACCGTAGAATGGAACGCGTTCCTTTGCTTAAATCTGAGCTTAAAGATGTAATGTAGAGATTTAAGGGTCATATTATTGGGACTACTGCTTGTATTGGTGGAGAACTTGGTAGTTCCATTTTAAATCTTCATAATTGTGAAGAAATTAAAGATGAAATTAACGCACAGAGATACCATAATCAAATTGTTGATTTTATGACATTCTGCATTGATGTATTTGGTAAAGATGATTTTTACATTGAATGTGCTCCCGCTTCTTATCCAGATCAAATTATCGCAAATAAAAGAATGTTAAGTATCTCTGAGGCTTTTAATATAAATATGTGTATTGGAACAGATGCGCATTACTTAACAAAAGAAGATAGATATGTTCATAAAGCGTATCTTAATTCTAAAGGTGGAGAACGAGAGGTTGATAGTTTCTATGAGTTTACTCATTTGATGGATGAACAAGAAACTAGAGAACTTCTTAGATTAAGCTATGACGAAGGCATAATTGATTGGATTTTTAAATGCTCAAACGAAATGAAAGATAAAATTGAATTTTATTCTCTTGAACGTCATCAATCAATTCCAGAAGTAGAAGTAACAGATTATAAAAAAGGGTTTGTACCATATCAGTGGGAAGATAAATATCCTGTTCTATCTAGTTTGATTTGGAGCGATAATATTCAAGAAAGATATTGGGTAAATGAATGTATTATTGCTTTGCAGAAAAAAGGTTTATTTAATGATCCTAGATATCTTGAAAGATTAGAAGAAGAAGCAAGAGTAAAGAGAGTGATTGGAGAAAAACTAGGAACTTGTATGTTCGCATATCCAAATACTCTAAAACACTATGTAGATTTGTTCTGGAATTGCGGAAGTACCGTAGGCGCGGGGCGAGGATCAGCTTGTGCTGCTTTGAACCATTATCTTCTTGGAATCACTCAACTAGATCCGATTGAATGGGATCTTCCTTTCTGGCGCTATATTAACGATGAAAGAACTGAACTTGGTGATATTGATCTAGATTTGGCACCATCAAAGATTCAAAAGATTTTCGCGGAGATTAGAAAAGAACGAGGAGAACTTGGCTTAGTACAAGTTTGTACTTTTGGCACAGAAGGAACTAAATCTGCGATTTTAACAGCCTGTCGAGGCTATCGTTCAGAAGATTATCCTGACGGGATTGATGTAGATATGGCTCAATATATGAGTTCTCTTATTCCACAAGAAAGAGGTTTTCTATGGCCCATTGAGGATGTGGTTAATGGTAATCCAGAAAAAGGTCGCAAATCTGTTTCAGTTTTTGTGAATACTGTGAATCAGTATCCTGGATTACTAGATATTATTACTAGAATTCAAGGACTAGTAAATAAACGTTCGAGTCACGCTTCTGGGGTAATCTTATTTGATCAAAATATTTTTGATACAGCCGCGGTAATGAGAACTCCAAAAGGAGCATTAATTACTCAATGGGATCTTCATGATCAAGAAGCCGCTGGATCTGTCAAGTACGATTTCTTGCTTACAGCAGTACAGGATATTATTATTCAAACTATTGAGCTATTGCAAAAAGATGGCGCTATTGAAAAAGATTTAACATTGCGTGAAGTCTATAATAAATACCTTCATCCATCTGTCCTCCCGCAAGACGATAAAAAAATGTGGGATGCTCTTGCCAATGGAGATGTTCTTGGCTGTTTCCAATTTGATTCTAGTGTTGGCGCTCAAGCAGCAAAAAAGATTAAGCCTCAAAATCCGCACGAAATGGCGGACGCTAATGGATTGATGAGACTAATGACTGCGGAAAAGGGTGCAGAAACTCCAATGGAGAAGTATGTTCGTTTTAAAAATAATATTTCTCTTTGGTATAAAGAAATGGATCAGCAGGGTTTAACAAAAGAAGAACAAAAAATTCTTGAACCTCATTTCTTACGTTCTTATGGTGTGCCTCCCAGCCAAGAACAAATGATGACTATGCTTCAAGACCCAAATATTTGCGGATTTACGTTAGCTGAAGCTAATACTGCAAGAAAAATAGTTGGTAAGAAGCAAATGAACAAAATTCCAGAATTAAGAGAAAAAGTTTTAAATTCTGCAAAGTCTCCAGCATTAGGGCAATATGTATGGAATTATGGCATCGGCCCGCAAATGGGCTATAGTTTCTCTATTATCCATGCTCTTGCTTATAGCTTTATTGGTATGCAAACTCTTTATCTTGCTACCCATTTTAATCCAGTATATTGGAATACAGCATATCTTATTGTCAATAGCGGTGCCATTAATGAAGAAGAAGGAGAACAATCAGATTATACCAAGATTGCTAAAGCCATTGGAGAAATTCGTAATGCTGGTATAAAAGTGTCTTTGGTTGACATTAATCATTCTGATTTTGGTTTTAAACCAGATGTTGAACATAATCAAATCTTGTTTGGTTTAAAAGGGTTATCTAATGTAAACAATGATTTAATTAAAACCATTGTTGATAATCGCCCCTATGTATCTTTAATTGATTTCTTTAATAAAGTACATCCAAATAAACAAGCAATGATTTCTTTAATTAAGGGCGGAGGATTTGATCAGTTTCATCCTAGGATGGAAGCAATGATTCAATATATATGGATTACCTGTGATAAAAAGAAAAGAATTACTTTACAAAATCTACCTGGGTTAATGAGATATAATCTCATTCCTGATGATGAAAAATTTGTAATGCCCAAAAGAGTTTACGAATTTAATAGATATTTAAAGGCAGAATGTAAAGACCCATATAATGCAGGTAAGTATAAGCTAGATGAAAGAGCAATAACTTTCTTAGTTGAAATTGATTGCGAAAAACTGCTTGAAACAGACAATTTAGTTTGGTATATTGATATAAAATCTTGGGATAAGGTTTATCAAAGTTACATGGATGTATTTAGAGCATGGATTGCAGAAAACAAAGAAAAGATTTTAGATGATTTAAATACTGCAATCTTTATGGAAGATTGGAAGAAATATGCTTCTGGTAATATTTCTTCTTGGGAAATGGAATCTTTGTGCTTTTATTATCATGGCCATGAATTATCCAATATCAATAATAGTAAGTATGGTTTTGTAGACTTCTTTAGTTTACCAGAAGAACCTCAAGTAGATAAGGTATTTAAAAAAGGTGCTTCATTAATTCCTATCTATAAGCTGTATAAGATTTGCGGAACTTGTATTGCAAAAAATAAAGTAAAAAGCACGGTATATCTTCTTACCGCTACTGGAATTGTAGCAGTTAAGTTTAGACAAGAATACTTCGCGTTGTTTGATAAGCAAACTTTCCAAAGAAACAAAGATGGCACAAAAAAGGTCATAGAAAAATCATGGTTTAATAGAGGTAATATGATTGTTGTTCAGGGAATTAGACGCGGAGATGAATTTGTAACAAAGAAATATGCAAGTTCTGGAGGTCATCAACTTTATCACATTGATGAAATTGTCAATGGTACAGACTTAATTTTAAGAAGTGAAAGAAAACAAGGAGAAGAAGAGGATGAAGATAGTAGCGTTAATGGGTGAAGCAGGAAGTGGGAAGGATACTATTCTCCATAGTATTATGGAGAAATATCCTTCTTATTTCAATGAAATTATCAGTTGTACTACACGCCCTCCGCGAGAAGGAGAAAAAGAAGGAGTTAATTATTATTTTCTATCTATTGATGAATTTACAAAAAAAGTTCTTAATGGAGATATGCTAGAAGCAACAGAATTTAATGATTGGCATTATGGTACAGATAGAGAAAGTCTAACAATAGACAAAATAAATATAGGGGTCTTTAACCCTGAAGGAGTAAGATGTCTACAAGAATATGACAATATTGAGCTTTATGTATTTTATGTGCGGGCCGCAGGTAAATAGAGATTATTAAGATAGTTAAATAGAGAAGAAAATCCTGACGTAAATGAAATTATTAGAAGATACAAAGCAGATGCGGAGGACTTTTATTTCCTTGATGATATAAAATATAAAACTCTTAAAAACGACACCTTAGAAGATATTGATGTCGCCGTTGATACTATATTTGGACAATTTTATTAAACAATTATATCTTAAATCACAATATATAGTGTTCAACTAAAAATTTTATACAAGGAGTTGTTATATATGCTTCAAGTAAGAAAGAGAAGTGGTATTTTAGTACCTTTTGATAAAGAGCGTATTATTAATGCCATAAATAAGGCATTTATAGAGGTAGATGGAAAATTATATGAAAACGATACTGCGGAAGATATTGCAGATGAAATTAAATATACAGCAAAGACTTCTGATGATATAATTTCTGTCGAAAAAATTCAGGATATGGTTGAAGATTATCTTATGAAATCTGAACGTAGAGATGTAGCTAAAGAATATATTAGATATAGATATAAAAGAGAAATTGCAAGAAATGGATAGGATGATTTTATTAAAGCCTTTTCTGCAAAATTGCAAGGTTCTGATATTGAAAATCAAAATGCAAACGTCGATGAAATGTCATTTGGTGGACGAGTTGGGGCAGCCTCAGATTTACAGATGAAAAAATATGCTCTTGATTACTTAGTTTCTAGTAAATCTAGAGCTAATCATGAAAATAATGAGATTTACATTCATGATTTAAATGCTTATGCCGTAGGTATGCACAACTGTCTTTCTATTCCTTTCGATGATTTACTTGCAAAAGGATTTAATACTAGACAAACTGATGTACGCCCAGCTGGTTCTGTAAATACCGCTTTCCAACTCGTTGCAGTTATTTTCCAACTACAAAGTTTACAACAATTTGGTGGAGTATCTGCTACTCACTTAGATTGGACTATGGTTCCATATGTACGAAAGAGTTTCTATAAACATTATATAGATGGATTAACATATGTTGAACAAGTCATTAGCATGGATGATAGATTAAGTAATCAATTATCCATTGAAGATTCTATTTATAAGGAATTTAAAAACGCATATTCATATGCTATTGCCATGACAGAAAAAGAAGTTCATCAAGCGGTTGAGGGTATGTATCATAATCTAAATACTCTTCAATCTCGTTCTGGTAATCAACTTCCATTTACTTCTATTAATTATGGAACTTGTACTCTTCCAGAAGGAAGAATGGTGACTAAAGCTCTTCTTGAAGTTTCTATTGAAGGACTTGGCAGACTTCATAAAACTTCAATTTTCCCTTGTGGAATTTTCCAGTGTATGAAAGGCGTAAACAGAAAACCTGGAGACCCCAATTATGATTTGTTTAGATTGGCATTAAAGTCTACCGCTACTAGATTATATCCTAACTATGCTAATGTAGATTGGTCTGGTAATGCTGGTTATGATGTAAATGATCCAAGTACATATTTCTCTACAATGGGATGTAGAACTGCTAACGGGTTTGATATTAATGGCTTAAAGCAATAGAAAGATGGTAGAGGAAATATTTGTCCTGTTACTATTATAATGCCAACAATAGCTATGGAAGCTGTCACTTTAGATAACAATGATAATTGGAATGAAATTAAAAATTTGTCTCAAGAAGAAAGAACCCAAATTGGTATTGAAAGATTTATGAAACTTTTAAATATTAAAATTGAAGAAGCAAAAGATATGCTTCTTGAAAGATTTGAATACATTTGCGCGCAACCTGCGGATTCAGCAAAATTCATGTATGAGAATGGCTTAATGGCTGGATATGATGGAATTTCTACTCGAAGCGCTTTACAACATGGTACGTTGAGTCTTGGACAAATTGGATTAGCAGAAACTTTACAAATTCTTATTGGGTGTGACCATACCGAACCAGAGGGTATGAAATTAGCAAAAAGAATAGAGCAGTTATTCAAAGATAGATGCGCAGAGTATAAAGAAAAATATAGGCTTAATTTTGGAGTATATTATACTCCAGCCGAGAATCTTTGCTATACCTCTCTTAAAAAATTCCGTGATAAGTATGGTATTATTCCTAATGTAAGCGATAGAGAATTCTTTACTAACTCTATGCACGTACCAGTATGGCATCAAATCTCTCCATTTGATAAAATTGATATTGAAAGTCAATTAACTGGATATTCTTCTGCTGGTTGTATTACTTATGTTGAACTGGATACTGGTATGGAGAAGAATATTGATGCTATGGAAACATTAGTAAATTATGCTATGGACAAAGATATTCCATACTTTGCAATAAATGTTCCATGTGACACCTGTCTGAATTGTGGATATACTGGCGAATTTAATGATAAATGTCCTCAATGTGGTAGTAAGGAGATTCAGCAGTTAAGAAGGGTAACAGGTTATTTAACTGGCAACTATAAGACTGCTTTTAATAAAGGAAAACAAGATGAAGTAAATAATAGAGTTAAACACGTGGGGTATATGGAATGAAATACGCAGGTATTATAAAGAATGATTTCGCCGCTGCTCCTGGAGTATCCTTGAGTTTCTTTACTCAAGGATGCCCCCATAAATGTAAAGGGTGTCATAATCAAGAGACTTGGGATTTTGATGGTGGAAAAGAATTTACTCATGAAATTCTTAATTCAATCTTAGAAGGACTCACTGCGAATGGAGTTAAAAGAACTTTATGCGTTATGGGTGGCGAGCCACTATGTCCAGAAAATACATTTCTAACCCATCTAGTAATACAAACCGCAAAAGAAACAATTCCTGATTTAAAAGTTTATTTATGGACTGGATATTTATATGAAAATTTAAAAAATTCAACAGATACAGTTATTTAGAATATACTTCAATTAGTTGATGTGCTAATTGATGGGCCGTATATTGAACATGAAAGAGATATTACGGAACCTCTTAGAGGAAGCCGCAATCAAAAAATAATTTATCTAAAATGAACTTTGTAAAGAGTATTTTAGGAGGATTAATGATAGCAATAGCTAGCTATATCTACTTATCTGTTGGAGGTATAGTTGGAGCTATTATGTTTTCCATTGGCCTACTGACTATATTAAATATGTAGTTTAAATTATTTACAGGTTCAGTTGGTTATATCAAGAGCAAAAATGATATAAAAGATAACTTCATTATTTTAATAGGAAATATTATTGGGGCGTGCGGGATCTTAGCCTTTCCGCACGCAGCCGCTCTATCTCTAGTCTCTGCTAAGATCGCAATCCCACTATATTTAGTTTTCTTAAAGGGGATGGTTTGTGGTATATTTATATATTCGGCAGTATCCTCGTTTAAAAGAAATAAAGATTATATGGTGCCAGTCTGCGTAACAGGTTTTATATTATTCGGCGGAGAACACTGTATTGCAGATCTTTGTTACACTTTGGCCGCAGGTGTGCTTTCTATTGATGTAATATTATTTTTAATAGTAGTTACAATAGGCAATGCTATTGGTGCAATTATTGTTGACAGAATAAAATAATTATGATATTATATTAAAAGAAATGGAGGACTAGATATGACTTTATACGAGCTAAATCAAGCGGGATATGCCTCCCTTCCAAAAATGACAAAGGCTGAATTAGAGAAAGCTAAAGGAAATATTATCACATTCTTAGATTCCAATGATTCTAGATATTATATGATGCTTAATCACGATAATAAATATTTTACTTTATTTACCTATGAAAACGATGTAAATAAAAATAAAATGGCAAGCGAGATTATTTCTGTTTCTAAGACACTTGGAGAAATCAAGGCAATAGAGATAAATGGAAATATTGTAGAAATTTGGATTTTACATGGAGAGAAATGTGATATGTATGCGTTCTTTGATTATACAAAAGGGGTGATATAGGTATGACAAATGCTATTATTGTAAATTATGATCCATTTGCTATGGAATCTGCTGTATATGTTGTTGATGATGGACTACAAAAACAAATGAAAGTATGCTCTGATATTAATGGATTAGCTGAAGCCCTTGTAGGAATTGCTTATGGAAATGGAATATATAGTATACAAGTTCATGCTCCTTTTGCAATAACAGGAGAAATCAATAAACTTGTAAATGATTTGGAAAAAAATATGTATTCAAATAGTAAAATTACAGTTGAGGGAATTTAATATGTTTTATAATTTAAAGTCTACAAATACTTATAGGGTACCTACTGTAGAAGATGCTCTTAGATTGCGCAAATGGTTAGAAAAAACCTCGGTAGGAGAATTAACTTCATTTAAATACACTACTAAATATATTAAGCAAAAAGGTGAAATAGTTGAAGAGTATCAACTCGTCACCGCTACTATTACTATTGACAACGAGAAAGAACCAGAAGGCATTATGCCAATTACCATTACGGAGGAATAATATGAGTGTATATTTTGAGAAAGTAAGTCGCTTTAGTGACATTGATCTACCTATTCCAACCCGCGCGACCGCCAATTCCGCAGGTTATGATTTCGTAGTCGCAGAGGATACAGTTCTACCTCCAATGAATTTTTTAACTTCTAAAATTCAAGACCATATTTTTGAAAAAGATAGTGACAAGGATTTTTATGGATTTGTGAGCCCTTTTACTCTTGATGATATGGCTAATCTTACTAAAGAATTAAAGTCTAAGATTACTCTTGTATCAACAGGAATGAAATGTCATTTAAATCCTGGTCAATATCTTGAATTAAGTGTTCGCAGTTCCACTCCTCTTAAACATTGGATTATTTGCGGAAATAGCGTTGGTATTATTGATGCCGATTATTGTGATAATCCAGATAATGAAGGAGAGATCTTTTTCCAGCTTGTTAATTTATCTCCTTTTGCTATTTAGTTAAAGCGTGGAGATAAAATTGGACAAGGAATTATTAAGAGTTATCAAATTACTGATGACGATAATGCAACTGGAGAAAGACTCGGTGGATTCGGAAGTACATCTAAATGAGTAATCTATTATCACTCGATTAGAGTTCGAAGATTACCGGATATGCGGTCTTTGAAGATAATAAGTTAAAAACTTTTGGTAAATTTGCTGTTGAAGATAATAATATAGATACTAGATTAGTAAAAATAAGATAGAAGATTAAAGATCTTATTGAATAGTATCATATAGATGAAGTAGTTTTTGAAGATATATAGTAGTAGAATAATATTTCTAATAATGTTTAGACTTTTAAGATTTTAGCAGAAGTATATGGGGTAGTTTCTGAATTACTAGAACAAGAAAAAATTCCCCATTCTTCTATTTTAGCAGTAACATGGAAATCTTTATTGGGTATAAAAGGAAAAACTCGACCAGAGTAGAAAAAAAATGCTCAGAATTATGTTTTTTATAATTATGGGAAAAAGCCCACACAGGATGAAAGTGACGCTGTTTGTATCGGCCTTGCGCATATTAAATAGCATCAATGCGCTTGGTAATATTGGTCTAAATAAAAAAATCCTCCTTTCTTAACTTTAAAATAATTTGAGAAGTTAAGAAAGGAGGATTTTATGTTTGCTTTTATTACAGAACATATAGTAGAAATTCTTTTTGGTCTAATCTCCGCCGGAGCGTTGGCTTTTTGTAGATACTTATATAAATAGTTAATGGCATATAAAAAAATGTTATAGGAAAAAGAAAATAATGATATAGTAGAACTTATTGACGAAAAATTAAAACCAATAGTAGAAGATATTGAAGAATTAAGAACATATATACGGAAAATAGAAGATAAAGAAAGACAAGATTTAACATTAATTATAGCTTCATATAGATTCAGACTTGTTTAGCTATGTAAAATATATATAAAGCAAGGATATATGACTCAAGATTAGTATGATCAACTAACAGAATTTTACAAACTATATCATTCTTTAGGTGGTAATGGACAAGCTAAAGAATATTATGAGAAAACCATGGAGTTAGAAATTAGATCAGAATAAAAAAAATGGGGAACTCACTTGAGTTCCCCATCCTTCTTTAAGCGATTAAAAATAGAATTAGTCATATTTATTATTTCCTAGCCATATGTAGCAATTAAATCAGCTAGTAATTCTTCTTGTTCGATAGACAATTCTATTCCATAACTAAACATTGCAGCGTGCGTTAACTCATGACATAAAACTTTTTTCATCATTAATGGAGATAATTCTCCATTAATATAAATACCTTTAGTTTCATTATCACAAGCTCCTATCGTTAACTGTCCATCGCTTCTAATTAACATAGGATGAATTGGAGAAGTTAAAAATAATTTCCATCCTTCTCCATTAATATTAAACATGGTTTAAAGAAGATATTTTTGTAGCAAGAGCAGAAATTTTCTTTTCTAATAACTGTCTTTCTTCTGGGCTTGCGTCATCAATCATTTCAACTAAATCTTCGCTTAATTCTTTCATGTATTTGTCTAATTCTTTCATCTTTATTTCTTTATCTTTATGAAGCTCTTTTGATTCCATATACATCCGACGCATCATAGGACTACGACCTTCGCGAGAATCTCTTAAATCCATTGGAAATTCTTTCTCGTTATAATATATTGGTCTATCTCCATAGTTTCTGCGGCTATCCTACATATCTCCTCTATCTGATTCAGTATATCTCCCTTGAGAATCTCTTGAACGAGGATAGTACATTCTACCCCATTCATTTCTGTCCATATCTCTATCGGGTAAATAATATGGAGGAGTAATTGGAATGTAATACTTTCTATGTTCTTCATCTTTCTCTTCCATTGCTTTTACAATAGAACAGTAGTACATTGCCTGCTCTAAATCTTTTATCATATCAATAGCTTCGCCTAATTCATGAGTGTCTACATTATGAATATCACTTAGCTATGATTGAACACACCCAATAAGAGTTTCTTTCATATGTTTAAGTCTTTCCATAATTAAGCCACCCTTTCAATAATTAAATTTGCATTTTGGACGTCAATAGTCTGAGTAGAAACATTTTTTACTGCAATTTCAAAGCAACATCCTCTTGGCACATCAATAAATATAGAACTTGCTACATTATTATAATCTCCTACCGCCGCTGGAGTAGAAATCATAGTAGTAGAAGCTACACCTTCTCCATTGATAGCAATAGCTAAAGAAATTGGGCCTGCTGTTCCACCTGCGGCGATTGCAATATTACCGCTAAAATGAGCTTTATATCTAGCTCTGCATTGAGTAGATGTATTACCTTTTAGTGTTACTAGTCCACTTCCAACGCGATGTAGTAGGCTGTTGGAACAGCCTACTACCGCATCGGTAAAAAGGACATTTTGATTAGCTTGTACTGTTTGTACGGCATTCGCAATAATTTCCATTGAACCAAATCTCTCCTTTTAATTTAAATCAGCATCCGCAACTATTCATGCTATAGCAACAGTTGGGGTTTGGTACTACGTAAGCGGGAATTGGATTATCACGTCCTAATCTACGGATAAGCTCCGCAGTTTGAGCTTCTTGGTTAGCTGTAATAAAGTTATTTTGAGCCTGTTGAGAAGCAGCGAGACGAAGAGCTTGATTCTCGTTTTGCAAATCAGAGATTTTCTCCTGGCAGAGATAATCAAGAATTGCACGAGTTCCAGCATTTTGGCTATCAATAATATCACGAGTATTATTGGCCATAGAAGTCTGAAGCGCATTAGTATTAGTCGCTAGATTGTAGTTAACGTCGGCAAAACCTCTCTCAATCTGACGACCAGTCTCGCAGCAGCAATCTGCAATTTGGCGAGAAATAGCATTTTGATTTGTGAGATTATCAAAACTTGCTTGCTGAATTGCAGATTTTGTATCACAGCAACAGTTAGAAAGCTGTGTAGCTAAAGCATTTTGACCCTGCATTAAAGCTACATTAGTGCTATTGAAACCTTGCTGTGTCTGATATCCAAGATTGCATACTGCGTTGTCTACTCCATGGAAACCATTTGTTAAAGCATTATTTAAAGCATATGTGCTATCGCAGATTCCCTACTGGATAGAATTAATTCCAGACTGTAGATTTTGGAAAGCAAAACCTTCATTAATGTCCGCGCGGGTTGCCCAACCTTGACCAGAAGGAGAACCCAAACCATTACTGTTGGCTCCATATCCACCAAAACCGCCAAATCCATTTCCCCATCCAGAGAAGCAGAATAAGAATAGAATTATAATCCACCAAGCTCCTCCGTCGTTCCAAATTCCGCCATTGTTACGATCATTGCCACCTGTAGCAGCAGCAATATCAGCTAAAGAGTATCCATTGTTAGAATTGAACATTTAAGTTCCTCCTTTAAGAAAATTATTAAAGGCCGAGCATTTTCTTAAAGTCAGCAAACTCCTTGTCATAATTTAATCCTCTTTGGGATAAAAGATTTCTAGCTATTTGTTCAATCTCTTCGGTTTTATTCTATTTGGCAAGATCTAACAAATTAGCTCCAAACGGATTATTCCCCATCTAACTTTCTAATATATTTAGAGTTAGCTATTGAGGATTCTATCCATTCCTAATCATTTGAATTAACTACATTGGATTCATTTTATCGGCTCCTTAAAAATCTAATTTTGGCTTTGATTCCTGCTATTGCGCTGTAGGCTATTTATTTGCCTATGGCGCAATTTTTTCTTTTAATTGAGCAAGTACGGTTTCAAATTCTTCTCTAGTAACAAACTAAGAAGGATTGACAACTGTTTCAATCGGAATATTTTTTAATTCATAAACATTAAGTGTTGAAGTTCCATCTAAATTTATCTATTTTGTATATATTTTTTTATTAGCTAAATCAGGAAAGAAAAATACAGAACCATCAAAGTCAATGCTAGTTGCCTTTACTTCTTCTATTGAAGAAACTGGGCGACCTTTAATTCCAATCTAGGGCTATTCCACATAAGGCATTCTTTGTTGCGGAGCATAAGGGATTGCCGCATACTAAGGCTGCTATTGTTGTGGTATATAGTATGGATAATTAACTGCCATAGTTTTACCTCCTTTAAAATATTCCCTTGGCCTTTCATTATTATATAAAATTTTGACAAAGATAATTTTACTATTTTGCCAAAATTTTTGCCAATTTTAGTATAAAAATATAATGGGGCATAGTAACCCCATTATATCATGATGCTCTATTTTCATTAACCGCGGCTTCAATGAGATTAGTTAGGTAAGTATTTAAGTCGCCAGTTGTCTCAATAATATATTGTTTTGCATCAGATGATAAGATCTCTAATACAGATTCCATAGTCTTATCAAATGCAATTTTTTGAGCCTCAGCATCAAAAGCACCTTGTTCTTTTAAGCTATTAACATAAGTCTGATTTGTAGCTATTACACATTTAGTAATAGTATCAAATATCATAGTGGTGTATTTCTAAGCTGTTTCATTCTCTGTCTTAGAATTTAACTCATCTCGTTTAGCAGAGAGGAAATCTACGAGATATTTTGTTAAAATACCAAGCAGAGGAAGAATACAAAGCTAGAATATTTGAATAACAATTTCAGGCATATTAATTCCTCCTTTATATTATATATAAAACAATAGGAAGATAATTTAACTTTATTTGACCTGCGGGTTTCCGTTTAACCGATCTTTTTGCTAACGCTCATAAATTCTTAATCTAAGAGTGCTTTCAGATATGTCTTGACATTCTTTCGCTAATCTAGTAATTGGCTCATTATGTAGATAGCGTTCATATAATTCATCGAAATTATCTGGAAGATTTTTTCTTGGTCTACCAAATTTTATTCCTTTCTATTTAGCTGCGGCTATTCCTTCTGCCTATCTCTATTTAATATATGTTCTTTCCTGTTCAGCCTAGAAAGATAAGATTTGTAAGACTAGATCTGATATAAAAGTACCCATAATATCTTTGCAATATGACGTATCCAATAATGGCATATCCAAAACTTTTATATCTACATTTTTTGTCTTTGTTATTAAACTCCATTGTTCAAGAATTTCAGAATAATTACGTCCTAGTCTGTCAATGGACTTCAGGAGAATCATATCTCCTGAAGTCACAGTATCCATCATTTTCTAATAAGATGGTCTATTAAAATCTTTGCCCGACTGTTTATCTATGAAGATATTTTCTTCTTTAACCCCAGCTTCAGTTAAAGCAAGAATTTGGCGGTCAATATTTTGGTCACGTGAACTAACTCGTGCGTATCCGTATAACACCTTTATCACCTCATAGATATATAAAAAATTGGCAATTTTATATAACAAAAATTGCCCAAAATTTTGGCAATTCGGCGTTTTGATTTATATAAAATTTTATTATATAATATATATAAGATTACCAAGGATAATCTCTAGCAATCAAAACATCGCCTTCTGGCATTATAAATTTATATCTACCATCTGAATAAACATCATCAATAGAGCTTCCATCTTTTATTAAATATACATTATCTGATATTCCTGCACTCATAGGACTGCTGTAAACAATTTCTCCAGGGGTTGCTCTTACTGGATAGCCATATTGAAGGCTTGTTTTATCTATTATTGAATACTTTTCCGTCTGAAAAGTTTGGTTAATAATCATGTTCGCACCTCCTACAAAATTATATATATCTATATATCATTTTCTGGAATTTTTTGGGCTTTAAAAGTTAAACTATTTTCTTGTTGATTTATACACTAAATGCCTGAATTATTATATATATCTATATCTTTTATTGTTGGAGTTGGACAAATTATCTATTTGCCCTCATCGCTCAATACTCCAATTATATTTACTGTTTGAGTATTATTAGACCAAGCTGATGAATATAAAGTTATCAATTTAATAATAGGTTTAAGTGCAGAATTTGCTAATATAGTATTGAATTCCTTTTCAGTTCCAGTAAACCCTCCTTCTTTAGCTGTTTCATAAGCAGATTTGCCGTTTAATCCAGGCTACCCTATTCCAGCAACCTTTTTCCCATTTACTTTTATCATAGTATAACACTACCTCCTAAATTTAATCAATATTACCTCCAGTAGAAGTAATTGTAGCGGGACCAATAATTTTATATGCTATAACTTGATAATTATTATTTATTAATATAGCTCCCAAACTTTCATATGCAGACTGAGGAGTAATTTTAAGTCCTGAAGAAGAACCGGCATTTATAGTTATAATACTATTTTTTATTACTTTATAATTATTTTTCTACACTACCCATACTGACATTGGCTCATTTTCATATTCTATTATTACCGTACATCCACTTATACCCCTCAATGACTCGAATATAACATCTACTGTTTCTATAGGAGTTTCTGTTGTAATCTATCCTATTTTATCTGCCATCTGTTGAAAACTATCAGTTGCCGCAGTTTCTACTCCTTTGTCAGTGACTGCGGTCGCTATCAGGGTTTTGCCCTCACTGACATCGGTAAAAAGCTCATCAATAGCTGATTGAACATTAGTGGCTTTCATACTTGAAGTTTCATTATTATATTCTATTGATGATGCAGTAAAATTTTCATTATCTTCTTCATCAAATTCAATAGTATAAGGCCCTAACCCTAATGTTTCTCCCATTTCTGCGCTACCGCCTCCTGGTACGATAATAGCATTTTGGTTTTTAACCTATCCAGTTAAAATACATTCCATAGATATTTTCTCCTTTCATCTAAAACCTTTAAAAAAGTACACTTTACTGAACTTGGTCAACTATATATAATTTATCTACTCTTTCTTTCATATATATTTGAAAAGAGTAAGATACTCACTTTTGGGAAAAGGGTTTCTTACCCTTTTCCCAATTTTTTGTTATCTAGACAGAAGAAGTATTTTTCCTGTTAAAAAGTGTACTTTTTCTCGGAAATTGTTAATGATTTTCTAAAAGACTGGAGCGAAGATCGCTTCCATCCTCGACCTTCTATCTAGTAATTTAGATTTGTTTATAGCAATAGCTAGATAGAAGGAGGTAAATAATTTGCCTAAATGTATTTTAGCTGAGTAGGGTGGAAAAGGTGGAGGCTCTCTTTCTCTTGTAAAAATTGAAGTAACCACTCCCCCTAATAAAACAAGCTATCTTGCTGGTGACACATTTAATCCTGCTGGAATGGTAGTTACCGCATCTTACGGCATGGATGGTGTTATTGTAACAACAGCAGAAGTAACTGGATATCAAGTTACTCCAAATCCTTTAACAGATGGGGTTACTGAAGTAACTATTACTTATTCAGAACTCGGTGAAACTTGTCAAACTACCTAGAAGGTAACTGTTATTCATAAACTTCTTAGTATTCAGGTTACTACTAACCCAACTAAGATGACCTATGAATATGGTGACACCCTTCAAACAACAGGAATGGTAGTTACAGCGAGTTACTCTGATAGTAAAAGCGCGGCTGTTACAGGTTATACGTGCTCACCAACATCCTTAACTACAGTTGGCAGCTAGCAAATTACTGTTTCTTATACAGAGAATGAAGTAACTCAATCTGCGAAATTTACGGTAACTGTTGAGCGTAAATCTGTCGCTAAACCAACCTGGAAAAGTAATCTTACCTATACAGGTAATAGTCAATCAGTAAGTGGAACTTCTGATTGGAATAATTTCAATACCACTTATATGACGATTGGCGGAACTACTTCCGCTACTAATGCAGGAACTTATACAGCTACATTTACTCTAAAGAGCAATTATAGATGGGCTGATAAGACAACCGATAACCTTGATGTAAACTGGATTATTAATAAAGCCGCGGGTAGTTTAACTGTAAATCCAACTTCTGTTGCTCTTGATGGAGATAATTATAGTGCTGGCGTTAAAGTTACTATTACTCGCGCGGGAGATGGAGATATTAGCTATACTCCAACTAGTGTTACCGGTCTTACCCTCTCTTTAAGTGGTAATATTCTTACTATTAAAGGTGATGGCAGTACGGCTATTTCTTCTACCACGATTACTATTAAAGTCGCGGCCGGAACTAACCATACTGCTCCAGGTAACAAAACTGTTACTGTAACAGCAAGCTATTGGGAGTGGGGTTCTGAAACTGCTACTGGTGATGCTAAGTGGTGGGCTGGATTAAAGACCTGGGCAGCTAAGGCTTCTTCCAGTGAAAGAAAGAAATGTGTAGGTAAAAAGAAACTTGTAAGTCTTTCTAGTGCGGTACTTGGCGCCAACGCCGCTACAATGATTTGTATTGGCGCTGATTAGGACGGAACTGGAACATTAACTTTCCAGACTGCGGGAACTTTACCTAATACTACAACATTTGGTAGTAACGCGTTATGGAATGGTTCAACCGCTCAATCCTTGTGCAATGACTTTGGTAATAGATGTAGCGCAACTGCTTCTATTAAATCTGTTACTAAGAAGACAAGTTCTACTAGTAATGGTAATTAGAATAATACTGCGGATGTTCAAACAACTGCAAAATGTTGGCTACCTTCTGAATGTGAGATGGGATTTACTAGCTCTAGCGGCTATGCTAGTTCTTATTAGGAGTGGACTGTTGGAGGAAGTTAGACGGCCTATAGTTACTATACAAGTAACTCTACTAGAGTTAAATACCAGATGAACGCCAATGGTTCGTTGACGAGTTCAACGATGTGGTATTGGGAACGGTCCCGTCTCTACAGCAACTCGAGCGGCGTTTGCGCTGTCGACACCGATGGGTCTGCGGGCTACGGCGGCTACTACTACAGCTACGGACTGGCGCCGGCTTTCGTCATTGGATAATACAGCAAAATAACAATTCGGGACAGTTAAGGTTAAATTGTCCAATAAAAAAATTATATATTCAAGTGAGGGAAATTTTAAATGTCTGTAAAAGTAAAGGATAGACACCTATCAAAACAAGACTGTCTTTATAAAGCCCGTGAATTGGTTGGCTACATTTTAGTCTTAACTCGTCCCAGAGAATTTGATAAGGATGGAAAACAAATCTGCAAACCTGGACTGCTTGGAGAGGGTCAACCTCTTCAAGCGTTCGGGTACGATATAATTAAATGCGGAAAGGGTATACACGCTTGCTGCTATGAGGCGTGTAGGATAAACTTAAAAGATAAAGAAACCCTTACGAAGAGAAATGAATATCACAATAAAGCGATTGAATATTGTGATAGTATATTTCGACAAATCGACCTATGTATTTATTAGTATGCTCAAAACAGCAAAAAGAAAAGAAGATCTTTTGAACATCTAGCTAGATTGACTAAGAAAGTAAAAGAGTCAATCCAAGATAGAAAAAATAGAGATAAACTTATAGTTGAGCATAGATATTCGGCTCCTAAAACCTATAGGAGAGGTCGGTAATATTTTTCTGCGGTTAAGTTCTGTATCTTTCGGTCCCGTAACTACAACAACTCGAACAACGTTTGCAATGTCAACAACGATGGATCTGCGAACAACAACAACTACAACAACAGCAACGGACTGGCGCCGGATTAGATGGAGCTATCATGTTGCGAGTTAAGCTGCGGAGCAGCGCAAACGAGCAACGCCTAAATAGTACCCCGGAGTATATTATTATCCATCTAATTAAGGTTTACTCTGGATTGCACTCACTATGTGGGGAAGAGATTGAGAGACCATTAAAGAGCTTTGCTCTACAACTATTGAATAATATACTATAGGTAGATCTGCCTTTTCATCTAAGGAGAACTTAACCATTTCACTGAAAAAGTGGATAAAGTAAGACTGTAGACGTGGAGCTCGAGTAGCTACCACTATAGCTACATGATAAGGAGAAAGTATGTCTGAAATAAATCAAGATACTACTTTCGAGCGTTTTTGTAGTTTTGACGCTATGTATGATGCATCTTATAAGGTATGCCGAAACGTTCGATGGAAAGATAGTACAATTAATTTTGAAGAGAATAGGATAGAAACAATTTTAAAAACAGAAACTGATCTGTGAGCGTGTGAATACGAATAGCTTGTGTTTAGTTGTTTTTCGATAATCGAACGAGGCAAACCAAGAGATATAAGAGCGTGTCATATCAACGACAGACTGGTACAAAATGCGTTATGTGAACAAGTTTTATTACCAGAATTAACTCCTAGATTTATCTACGATAATTGTGCGACTTTAAGAGGAAAAGGAATAGACTTTGCTTTAAAAAGAGTAAAGAAACACCTTCAACAAGCTCATAGGGAATATGGATTAGGAAAAGATTTTTATGGATTAAGAATTGATATTCAAAAATATTTTGATTCTATTGACCATAAATCTTTAAAGAAAGCAGCTAAACGTTTGATAAAAGATAAAAGAATTTATCAACTATGCTGTTATTTAATAGATACATTTTCTTTTAAGCTAACAAAAGATTCCTCTCCCATACCAGGAAAAGATTATTATATTAGTAAACGGCACAAATACATGAGAATTAATACTACTAATTTTAAGCCTGGCCGCAAATACTATGAATATGATAATAAAAGTCTTGGATTAGGAAGTCAAACATCACAATTATTTGCATTGCTAGCATTGAACGAAATTGACCACTTCATCAAAGAAGAGTTACATATTAAGTATTATGGTCGTTATATGGATGATTTATATTTATTCCACAATGACAGTCAATACTTAGCCGAATGTGAAAAGAGAATAGAAGTTCGCTTAAATAAGCAAGGATTAAAGATGAATAAGAAAAAGACTACTATTACTAGAATCTCTCCTATTCACGCAGACGGCAAACGTCACGCTCCATTAAAATACTTAAAGTGGAACTTTTATCTCACAGACACTAATCATATAATACAAATTCCTTTTAAAAAGAAAGTGGCTCATTAGCGCAGAAAGTTAAAGAAAATGCAAGCGCTATGGTTAGAGGGTAAAATTTCAACAGATGAAATTTAGAAATCCTATCAAGGTTGGAGGGCACATATTTCTAAAGGAACTTGTTTTTATATAATTCAAGATATGGACAATTATTTTCGTTCATTATTTAAAGGAGTTGAAATAAAGTAATGTATATTCTATTAAATAGAGAGAATGTAGTAGTTGATATTCTTTCAGAAGCACGTTACATTAAACTGCAATCCTCAAATGGTATTGTCGTTGCCTGCGAGGAAGAAGAGGGAACTGGGGTTATCGGCTCAAATGGAGATACACATTATACTCTAATTAAAGCCGATGTATTAAATCAATCTAATGCTGTAAAAGTATTAGAAATAGAAACAATTCCATCAGATGTTACTCCTAATTATTCAATATATAATCAAGAAGATGGAACATTCACTTCTTATTTAAATTAGGCGAAGTATGATAAACAAGAGGAAAACAAGAAACTATTCGCAGAGTATCTTGCTACCCACCCATTAACTTGGGTTGATGGAAAAGAATATGGAATTACGTAGGAGGACCAGTCTGAGATTAGTTTAAATCTCAATCAATATCAAGTCGCCCTAGCGACTGAAGTAGAAAATCCTACGCTTGAGTGGCACGCTCGACACGAAGAATGTGTGCCATGGAGTTTAGAGCAATTATCCGCTCTAAGTTTAGCTATTTCAAATGCGGTGTATCCTAAATATCATTTAATGCAAGAATATAAAACTTAGATATTCGAAGCTGATTCGATAGATAAATTAAAAGCTATTGAGTTAAAATATGAAGATACCGACAGCGAGTAAAAATATAATTCTATTTGCAGTTGGAGGAACTCTATATTACAGTATAGAGTTCCTCTATAAAACTTTTATCAGCCTTGGAACCTGTCATTGGTCTATGTTCTTATTAGGTGGCTTATGCTTTTTATTAATAGGACTAATGAACGAGAACATTCTTTGGGAAGAATCTATTCTTACTCAAGGAGTAAAAGGCTCTTTAATTATAACTGCCTTAGAATTAATCTTTGGTCTAGTATTAAATGTAAAACTAGGCTTAGGTATTTGGGATTATTCTCATATTCCATTAAATTTTATGGGGTAGATTTGTTTACCATTCTCTATCGCCTGGTTCTTTTTAAGCCTTTTGGCAATAGTATTAGATGACTACCTAAGATGGAAATGGTTTGGAGAAGAAAAACCGCATTATCATTTATATAGTAAATCTCCTTGCGAGAAATAAAAAAGGGGAGAACCTTAATTTCAAAGGTTCTCCCCATTTTTTTTATTTTACATCAATGATAATAATAGCAATATCATTTGTTGGTTTTTCTTTTGTATAAAAGGTAATTCCAACCCCAACTGATGCATCAGCGTGATCAATTTTACTATACTCTTCAAGATTAGAAGTATAACTAATAATAGGTGGCACATTACCTGCTTTTCCGCAAGTTAAAGAAGTATTGGAATAAGTATATGTATACATATCTTCATTTAATACCCAGCCTGTTGCAGAAAGAGTTGCTGGATAAGCTGCCGTAGTACTTCCACTAATCTAGTTATCTGTTTCCAATTTGCTATATACATCTAAATTAGTTCTCGCCCCTGCTGCATTAATTGCTCCAGTTCCACCAACTGAAATTGGAAGCGTTCCAAATTGCGGAGCGCCCGCTGTAGCAGCAAATAAAGCGCCAGTTCCTTGCAATCCTGTTACACCATTCTCGCTATTTCCGATAACAACCTAACCAGCCGCAATTTCAACCATCTTTACCGCGTCAGTTCCATTGCCAATCAATAAAGCATTTACAGTTAAATTATTATGCCCAGTTCCACCCTGAGCTACAGTAGCAGTCATGTTTTTAAGAAAAATATCATCAATATCAATCTCAGTAATATCATTCTTTAGAACTTGAGCAGCATAGGCATTTACCTACAAACGTCCACCCTCTTCATTACTAATATCAATAAAGAGATTTCCTTTATCTTCTGTGAAATAAGCGTATCCTTCATGAAGAGGCACACTATTCAAATTATCTTCTGGTCCTCGAAAAATCTTAAATAAAGCCATTTTAGGCCCTCCTTTATACTCTCTAAATATAAATTAAGGTATTAAATCACTAAAACTTCCCCAAGATAACAACTCTTCTATCTATTTGGCAGAATATGTCTATCTATCTTTATTTGTAATAGCTCCACCGATTAAAGTGTTGATATAATGAACGCTATAAGTTTTATTTGTTACCTCTCCACCATCTTCATTATTATAATCATTATCAATAAGGTTAGCAATACCTCCGGTTAGTTGAACTCTTCCCCATACTCCATCGGCTGCTTTATAATACCAATAAGAAGTTTCCTAATTAGTCTCATATTCAACCCAAGTAATAGAGAAAATATCCTCTGCGCTGATTTCTCCATCGTAATTTTCTTCGATGTAATTTACGCCATTCTATAAAGAATCCTTAATTGTTTCAGTTTCGTTAATAGTGTAACTTTTAACTATTTTAAGAGCTTCTCCAACAGGACCTTTTAAGTTTCCTTTATTCTTAACCCATGTTCCATTAGAGCTTAATGAATAAATATCTCCTGTATCAGTATTTAAATACAAATCTCCTGTTTTAGCTCCATCAACAGTAACATTTAAAGATGTATCAGAAACAGCTAATCCAGCAAATAATTTAGATCCTCTTGGAATCTAGAAATCAAGATTTACTGTATCAGAAGAAATAATCTTACTAGAGACAGATCCCTCTTCATCAATTCCTATAAAATCAAAAGAAACTCCATATTTAACCGCGGATGGAAGCCCAAAGACAAGTTTCCAAGCGGTTTCTTCCGTATTAGTAAATTCTCTTACTACAGTAGGTGCAGTTGGTTCATACCCGCTACCACCATTTGTATAAGGGTCTAATTTTGTTACTTCTATTTCAGGTAATGGAGACTAAATACAAGCAACATATTGGAAAGTGCAAGTTGTACCCGACTTCTTTGTTACCTTGTAAATAAAACCGGTCGGTGCATTAATATAATAATCACCAATATTATAATCTGCAAAAGCTTCATTCGTTTCTTCATAAGTTCCAGCAGTTCTTTCTCCTAATAATTCACCATAATAAAACTTAATAGATTCTGGTAAACTAAATTTTAATACCGGAGAATTAATATTAGTATTATCTATCTAAACTGATGGGTTTTCCTCTGGACCTACAATAATAGTCTCTGGATTTCCCATTACCTAGCTTTGAGGTAAAAAGAAATTAATAACTGGATTATTTATATCATCAAAATTTATCTCAAAATATGGTGTTTCATTAGAATCAAGAACTGTTGTAGTTCCTTCCTATAATGATTGAGATACAGGTAATTGGAATTTAATTGCCGGTCTATTTATAGAATAAGAACCAGACGTTTCTAAGGATACTGTAGGTTCCTCTCCAACATTTAATAATTCAACTAGCGCCGTTTCAATAACTTGTGATTGTGGCAAAGATAATTTTAAACTTGGATTATTTATATCTGTTGTATCTAATTTCACACTAGGATTTTTATTGCAATCTAGAACGGTTGTTTCACCTAATTGAATATTTTGACTCTAAGGTAACTAAAAAGTTAGCCACAATCTATCTAAATCTGTATTATCCCAAACTACATTTGGATCTTTATCGGCATCAAGAACTTCCGTATCATGTAGGCTAATTCTTGGTGTATTTCCTGTCATGGAAGCCTGCATCTCATAGCTTAGGCCGCCCGCAGATCCACTTCCATCTTTATCATTAAAAACTTTTTTCCAAAGGGTAGAGTTATAACTTTTACCATAATTCTATAAATCTTCATTCTTATAAATATCATAATTTGCATCACTTGGCAAACCATACGATACAATAACGAAATCTCCAGGGAAAATAGAAGATGTCCAACCCTTTGTTAAATCTCTATCCATCTAATATTTACTAGTAAAGATTTGCTTAATTTCAAAATCTATACCTTTAGGTCCTCCATAGAAACTCTCCATAGTTTGACACCTCCTTATACATAAATAAAGTCAATAATGACATTATATAAATCCTAATAATTTTCTGGAGCATCAACATTATCAGGATTTGGTAGTACATAAATGCCATTTACCCCCTGATTATATAAGCTTAATGCTGTCTAATAAGCCTCTATATAAGCAGTCTGAATATTATTATATGCGTCCCAATAAGCCTTATACCCTTCTGGATCGGTATCTTGATCTGGCATATCTGGATTTTCTTTATAAAATCTCTCCAAATCTTCACTCCTTTTTTTATCTGCGGCTTGCATTCCCGCAGTTCCTTGTTCAATAGCCTACTGAGATGCTTCTTCGTCTTTTTCATACTTTCTAGGTCTAATAAAATACATATTAGTAATAGCTATGTCATCATCTAGTTCATATATTCCAGTTCTACCAACCATAATAGTTTTTGATTCATTCATAACTATCTTGGTCCCAGCAGGAGCCTATACTCCAACTTTATTAAATTGAGAGGCCCCCACTTGGACAACAATATCACTGAATATATTCTACCCACTAGAAACATAACTACCACTGTTGTTATCTATTACATTATAATATATTTGACCAACAGTTGGCATTATCTCCTACTCCTCCTTATACTCTTGTTAATACTTCCGTGGCTGTAATACTCATAGTTCCATTATATGAAAGAGGTAAAGTGAATTGAGTTATCTAATAATTTCCACTAAGTCCACTGTCTTTATCTTCAACATAAAGAATATTATTTGGTTCCATATAATATTTTGGTAAACAAGTAATGGATATAGTTGTATTATAATTTAAATTCTAATACAACATTTCTCTAATTTTATCAAAACAACTCGCATTTGTGGAGCTTATTGAAAATAAATTATAATACTCAGAAGTAAGAACAAAAAATCTCTAACCAATTCCTCTATATTCTGCTATCAAATCCTGGTCTAATCCTTCAATAAATATAATATCAGGAGCTTCTATATTATATACGGAAGTTATATCAGAACTATTAATTACTTTAGTCCTTCTACCTATCTCATTTATTGAATATTTTCCAATTTCTGAACCGGTATCTATAAAATCTAGCCAATAGTTTAAATTTCCTGGATTATTAAATACATCTGGATTCCAATGATTATATTCATCCCATTTCTCATTTAGTGGATTATATAAATTGCGCCATTCGGCGATTAATTCAGAGTCATAGTAATTATCATATACACTATTTGTTACTTGTGCGTTTAATGCTCTACGATATAATTCCTCTCTCCACTCATCGCACGGAGATCCAACTAATTCTACTTCATATCCTGATATTGAATAATCAGAAGATATATTATTAAAATCATATCTTATAATTAATCCCGTCTCTTTATCACTCACAGCCCACATATAATATCCTGCTAAGTCAATTATTGGTTTGGTATCAATAGCAAGATGATACCTAATATCAACTTCTATTCCAGATGTAGTGGTTCTCTTTCCCCAAACATAAAAATCATTTTTTATATTATCAAACTTTGGACTGCGGGTTATGGCTGTAGTAGTATCAAGATCGGTTAAAGAGTATAAAAACTTAGCATTATTATAGCTCTTTACATAATTTTCTGGAGATAACTCTGTTAAAGGACTTCCAGTATTAAGATAATTCTTTATCTCCTAAAAGATAAAGCGACCATCTATATCATAAAAATACTCAAAATTTCCAAGAACTTCAACTATTTTATCTAATAGAGTAGTTACAGTATCTCCAGCATCTAAAATTAATTCTCCCGGATAAGTAAATTCAGTTTCTCTATATCCAGCATCCTATCCATAACTTATCATATGAGGAAAATCAGCACTTGGAGAAAAGTCCATACTTTCATAATTATTGCTAAAATATATGGGTTTATCTCCTATATATTTAACCAACATCTTACAAGTTTCTTCTATGTCAGTAATAATAATATTTGTTATAGCTTCTCCGCCCCAATGGTTGACTGCTTCATATATAATTTGAAAGATAGTTGGATATACAATTTCTATATCTCCATCTTTTTTCTATATATAACTTTCATGAAAGGTTATGGAGCCTGGAAACGTCCCTCCTGCGGTTCCATCAAGTAAACACATTTTATCTTTTCCACTTATAGAGATTGTCCATCCAGAAGTGGATCTTGCTACCGATGCGTTAGATAAAACAAATAATCCACAAGGAAACCAAATTATATCTCCATATCTTGCATAAGACTTTAACGGATTATTATATCCAACAAAAACTTTAACCTTCTTGTTTATTGAAATCTCATTATCTATATTTTCAATATCGCTATTATTCTCATTAGCCAACATAGTTAGGTTAATTGTTCTACGAACAGAGGACGATCCATTAACACTTAAACTACCAGCAGTTATGTTACCCTATATTTCTCTAATAGGTTTTTCATCAAAAGAAAGTAAAATAATTTTTGCGTAATGAGTTTTAATATTTAATTTATCAAGAGCTATAAGGAAATCCATATCATTTAAATAATCAAACATAATACTATTCCACCTTCATGCGCATTTGATTTGTTAAACATTTATAATTTATTACACAAAACTAAGCACTTTCTAAAGCTATATATTTAACCATATTATCTAATGGATTAAGAGTATACCTTCCAGTTGAGCCAATCTTTATAATAGACGGATCACTTCCATCTGGACTAGAACTAATTAAAAGGGTAGTTCCTTCATCTGCCTCAATGTCAAGTAAAACAATATCACTAAAAGTATAATAAATCTCGCCATCTGTCAACTATCCATCATCATTTAATTCAAAATGAGTATTGTATATAAGCTCAACTTGTTTCTATGTCTCTTCTTTTATTATCTCGTAAATATTAATGGTTTTATATAGATTAAAGGTTGTATTATCAACAATAGTATCTCCCTATTTATCCTTGACTAAAAACTTTTCCATATTTGGTGGAACATTACTAAATATACGATAAGTTTCACTGTTTCTATAATCGTAATTATAGAATTTTAAAACTCCATCTGTACCAGTAAAAATTCCAGAAATCTATCCCCAAATGCGAGAAGCATCAATAGCAGAAACGACTCCAACAGAAACGTCCTCAACCTAATTCAACTAGCAAACATAATTTACAACAATAGGAACGCTAGACGCGGACAAAGATAAAGAATTTACATTTTCATTTAAATGATAAACTCTATTTGGAGCAACTAAAATTCTTGAACCATTAACATTAATTTCGATAGTTGCGGATTCAGGGCCATCAAGAGCGAGAATCAAATCTTTACATTCCTAAATCTGTCTATCATATTCAGAAGTATCCTCGTCATCTCCCGCGGCTTCAGATTTAAGAGCTTCTAATTCTAGTAATCGTGCAGTCAAATCTATTTTTGGATATTGCTCAATCTAAATATCTGTAACTTGAATTAAATTAAGTTTATATCCTCCGCCTATACTAACCTCTTCCTGCTCTCTTATCTTCGCATATAAATCTATATTTCTACCATAAATTCCACTTAACTATCCGAAAGAATTTATTCTATCTTCGCTAGCCAAACTTTCAAATTTACCAATATTTATTATATTAACTTCATTTAAATTTTCTATGGTATTCTCTAAAACTTCATACGCAGTAGCAGAAAAGGAGTAAATCATGCGGCCGACCGTATTATTCGGAGTCAAAGATACATTCAGCAAGCCTATAATTATATTTCCTTCGGTAGAAGATTTAAAGAGCTTATAATTAAAATCATTTAAAAATTCTTCCACTTTTTCTCTAAATATTCTTTCAATAAAAATATTATCATTTGTTAAACTAGTTGAGATAGATAATTTATTTTCATCTGTAGAAACTTCAGAATAAGTTTCCTACTTCTCTTGACATTTTCCTCTGGTTACATTGTTTTTAATAAATTTGTCTTTGGGAATTACTAATTCATTATTGTAATAAAGTCCATCATCTTTTAAAGAGAAAAATGTCTAATCTTCATCCATCTAAAAACTTATTAATCCAGAAATTGGAAACTCTGCATAATAAGCCTTACCATTCTAAACCAAATGAGGATATTTACTTCCTAAGGTATCTTGTTTACTTCTTAAAGTAGTATGTTTAAAGCTGGATAATGTCTAATTAAGAGATAACTTTAACTATATATTATCCCTATAAATATAGCTATATTGGAAATCAACACTTCTACCTTGGTTACTTGTATCATATACCTAAGAAGTCCGCAACCCTGCTGAATTTTCCTATTGTATGGCATATTTATATCTTATACCACTTTCAATAGCAAAATCAACATGAATAACTGAATCATTTAATACTTGATTAGAAAATTTAAGATATTTTAAATCTTCCCATATCTAATAATTACTTTTTTCAGAACTTCTTGTTATTACATAACTACCACTAAGTCCATTTTTAGCGGTACAAAATATTTTTATACAACCATTTTCTCGACAATATACATCATTATCTTCAACTCTAATAGATACTCCCTCTAAATCTCCCAAATAGGTCCTATTAACTGAAAAATTATAAGGCTCTGATTCTCCTTCATATTCATTAATAGTAATAATAGAGTAGACTACTGTATAGCTTTTATTATTGGTTAACACGGTTTTAAATCTATAAGTATCGGTATTATTAATAGAACCATTGTGCTATAACCATCCAGATGTTTCAAGTAAATAATTAGGATCTTTAGAGGCTCCTTCATACAAATCAAATTTATATCTATCCAATAATTCATTACTAGCAGAGCTAATATTAAAGCTTCCTATAAACAAAGGAGTAAGAGTTGCCTCTATTCTTTCAGTAGATATAACATCTTCTCGTTTAGCTTCATCGTTTTCTATTTTAATAATTGGTGTATCTATAGCCTTGATTATCATTACAGTAGACCATTCAGAAAAGGCTCCCGCATCTATCTGCTATTGTTTCCAAGTGGCAAATTCTGATAACGAAGTATACATTGGATTTATACCAAAACGCATTTGTACTTTGTATAAATAGCCTGGCTACCAAGATTCGGCTAATTCGCTTCTATTAATTGATACAAAATATTGATTTCCTAAAGACCCTATCGCAGAAGGAGCTTTATAAATAGTTCCATCTGGATATTGGTCTGTATTTACAATACTTTTATTATTAGACTAACGAACTAGCCGCACTTGTACATGACCTATGTCATTAAAAGACGTAATTGGCTATAGCGTAAAATTTATCTAATATACGTTCACGCTAGAAAGAAATGCTGGCTATGTACTCTACAAAGTAGGCGGATAAATACTAATTGGCATAATTAACGCCTCCTTTTTCTCATCTAAAATATTTAAAAAATCTTATATTTTTTATAAATATAATTGGCCAAGAGGCTGACGAGTTTTACTCCTCGTCAGCCTCCACCATAAAATATAGAGTATTCATAACTTTTAAAGGAATATCATACCCCTATAAAATATCAATAGAAAAAGTCGCTAATGGAACGCTAGTATTAACCGCCAATAAAGCATTTAATTCTTGATTAGCCGCTTCCCTTTTCTCCTCTGAAATCTAATAGGTTATATCATCAACTTTTTCTCCATATCTTTCAATAATCTTTTTTCGTTCGTTATAAATATCCTCAGCAATAGGAGAAAGAATTTTAAAATTTCTTATTACTGCATATGATACACTCGCGGGAAGAAGTGAGCAATCTTGTATTGTAGAATTTAAATTCTCAACTGCTTCCAAAATATCCTTGTTTAACATTTTCATAATTAAGACTCCTTTTTCTCTTATGGTGAAACCGCATCTGCTAAAGCTTCAAATAAAGCTGCACTAATCAAAGTTTTATCTGCGGTAACTCTTGAAGTCCCGCAAGCAGATGCCATAGAATTATAAACACTCGCAGTTATCCAATCACCACGAGAAACTTTTAAATTATTGTATGAAGAATACTGATTTGACTAGTTTCTCCAACTTTTATATTTACCAACCTAGTCAGCTAACTAATTCCATTTGCTGGCTGTAGCATAATCTGCTATATAATCTCCAGGACTGCATCCAAAAGAAAAGCTAGTTGGTTGCGTATATACAGTTACACTATCAGATGCAGATCCTAAACTAACTGTTGTCCTAGACGTAGTTGGCCCAGTAGTTGTTGTTACATCTTCATATATTGGATTCCCATTTTCGTCTTTTCCTACTTCTTCTCTATGGGTAGACCATCGAGTTACAGTAGTAGTTTTCGTACATCTAGCACTTAATGTACCTCTAACTGTGTTTGCCCTTCCCGCGGTTAAGCCAGTAAAATTATGAGTTGGTTCTTTTGAACTAGAGCTGCCTCCATCGCTAAAGCTCCAACTCCATACTGTATTGCTATAAGAAATAGTAGTTCTAGAACCATTTTTACTATCTCCAGTAGTGGTCGTTCCGGAATCACTTGGATACACCCATCCTACCGCAGTACAACTTATTGAAGCATATCTCTATCCAACACTAGAGTAAGAAGGAGAATGTAAAGTTACAGAACCCATATACTATCAACTCCTTACGCAAATTGGGCATAGATACCGTGCTAATTTTCTTTAGAAACATTTACATTTAGACTTCCTCCAGTTATCCATATTCCGCCACCTTCTGTTCGTAGAGCTATGTTTCTAGAAGATTTTAAAATAATACTATGATCTCCTCGTTCAGTAAGAATACCAATATTCTCAGTAGGACCATAATCATCTTCTCCTTCAACATATCCTAAAGTTCCCAGCTTATTTCTCCAACGATTATCTAAAAATATATCTACTTGATTCGTCTAAACTAAACCATTATATAGTCTTGTGGCACCATTTTCCAATCCGCTTTCACTGATAATCCAGCCACCAATCTCACCATTATCACAAGTCAAAGTAGTTGCATTAATATCTCCGCTAATATCTACATTGTCTGATTCAAAATCATCACACACAATTCTACCATTTGAATATAGTGTAGTTCTTCCTCCAGAAATTCTATTTGAACTGATAATCCAGCCACCAATCTCACCGTCATCTGCATAAATTGAACCATTAATCGTTGCATTTTTACACTACATTTCTCCAGAGCTAGTAACATAAAAGTAAGAAGATCCAGAGAAAACTGGTCTATCTGCCGTACTGCTAGAACTAGCTCCTGCCCAAAAACGATAAGTACCAGAGCTCGCTATTCCAGTTCTATAATTATCACTAGTTAACTTATTAGAAGAAAGAATCCAACCTCCAATATTTCCCTATTTAGCAGTAATTAATCCGCCTTTAGAAACAGAAAATTTAGCACTTGATGCTGTAGCACTTCCTGCCCAAATAGCAAAATCATTATTATTAGTAGGAGTAGAAGTATTGGTTGGAGATTGGCTATTTAATTCAACTCTCGTTGAGCCAGAGCCGCTATATAGTCTATTGGTTTCAATAGTCCAACCATTAGATCCTGTTTTCGTTCCTCCAATTTTACCAGAAGAGGCGTAAATAGTCCCTGAAACTTCTGCATTGGTGGCTTTTACAGTTCCATTATATTTTACTGTAAAAGCTCCTCCGCCAATCTTTATAGCTTCGGTAGATCCATCTGCTTTAAGATCAGCAAGAGTAATAGTCATTCCATTAGAGGCATCCCCACCTTCTTCTGAAGAATTCCCTCCACCATAAATCTTCGCTGAAGTTCCATCAATAATGATCTATCCTCCACCACTTTTAGCTCCAAAAAACGCTGTTCCATTTTCCATTAAACCAAAAGTATTAACTCCAGCTTTATAACCATATAAACCTATTTTATCTTGAACGCTATCTTTTCCCATAACTACACCAGTAAAACGATTAAAACTATCTTTCTCTCCTGCTCCAATCTATGGAGCTAAGATATACTAACCATTTTCTTCATCAATTTGTAGCTATGTGCCATCCCATCCATTTATTAGCTCATTGCCATATGTATCAAGATATAAAATAACGGGATGGTAGATATATTTTCCTTCGTATTCACATTTTAATAAAGCAATACTATTATCTTCAAAAATAAAACTAGATGCAGGTTCAAGATAATAAAGATTATCTTTTTCTTCAACTGTTAAAATTTCTTTTACAAGAGAAGAAATATTGCGACTATAATCCTAATTATTAACAATAAATTCAATGTTATTGCTATAAAAGGATGGATTAACACCAGACGCAGTATATTTAATATAAGAAGGAATAGAACTAATATCAATATTATTTAATTCATCATCACTAAAATTAACAGCAACATCAATAGGGTAATTACAGTAAATTTCATAGGCTCTATTATTCTTATTGTCATTAATAGTTACCTAAACTTTTACATATCCACCTGCGGGATTTGAGATCAACTATGTTGTACCACTTGCTATTTTGCGGTCATCATTCTCGCCTTCCCGCAATTCAATATTAACACCAGTCCATTTATAAGATAGGGTGTAATTACCATTATTATTGATTAATTCTCCATCTTTATATACATAGCATCTTATAGGTAATTCATTTACCCAAGATTCATCTCTATAAACTAATGGAGTTAATCCAGATAGTTTCAATCCAGTGTCAGGGTCAAATGGTCTAATAGCACTTACATACGTAGTACCGTTCGTACCCTAATCACCATCTTTTAAGAACAGAATTTCTTTTCGGAAAGAATATTCTTGCTCATCCATAGTAATTATACGAACTAAGATAGTATTATTGTTAAAATTAACTTTATACTTCTACTTAATAGTATAATGTAAAATATTACTATTGTCAACCCAGAGGTTTTCAATCATAGACTCGCTAGGATTATATCTTGAATTAGTAATATCTTTTCCATCTGGACCAATCCATTCTACTTTATAAGAAGTTCCTACACCATCTTTCCAAGTTAAAACAACTTGAAGAGTACGTTCTTTTTCAGCGTCTTCAATAGCTATATCTCCATTTGCATCATATCTGAATGTATCTTCTCCATTATAAGTAATTGTTACATCTTCTTCAGAAGAGCTATTTGTGACAAGATGTTCTAATACAGAGATAATCTCGGTATGTTCTTTATTATAAACTCCACAAATAAAAGTGACAGAAGAGTACAATAACAAATTAGTAACTGTGATGGAATTTTGCTATAATCCAACTGCTGTATAGCTTCCATCTGGATAAAGCATATACCAATCTCCAATAAGAACGGTGTTATCCGCATTGTTCTAAACTTGAATGATGATATCTTCTCCTACTGTTGTTTGTTTAAGCTAAAAATCATAGTTACTTGTTAAATTATATATCATTACTTCCGCACTCAATGTTACGCTATCATTATATATAACCACTAATTTATACTACTTCTAATGTTTCACTTGCTCAGCCTTAAGTGTCATCGTATTGCTCTCGGACGCTGTGACGGGAGCCCATCCTACACCACCATTTTTATCGTAAGAATCGCTACCTAACAAAACACTTACATCTCGCTCAAACCACTTACATTTACAAGTTTGTTCATCTATTATATTATCGCCCTAATAAATTAATCGACCAACTAAATCAAGAGAAGAGATCTCGTTGGTAAATGAATTTCCTTGCGGGGTCGAAATATCTAAATAATATAAATTATCTGTTAAATCTTTCTGTTCAACAAACTAAATCTCTATATCCTTTACAAAAATGTTAGGTACAGTTCTATTCTCTTTATCTGTAACTACACCAGATTCCACATAACGATCATAGACAAAATTTTCTTCAAATAACTTAATCTATTTAAGTCCAGTTAAATAATTTTTTTGAGCCTTAATAACCACAGATTGCGGGCTGTAGACCTAAAAGCGATAGGGGTCTCCATTAAAAGAACTTAAATCAAGCTTATAAGAAACTATATCTCCACTTTTTGTAAAGAACTATATATCTAAACCATAATTTCCTTTGGTGTGTTCACAATGGAAAGTAGTTAAGAAAGAGGCTTTTATTCTAATAAGCTCATTGTTATTTGCATACTATTGGAATAGTCCATGATATCCTTCTTCATTACCACTATAAATAATCTACTAACTTAAATCACTATCTGCTGGTGCGCCTGCTACGACGCCCCTTTCCGCATCTTTGTCATAATCATACATTGTATCAAATGTTGGGCTTTTTTCTATTATTGAATTAGAAAGCGACAGCATCTCTCCATATGATAATGATTGTTCATTTATCTTACAAACAATTCTTTTTCTTGCAGATAAATCATCCTGGGGAATAGTAACATATACAGTATCCCCTACTTTATACTGCTTTTTTACATCATCCGCAAAAGCAGAAACTATATTTCCAGAATATTTAACTTTATACTCTCCGCTATCAAGATTAACAATACTACTAATCTCTGCTGAAATAGTCTTATCATAAGTTAATTTTGATAGTGCTTTATCAACTAGAATATCTATCGTCTAAAAGATAGATTCAGAAGCAGTATTCATTATTTATCCTCCTTTTTCTCATAGGGATAATAGGGGAGGAAATCTCCCCTATTATCCCTTTCTTCTATTTGCCCATTGAGTAGCATCATCAGCTAAACTACGAATAGCATCTTGAATTTCATCAGAAGATGTCGCATTTGGGAACTCAACTCGCTCAATATTTATATACGGTTCAACTGTGTTGTCTGCTGGAGTAATCTAAGTATTAGATCCTAATCTTGATGCCATAAGATTAGAAATAGATAGTGCATTTCCATCAAGCGCTTTCTCTATAGAAGCTATAAAACTAGGTTCAAAAGCTCTTATAGCAGAAACCGCCGCGAGAATATTTTTCGTATCTTCTTGATTTAAAACTAACTCTTTTTCGTGTAAGAAAGCTAATTTAGCATTATCAAATTCTCCAGTATAACCTCCTGTATCAAATCCGCTTATTTGACTTTCTTTTAACCAGCCATATGCAGAATTATTAGACTATACATGAATCGGATATGGTCTGCCTTTAGCTATATTAGTTATTTTAACTTTCTTGCCGGGCCCACGTCTACCTGCTGGATCTGTGCCATAAGAATCATGATAATAAGTTCCACCAGTATAAATGACTTCGTCTCCTACTTCTGGGATTCCATTGCCACTTCCAGCTCCTCCGCTGGAAGATCCGCTATTACTATTGCTAGAGTTATTATCAGAAGATTGATCTGAATTAGCAGGAGGTAAATCATCTTTATCTATTCCTCCAGCGCTTTCTATTGTATTTCCAGCTGCTCTAGCAGCCTCCTCAAGAGCCCTTATATATTCTCTAACTGATTCAGCCATGTCTAAATATTCTTGACTTAAATCTTGAATAGTGCTTATCTATTCTAACATCTAAGTGACAGCTTCTGATCCCGCATCAGAACATAACTCTGTAGAAGTTGTAACATCATCAAGATAACCTTCTAAATCATCAAGGCTTGTTCCAGTCTAATCAGCCACTCCAGAGACAGTAGTTTGATAATCTTCCATTGCTTCACTTGCTTCGTCCATGGCTTTAGATAGAAAATCTTCAAAATTTCCAGCATTAGAAGTCATATTAGCAAGATCTTTTGCAAAAACATTATCAAATAAATCAATAAGTTTTGTATTACTTCCAACTATATCTTGAATCTATTCATTATCGGATAATAACAAATCAATAATACTAGAGCCAGAGTTGGCTATAATATCCTGAATTTCTTGACTTGTAATTCCAGTTAGATCACTTACCTCGTCTCCCGCAACAATAGCCATATCAATTAAGGCTTTATTACCGGCTTCGGTCATATCCTAAATAGCGATCTGTTTTTCGTTCTCTAGATCCTTAACCTTCTGCGTATAATAAGAATAGATTTCTTGCGCGCGGGCAGATCTTTCCTCATCAGTCAAGGTCATATCAGAATAAATCTCTTTTATTTTATCCTGACATTCCTGCCAAGTAGAAATAATTTCTCCAGTAACATCTTCAACCTATTGTTTAGCTATATTATACCATTCATTCTCTGCATCAAGTAAATTCTATTCCGCATCTGCTATCTAACTCGCATCTGCGGTATATTGATAATTCCAATTACCTTGACTATCTCTTACTAATCTAAGTTGATTCTTTGCATTTTGAGCATCTTCAAGAGCCATCTGAGCCTAAAGAACATTATACTTAGCTTCAAGAATTTCTAGATCATATTCAGATAAAGTATTATTCTCTCTACGAATATCAATTTCTTCTTGTAACTATTTCAACTAATCTTTCATTTTAGAATTAGTGGCTTTATCAATATCCTATTGAAGTTTATTATACCAAGAAGATACTTCATATGCTTCATTTACTTTATCTAAATATCTATCTTCTTGCTCAATATAATGATCGAACTTGTCTTGTAGCAAATCTAAGCCAACTCCGCCAGAAACCGCCTATCCAAATTCGTATACGGCTCTTTCAATAGCCTAAGTATACATCTCTTGTGTAGTTTCCATAGCGGCTTGCGCGGAACTTAACATCGCCTATTGAGCTTCATTATATTCTTCTAATAATGCATCTCGATTAGCTTTTAAACCATCATATGCAGGATCTGTTTCATCGCCGTCTAACGCATCTAACGCACTCTAAGCTTCTAAAAGTTCCTATTTAATACCGTCGTACCACTATTTATTTAACTGCGCATTTGCTATTTGAGCTTTCATTGTTTCTTCGCTTACTTTTTGGAGCTATTCAAATCCTTCTTCGGTTTTATATGTAACCCCCTAAAGTGTATACAATTCTTTTATAAGTCCAAGAACTGATTCATTATGGTCAAGTTGATCAGTAAATTCAGCGAATCTTTCAGATGCAGCGTCTAATGCATTTGGCAACATTTCTTCAAGACCTTCTACCCAATCAAGTAGAGCTTCTGCGGTAGAAATTATTTTATCCTATAAATCAGATATTTTACTTATAATTCCATCAATATTGGTTGCATCCGTTGCGTTAGCCAATTCTTCTTGATAACTCTTAAGTGTTTCTTCATAATCCTTGATTATTTTTATATTTTCGTTCACACTATTTTCATCAATACGAGCGACTTCAATACCATGAGTTAATTCATCGCCAAATGATTCTGCAATCTTTTTAGTTAATTCACGAACAGCATCTTTAGCATCTTTTATTTCTATTACAACTTCAAGTTTATATTCAATCTAGCTCAATCTATTGTCTGCGATGCTTCTCTCTAGTTCTTCCTATTCATCCTTTACTTCTTGAATTTTGTCAAGAGTTTCTTCATATTGGGCGAGAGCATCCTAACGAGCTTGGAATAATTCATCAGCAGCTTCCTTTTGTAACTGCCAACTATCATATTCTGCCTATCTAGCTTCCTATTCATCTTTAGTAAGATTACTAAAGGTAACTAAAAAAGCATTATAATCTGCCAAGAAATTATTATTATAATCATCTATTATAGATTGAAGAACACTTTGATAACCTTCAATTTCTCCATTTTCATCAAAAATAAGAGAATTATTAAACAACCCTTGAAGATCTGCCTAGTCTTTTGTAAGATAAGTTTCAGCTTCATTAAGTAGTTTGTTATAATTAGCTTGCTATTTCTCTAATTCTTGAAGTTCTCTCTAGTATGCTTGAAGTTTATTGGCGCCATAGGCTCTATCTATATTATTTCCAATATCATCTAATAAATCGTTCTAATTCTCAATTTCGCGAGTTATTTCATGGTATCTATCTTCAATATCCTTTAGAGTCTTTTCATCTTCTTCGTCATACTTAGTGCCTTCATTATCTCCGCCACTTGAACTTCCCTTTACCCCTTCTATAGCTCCATCAATAGAATCTAATAATTTGCTCTAGGCTATTTTTGCTGCTGCTATAGCCTCATTATACCCATCAATACTCCCCTAATAAATGGCCCTTAGCGCTTCTCCAACTGCCTAAGATTGCTTAGCTTCAAGTGCCTCACTAGCATCACCATAAATATTTAAATCGTCTGCGGTTACAGGTTCTACATCTAAATTTGCAGTTAAAGAATTTAAGAAATCATCAGCGTTACTCGTATCTATTGTTGTTGCAGCCGAACTATCAAAAGAAACAGCAGAAGTATCAAAATCTTGCTTAGTAACATTATCAGTTCCTATTTGAGATACTTGAATTCCAGTAGCATATGCCGCATCTCTAATTTTTTCAAGATTAGCAAGAACATTTTGAGTATTTAACTATACATTAGTACTCATGTTCTGCGCGCCCTAAGCAGAATACTCGCTAACATTAGTCCATAAAGTCTACTAATTTGTATCTTGTGCGGTTAAACTATTGACCTAATCATCTAACATTTCTCCATTAGCAAGATTCTAAGCATTTACATATCCCGCTAATAAAGTTCTCTTCTGCTCATCTGATAATTCGTTTATAGTTAATTCTCCAGAAGCTAGCTGATCAGCGATCTTAAGCGAAGCTTCAGCCTCTCCTCGTTTAGCCTCTAAAAGAGAAATAAGATTTTGAAGCATATTAGATTTGGTATCAGCATCAACAGCTAATTGCCCCTAAGAACTATTATAAAATGCTTGATACATCTCATCTGTTAAAGCAAATGTACCATCCCTTAATAATTCCGCGTTAGCTATAAAACCTGGATAGATAGATTCAATAGCCTTAGCTGCTTCTCTACTAAAACTCCAAACTTGTTCTCCAGCTTCATTGGTAGTCTAGCTTACTCCATCAGAAATAGCATCGAATACACTTACAATTCCGTCAACGGAATTTTCAATCTAATCTAATTGATTCTAAAAATTTAATTCTGCATTTATTTGTAACTAAGCTGTGCTAGAATCTATATCATCCTATAAACTACTAATTAGCTACTCTGCTAAAGTTACAGTATCAATTTTATCTTGAGCTTCTTTTGTCCCATACTCAAATGCACTAGCTACGTTATCCGCAGTTTCGGTTTTAAAAGATTCCCAATCAAAATTTTCACCTAACAAATCCCAATCAATCGTATAATTATCAAGATTAAATTCTTCTCCGCCATTTAAGCTACCTTGATAATCATTATACGCTTCTCGAACTTGTTCCCAAGCATAAACAACTTTTTCTGCACGTTCTAATTCAGAATCGCTATATTGATTTAAAATATCCTATTGCTCAGTTATTCTCTTTTTTGCTTCACTAATCTAATCTATTAATCCATTATTGACAGCCTAATAGGACTCATTTATAATCCTCTATAAATAACTCTATTGTTCAACTAAAGTCATAGCAAGGAACTAATTAAAATCAATAATTCCTTTTTCTTGATTTCCCCAATCAACAGTTTTAGAAAGTGATTCTAATCCTTCTCGATCTAAATCTCTATCTCCAAGAGTTTCTAAGGCAGATTGTGCAGTAGTTAAAGATTCTGTTGCGTTTTCAACTTCGGAAATAGCATCAGTATATTTTTTAGCACTGTCATAGGCATCCTAAAAAGTCTCCTATGTTAAAGCACCCCAATTTAATAAATTTAATACAGAAGTATCATAATTTTCATCTGTAAAAATAGATTCAAGATTACTTTTTAATTCTTCATCATTGACTAATTCTTCAACCTCTAAAATTGCGTCATAAATATCTTTAAAGCCACTAATATCAGGATTCAGAGAAGTAGATACTAAATCATTGATTATATCGTTTAATTCTTCGCCTTCATATCCAGCAGAAGTGAGCGCCTCTGTAACTTCGTTAACCCAAATTTTATACTACGCTAAACTTGATACTTGATCATCGGTAATAGTCTAATTATTAAACTCTCCAAGCTATACCCGAATAGTATTTATACTCTCTTTAGTTTCTTTATATTGAGTGACAACCTCTTCCATTTTATCTCGCCACTCAACAGCAGCATTGTAAAGTCCAGATGCTCCTCTTTCCGAAACAGTCATGCTATTATTCATCAAATTAATAGCATTATTTAATTGATCATAAAAATTAATTAATTCTTCTGTATTATTTGGGTCTATAGAAAAAGCTAAGTTTCTTCTTCCGCCAATTACATTGTCATTCCAACTACTATATAAAGCGTCCACATTATTGAGAAGAATATTAGATGCAGTATCTTCTTCGGTGCCATTCCAAAAATCATTAAAACCAGTAAAAGACCCCTCATAATTTCCACCAAAATATACGTGGCCCACGCCCTCTCTCGCGGTTTCAAGAATGAGAGTTTCATTCGCACGTAACGCTTCTTCTTGGGACTACAAAGTTTCCTAAAGTTCTCTTCTTTGAGCTTCTTGAGCAGCTTTTAAAACACTATTATAATCTTCATACTATCCACTTAGTCTAGCTAATGCACTGCCTTCTAAATCATACGCTTCAGCCAACTAACGAGTTAAATCATCTAACTCTTCTTTTCCATCCCCAGTTTCTTGATAAGTAGATAAGGCATTTTGAGTAGATTGAATTAACTCTCTATTCGCTTGTGCTTCTTCTTTTTTTGCATTTGCCGCATCAATAGAGGCCTAAGCAGCAGCCAAGGTTGCTTCATGCTATGCTTTTATAGCACTTGTTATTGCAGTAATCGCTATTATTGCTACCATAATTGCAGCAGTTAAGATGCCGGAAGCCATAGCGTCTTTCTGCTTCGCCATAGCAAGCTATTCTGTCGCTAAAGCCTCTACTGATGTTGCCGCGGCGTCCGCCGCTGCTGCAACAGCATGAGCAGTAGTTAACATATTTAAAGTTTTATAAACAGAAATAATAGAGGGTAGTAACATACCAAGAGAAGTAAACAAAGCTACAATTCTTTCAGTTGAAGTCATATCTTCATCAGAAAAAATTCTTCCAATGCTCTAAAAAGCATTCATAATCATAGTTAAACTAGAAAGAGAACTTCCAACCTAAACCAATATTGTAGCCCAATCTCTCGTTGGTATTAATGCTTTTGTAATTACACTAGGGAACTTCGCTAACAATTCCTAATATCGAGCCTCTTGTTCAGTTGTTCTTGCAGTAACAGACTCCAATTTTGTTAATTCATTAATATAAGAAGTAACTACTCTTGGATCGGCTCCCATAGTCTATAAAATAGTCCCAAGTTCACGAATTTGCAATTTTGCATTTTGAGACTAATTTTTTAACCCCTCTAATTGCTAAGTCAGCCATTCAATCTAAGCATAATTATGTTCTTTGCCCGTAACACTAGATAATAAATTACGAAGGCTGTCTCTAGTCGCAGTTCCAGCGCTTTCAAGTTTTTTAAATTCTTGATACACTGTATCAAGTTTTGTAGATTGCTAAATTAAACTAGTTAACTAAGTAGTAACATCATTATAAATTTTATCAAGGTTACTATTAGCTCTTATATTTAACTAAATTTGATTACTTTTATTTCTACTATTAAATTTATTTATTTCTGCTTTAACTTCTTCTTGCCAGCCATCTTTTATTCCTATATTAAAATAAATAGTATCTCTAAGATTTAATACATTTTCCCTAGACTAAATCTACTACTAAGAATATGTCTTTAACTAATCTTGCAAAATACTTAATTTTAACTGTTCTGTCTAAATTAATCTACGACCATTAGCATCCATCGCGTCGTAGTTACTATTTATTTGGCCCTATATATTAGCCTAGTCAACCATAATATTAAAAAGATTTTTTTCAGCCTAAGACATAGAGTTTGTTAAGCCTAATTGAGTTGCTATCTCAGCCGCTGATGCCTACAAATTTCTCGCTCTATTCTACTCTAATCCAGATAGAACTTTTATATTAGCCACCATAGAACGCATTGATTCAGCAATCTTATTTCCATAAATCCCATTAATCAACAAAGCGGTACTAGCTAAAATACCATTTAACCCTCCCATTGCATCAATGGCGTCTGCAATACCAGATAAAAATGGAGTTAAGACATTATCTGCATTTATATACAAATCTGGATTTATGACACTATCATAAATATCCTCAGCAGATGCTTTTACTCTATCTCTAGCAGCTTCCCAAGATTCAGCATAAATATCTGCCTGTTCCTAAAGAGATCCCTCTGCTCCATAAGCACTAGCTAAATTCTCCTAAAAGAAATCCCAATTATCCATAAGTGCAATAAGACGAGTATATTGGCGAACTCCGGCTACGGTCTAAGCCAAAGCAATCTACTAGTCATTAGATAAGGTCTCCCATTTTGAACCCATTTCATCAAGTAAGGTATCCATAGTTTTAATCTCACCATTAACATCAAAAATATCAATACCCACTTTTTCAAGAGCTTTAGAATATTTATTTAATGTAGTGCCATCATCGAGAGTTTCTCCAAGATTTAAGCCTTGGATACGAGCAAATAAAGTTCTAAATGCTGTACCTACTGTATTAGCAGACTCACGTGTCGTAGCAGTGACAGTAGCAAGAGCAGAAGCAGCATATTCGTAACTTAATCCAACTGTATCTGCTACAGAGGCAAATTGTTGGATACCTTCTGAAATTTCATCAGAGCTAGACGCTGTATCGGCGCCTAAACGCACCATTACATCAGCATAATATTCAAGACTCTTACTTCCATCATAGAAGTTGTTCCAAACTGCGGTCAGCTGATCCGAAGCGGTCTATGCACTAATTCCTGCGGCATTAGCCATTTTAATAGTAGTTTCAGTTCTATCTAAAATTTCCTATTCAGTAAGACCCTATTGATAATAAATCAAAGCAGCATCACTATATTCAACAGTAGTTGTACTTAATGCTTTTGCTGCTTCATTTGCCTATTGAGCAAATTTAGCCATGTCTTCCGCAGAATTTTCAGTAACTATACGAATATTTGTTAATGATTCATTTAGATCTTGTGCATACCCATAAGCTGATTCTATGGTTCCCACAAAACTATTTAACGCGGTGGAGGTAATCTGCCATCTCATAGTATTTTTCATAGTAATCCATAACTAATCAAATATTTTGCCAGTGCGCAATGCTGGAAGCTCCGCTTTTTGAATCGCTGTTGCTACATTTAAAAAAGCCTTTTGCCCCTCGGTACCAATCGAAATTAACGAGTTGGCATAATCTTTAAGAGTTCTTCCGCTAGATTTTAAACTATTTTCAAAAGCTACTAAATCTAACTTTCCAGTCCCTTGATTAAATGCCTAATGCATATAAGTAGATAACTCTAGCGCAGACTAAGAAGCTTGTCGCAATTCTGCTGTAACTTTAGAACCGGCACTGATTTTATTTAAAGATTGAACTGCCTCGTTTACTGCTCTGTAAAGTTCAGCAGTATCAACATCAAACCCAATCTAATAATTTAATCTTCTATTATTAGCCACAATCCTTTTCCTCCTTTATCACCCATAAAACAAATAAGGCTCTTGAGAATTATATCTCAAGAGCCTTTTAATTCTCTATCTAATTTGTAAATTATATTAGATTTATTAATCTTTTCCAACCACATCTTTAATTACTGATAAAGTTTCAAGATTCTCACCATTTTTAATTTTTTCCATTATATCAGTAATATATGTATCTAATCCAGAAGCATTTTTATTCATCATTTGGATAATGCCTGCGGCAGAGTTATTATATCTTGCTATATCGCTTAAAGTATCTCTAACTAAGTCTTCAATAAAAGACAATTCATCTACTGGAATAGCACTTCTAACTGCATCAATAACACCATTAGTCTCTAGTGTATCATAAGTTTTGGCAATATTTTCATGCACATCTTCTTGCTCAAAAACAATTCCACCATACCATCTGCAAATAGCAATAGCAAAATAAGTTTCTACTCTTACCGGACTAAAACACCCAGTCATCTCATCTATCGCTAAATCTGCGACAAAAGTAATAAGATTTGTTTTATCTGCAATCGGAAGATAATTAACCACAGATAAAATCTTATCTTCTCCAATTTTTACTTCTGTATATTTAATTTTAGGCTCCAAACCCAAATCTTTAAAAGTAATTTCACTCATTGTAAAAACTCCTTTATCTCATTTATATTTTTATTATACTAGAAAAATTAACTATTGTCAAGTTTTTAATATGCGTATTTAGACAATATATTATTGTTTAATGTAGCAGAAATTGTTAATTTACTTATAACTTCATTAACTATATTACTACGAGTTAAAGCGTCTAATACATTTGGACCAGTATTTCCATACCACTTATTACCAGTAGAATTTTCTCCCCCAATAGAAACTATTTCATGACCGCTATTGCGAACTATGTCATCACAAATATTATTTATAATACGCTAAATAGAAAAAACTTTACCATTAACAATAAGTAACTGACCAAGATGTCCTTTAGAAGAAGCTAGACCGCCAGAAGAAACCCATTCATTAAAAAATGAGGCGGCTACCGATGCACGAATATTATTAAAAGATTCTTCAAAATCTGATCCAGTGAATCTATGAGCAATCATATTATAAGCAAGATATTTTTCTGGCTAACCAGAAAAATAATCCCCTACATTCATATTTGAAAAAACCTAAATTCTATTTGCAGATTTCTTTTTATTCTACCACTTTGCATTAACATTAGCACTAATTTCTATATTAAATACTTGATTACCCTTAGTTACTGACAAATTAAAAACATCATTATTAAAAACTTTAACAGCACCTCTACTTCCATTGTCAGAAGTAGTATTCTATCCTCTATCAACCCACTTTAATTTTCCACCAGACTACTTAATAGCAGTATCTAATATACTATCCGCAGTATTAATTCCAATAGATATACCTTCTGCGACTATAGCTTGACTAATCTAATTTCCAATAACTTTTCTAAAAATATATGATATTGTATTAGCAAAAGATCTAGAGTTTACACTTCCACCTTCATTTAATCTTGAAACCGCTCTACTCAACGAATCTATTACTTCTTTCGCTACATTGATATCCCCATCTTCAATAGACATAACATAGTGCTGCTAAGAATTATCTATCTAAAAACTAGTACCAATTAGCGATCTTCCTATCTAGGTTAAAGCATCAAGAACACTGACATTTATCATATTGGCTTTCATAAGAGCCTATATCAATAATCTAAAAAAATCATTAACTCTTTTTATATCAGGTGCCCCATTAGCCAACAAATTATTAAAATTGCCAGCCTATTGTAATATAGTATTATAATTCTCAAAATTTACCTATCCACCGGCTAATTCAATTCCTTCATTGATACCTGCCGCGATCTAATCAAGAGTAGAATCCAATAAGGTACCAATCTATAAATCACTCAAAACTCTTAACCCACTCGCGGCAACTGGACCTTTAGACCGCATCTATTCTTGAATTGATACAATCTAAGTCTCAATTCCCGCAGTCTTCATTTTACTCATTGCCTCTTGATACTATCCACTAAAGAGAATATTTGCGGACTCTACATCTCCATATTCTCTTAAATGACTACTATGATAAACAATATAATTTAAAGACCAACGCTATACATAATCATAAATATTAACATCCATACTCCTATATCTCCTTATAAAAAGAAAAAGGGAGGACTTTATTAAGTCCTCCCTTAAAATTAAATGGTGTCATCGCTAACAGAGACTAGCTTATTGCGCATTTTTGCGCCAGAATAAGTGCTTGTGCTTTCTGCAAAACTGAGCTTGTTATTAATAGTATAACTCTTCTCAAAGTCTCCGTTAATCTTAGTAATCTTAGCTGTAATAGGAGTTGTATTACTCTCCTTAGTAAGAATTACTAATAGGCCATCTGCCAATTCTGCGCCATCTACGGTTTGAGTCTTTGTATTGCCCTCAATACGGTCATCAGTAGAGAAGTATTTCTCATATGCTGGGTTAGTTGTTACTACAGTATACTTGGTACTATCGCTCTCTACTGGAATTTGGAGGCTAATTTGTGCGGCTTCTGGAATTGTATCTCCATAAGCCTCAGTATCATAAGCCTTTCCTGTTACAGTACCAGTTACATCAAGTTCCGCCTCTGTGGCACTGTTAGAAACAAAATTTACAGTTACATCAGCGGCTTCACTCTCATAAGTACCAACATTCTCAGAGCATGGCTCACGAGAACCTTCGGTTTCTCCAGTTTCATCAGTAATTACCTGAATAGCGGCAAGAACTTTATGAGTTTGATCAAACTTAGTGTAGTCTGGGAAAGCGTCCATTGTGAATGTAAAGGTAGATGGATCACCGTTAGCAGCCATGCTGAATGTGAAGTTACTCTGAACCTTACAGTTAGGAATAATAAATTCAGCAGGCATATCTACGCCATCGCTCTCACGGCGGAATAGAGTAGAAGCTTCAAGATAATAGTTTCCACCAAACTTATCAGCGGTAATCTCAATCATCTGGGCGCCACCAGTGCGCTTTACATAATAGTCAACTAAAACGATAGTACCAGATGGGAGCACTCCCGCATGAGAATAACAAGTTAAAGTTGATTTTCCGTCCTCTGTATAAGAAACAGAAACAGGAATGCATGGTTCAGCATTAACTTGACCATCATCTCCTAATACCATTACAAAAATGTCAGCAGAACGATGATACATTTCATTTTCATGATCTGCAAATCCATTCCAGCAGGCTTTATCAGGAATTACGATAGTGTTAGCTGTTTCAACTTCTACCTGAGAAGTTTGATGAACGTAAATTGGAGCTTCTTTTGTTGCATCAAGCAGACCTGCACCAGAAAGAATAGAGAAGCTCTCTGGAGAAAGTAAAGCATCTTCCATTGTAAATGTTAGAGTACGCTCACCTTCCCAAGCAATCAATCTAGTATATCCACGTCCGCCCTGTGCGTATACAGTTGTTGCAGCACCTTCAAGAGTAGAGGTTCTTAAAGTGTCAAAGTACAAAACTGGTTCATTTTTATAGAACTTACGATTACCTAAAGTCTGATAGCTTTTGGCACGAAGTACTACATCGCAAATCTCACGAATACCAAAACGCATGAGCTAATTCCTCCTTAATTTTTAGGATGTATATCTCGCATCCATGATTCAACTGGTTTATCTGGTTTGCCGCCCGCAAGACGAACCCGCAAGTCAACATCCCATTCAATAAACGCATTATATCTTTCCATCAAATCAAATATCTAAAACATATTTAGATTTAAGCAATCCTCTAAACTCATTGTATTAGATCCGATTGTCAAGATAGATATATAGCGTGTTAGAACACTCTCATTATTTCCTTTGCTTTTGATTTCTGCTACTTTTCGTCTACCGCGCATTAACTTTTCAGCAATTTCTTTAGCTCGGTCATTAGCTGGATTATAGATAACATTATTTCCCTAAAATAGACTGTTTACACACAAAATCTCTTTTAGTACGCTTTGAAAAATATCAAAGTTATTATCATCTATTAACAAAGGCTAATTTTCTCCTTGCTTAGTTAAAATTATTGAATTTCTAGTTATTACTGGTATATAATCAGGAAATAATAATGTAAGTAGCATAATAACAGCATTTTTTTTATCTTTATCCTGTGACTATTCTAACACCTTCATCAATACTTGAAAATTAGTTAATGATGATAAAAGAGTTTCGTCCTATATTAATGATTCTTTATCTAAACATAAATATTGAACTGCCATAAAAAATTTTGTCTCTCCCATAAGAGCTATCTCTTTAATGACGGGAACGTGAATAGTAAGTTGTAATTCAGGAATGGGAATATCAATTCCGGCCATTAAAGCTAATCTATAATCAAGCAAGCGGATTTACCTTATCTTCATTTCCGCGAATAGCAAGATATGTTAGAGACAAACCAGCAAATTCTTCATCATATATATATGGCGTAGCTGATACAAATTCTAGCTCTCCTATACCCGTTAAATGAGTTCCATCAAGCATTGAATCTATCTCTCCCGCAATTCGATAAGGTCGTAAATCATAATCTCCCAAATCCCAATTATCATAATGACAAATAATATCAATACCAAATGTATTATCTCTATATTCAGGATTTGTAGAATTTCTAACCATAGTGCCATAAATCAATCTTAAATAAGATTTTTCTGGTCTATCAACCTTTATCTTAGGAACAGCAGAAATCTACTTAGTATCAATCATTTCCTTTATCATATCTCCTGTAACGGTCGGTTTACTTTTCCAATCTCTAGTATTATAAGTTAATAATTTCAAAACATTCTAATTAGAAAGTATTCTTTCCATAATCAGAGAAGCATCTTTCTACATACCTAACAAACTAGATTTAGGATACTCATAAGTATTTTTTTTCATTTCAATTCACTCTCCTTAAAATAAAGATTCTACTACAATAACTTTTTCCAGTACAGTATTATCCTTCTTCCATACTAGAGTGAATTGACCATGAGTAGTTTTATTCCACACCAACTAAACAGATTTATTTCCATTTGGACATAAAGTTACAGGAACATTCTTTTCTAATATTGACCAAGCTCCATTAGCTTCTTCTACAGAATAAGATTCTTCTATCATTGGTTTAATAAAAGTCTCTCCCATAATCCCGCTATTTGGAGTAGGATCTTCTGGTTCGAATATTAAACCATCTTTCATACTATTTTCTATATCATCAGTATCTCTATTTATATAATCTTCTTCTGCACTCACTTCAATTACATTCTTCATACTTATATCATCTGGAGCCTAAACTTTCCAACATCTTCCAGCGAACAAAAATTCACTATATCTATCAAAAGCATGAATAGTTTTTTCATTTCTTGGCATAAGTATGTTTAAGCTAAGATTAGGTTTATCCAATCTTTCTTGATTCTTCTAAATAGACTCGATTTGGGTTTCAACTGGACCTCGAATCGCAGCCCAAGTCTAACACCAATTCCCTTCCTAATCTTTAAACTTAATTCTATATCTACAACGTCTTATTTCCCCTCTAAAATAAGCGTCCTCAGTTATTTCTTCAAGATAAATTATCCAATGAGTGCCAGTTTTTTTCCACTCAAAGACATCTCCAGGCTCATATTGATTAATATGATCTATGGAGATTATCTTATCATCATAGTCCTGTTTCACTTTATCTGGATTAATAAGCGCACGACACATAGGATAAATATTCATATCTGGATCAATAGCATCTAACGTTGCATCTAAAACCTAGGTTGACTTCTAGACTAATTGAACAGTACAGGCTTGATAAGAATATAATAATGCTTTCTAAAGAGTTCTCCATTTATCTTTGATCATTCTATCTTCCTAGTGAATACCACCCTACCATTCAAATCTTTTTCGCATTAATTCAAGATTCGTCATCTCTAATCACCTACGCCAACAAATCAATACATCTAAAGACTGTTTTTCGATAAATCATAAAATCATTGCAGACATTTGAAGATAACCCTTCCAGTTTAGACAATAAAATAAGTCCCTCAACTCTATCTTTATACATTTTAACTAATCCACTAATTTCTTCTGTTATTACATTCAAATGATTTACCCAGTCTTCATTATTCTCTCTCATTGGAATTAACTTCCATAACTAATTAATCAATCTCTTTAAATCCTACTCTTTTGTTTCTAATGGGAAATTAATATCATATTTATCCATCAAAAACACTCATCTCTCTTAATGTTGACCAGTTTGATTTATAAGAGCCTTGATTATCAATTAGTTTTCTTCTTTTATAGAGACGCTGCATATGATGACTTTGACGTTCTGCTTCCTTTTTCAACTCTATTAATTTGGCTAAATGATTGGCCTAGGAAGTCATTTTAAAATCTGTTCCAGAATATTTCATTCTCGTCTATTCTATTGAAGCCACCTGGCGTTGTAACCAAGTATTATACATTAGAATAGCAAGAATATTTATTTCTTCTGTCGTTAAATGTGCAGAAAAGGCTGGAATAATAGTTGCTATTCCAGTCTCTTCATCATTATTTTCTATATTGGTAAAACTGTATAATGGAAAACGAGGGAACTCAAAACCAGGAAGTGCATCCATTAGGATGTTATACAAATCTTTTTCAGTATCTTCCTATGTCCATTCCATATACATATCATCAGTAATCTTGCCAAAAAATCTATCATAAATTTCTTCAAAGGGGGTCGGATCGCCCTAAATTGGATATTTCTTATTATCCATGGCTATAACCTCCCTTATATCAATCAGAAATAGCTACTCTGCGTTTTGGAGTATCCTCACTTGTAGTTGACACTCTTCTTACAGGTTTCTCTTCCTTAGGATTCTTTTTATCATCTGCTGTTAATTCTAATGCTTTAGTAACATTAAATCCTAATTGTTTTTCCAAAGCATCTCTTTTAGACATATCATTTAAAGGAAGAGAAATAGCATGGGATTTAATCAGATCTTTAGTGCCTTCTGGAGCAAAATCAAGAGCATCCTTAAATTCATCTAAAGAACACGTATTCATCCAAGAATCAATCTCTTCTTCTTTCATCCAATACTCTGGTTCAACCCTACCATTAATAAGATATTCAACAATCTCTCTATCATCTACAAGTAAGTAATTATAAATTAATTTGCGGCCTCCAGGCGTTTGTACTAGCTTTTCTAGTTCAGATACTTCAAGTTCCTTGTGTTCTCCAGGATAAAACATACGGCGCACGCCCAATTCAGGCAATCTATATACAACACGACCTGCGCTCTTATTATAAACAGTGCAACTATTTTTCATAATTTTTATCTCCTTTTTCTCAATAAATAAAAGGGGATAGGGATATTTCCCTATCCCCTGTCAATTAACCATTATTTGGATTTGGGTTAGTATTATCAAGCTCGCCTTGAAGTTCAGTATCAACATAAGAGAAGATGTTATTCGCCATCATTACACCGACACCAACCTTACGGTAAACCTGAATATCACGAGACCAGTCGTCATTATCATCGCGTTCGCGCACGTGGGTAGTACCCTCAAAAGCAACTTTTACAGGACGGCTCTCAGCTCCACCAGGAATAATCCAAGCATAACCTGGATCGATCATCTTTTTGGAGTTAGTCTCATCCTCAAGAGTTTGGGGTAGAATTACCACTCTAGTTCCCTTGTAATTTGCAAGATAACCAGTTCCCCAATACTGATCTCTCATGTTGTCAGAAATCCAAGCATCATTATCTGGAATCATTTTTACTGCAAACTCACGAGTGCAATAAATAGTTGGCTGACCATAAGCAGTAGCAGTATTTACAAGATAATCCATAGTTGGTTCGTCAAAACCAGCAACAGCACAACGGTTTGCTGCGGGAAGCTGATTGATAGAACCCATAAGAGCTTGAGCAATCTCTCTATAAATAAGCTCTTGCATACCCTCTGTTACAATTTGAGTAAGTTCTGCAAAGTTTACTCTTCCATCAAGGAACTCCTCAAATCCGATACGAGCAGCTCCACCAATGGCGCTTGTTCCAACTTCGAAGCTCTCAGAACCAAGCTTAAAGGTCTCATACACACCAGCAAGCCCCACACGAGTAATGAATTGCTTAGCGCGAGTAAGTCCAGTTCTACGAGTAAATACAGGCTTGTCGCCTTGTGCGAAAGTTCTAATCTCAGCAAAATTGCCATAAGAATTGAGTAAACGATTAGGAACAACTTCGTCCATAGTCTGCTCAATTAAAGAGAATAGAGTATTTTTATTTTCTCTATAAAGTTCATCTGTGCCAACAAATTCATTTAGCTCATTACGCAAAGTAGTATTTAAAGCGTCATAGCTAAAAGACTCTCCTTGATAGCTATAGGTACCAGAAGGATTTGCATTAGCGACAGTTTTCATTAAACTAAGTAAATTAGCTTTATCTAACATTCTTCTTCACTCCTTCCAATTAACCTACACGCTGTACTTTTACACCAGGTTGAAGATCTGGCATAGTATACACTTTTACTACTGCAAAGATAGGATCTAAATCTCCACCTTTAGCAGAAGTTTCAGTATCTTTAGTTAAATATCCATCAGTATCAATCTTTAGACGATCGCCTACTGCAAGCTCTCCGGCATTAGCCTTAATGGTATTAGTAGTCCAAATATCACCAATACTAATCTTAATTACGCGAGGTACCATTTTAGTTCCTTCTGGCATCAATGCAGGATAAGTAAATGTCTCCATATTTTTCTTATATGCTACATCACTACCTTCGCGTACAGCTTCTCCGGTATAATCACTTATTGTAGCAAGTGTAGAAACTGTTTGTCCAATTGGACTATATACACGAGCATTATAATTATCCTTAATCATAGCAAAATCAGCATCAGTTTCGCGATCTCTATAAATCTTTACTTCATTAAATACCATCATCCAGGCGCCAGAAGTAGCTTCCGTACTAAAATCGCATACGCCTTTTGCATAATCATACTTTACAAATTGACCGTTCTCAAGAATCTCAATAGCGCTAGCTGCGGGAAGCTGAGCATATACTTGACCATTTCTTGGAGCGGAAAGATGGTTTGGCTCCACTTGACCATATCCATACTGGACAAAAGTGGCATTACCTAATCTTTTAGAACTCTTAGCCATTCTTTAATCCTCCTTAAATACTGCTTTTAGCAGTTTCACGAATTGCTTTTACCCAATCAGGAACGTTGTCAGTTTCTGGATTATTTAAATTAAAAAGTCCCTTTGGGGTATTATCTTCTTCTTTATGCTTTTCTTCAAGATTGAAATTTACTTTATTTCTAACACAAAGAATAGATAATTTAGCTTCAATATCATCTAAAGAATAAGTATCAATATGCTCAGCGACATCTTTCTTATCCTCATCACTTAACATATAGAAACTATCAATCATTTGTTGTTTACTTTGACGTTCAGCATTAAGTTTAAATTCTCTTAGTGCTGTAACTTCATTATCTAGATTAGTTTTTTCTTGCTCAAGAGCAGAATATTTAGTCTCTAAATCGGTAAACTTTGTAAGTAACTCTGTATATTCTGTTACTTCTTCAAGATTATACTTCTTACCTTGAGGAGTATCCTTTTTCTTTTCTTTTTCTCCCTCTGGGGCTGGAGCAGGATTTTCAGAAGTCTTTTTCTTCTTATCCTCTTCGGGATTTGGAGTATTTTTCTCGAAATCAGTAGGTACTTTCTTCTCATTCTCCATAGGTTCTTGAGAGCCTCCTTTATTTAAAGTTTCTTTTAATTGATCCATCATAGAATACATCATAGTTTTAAGTTTCTAAAACTCTTGATTATTCTCTAAAGAAAATTGAGAACTAAATTGAGCTCCCTCGAAACAAGGCTCAACATTTTCTCCGAGAACACATAATTTCTCAATCAATGCCTCATTGTAGATAAAGATTCTTTCATTTGTTTTATCATCTTTTGTCCAAAATCCTGATTGATTTTCTTCATTCAATTCCATAGAATGGTTATTGCCATTCTCCAGGATTCTTTTAGATTCTGGATAAACGCTAGTCCAAATGTATACATCTGTCACAAGATATTCTCTTTCTACGCCTTCATCATTGAACTTCTAAAACCATACATTTGCATTTGTAGGAACAAATCCATATGGTCTTGTGGTATCAACAATAGCAAACTTACCATCTCGAACAATAATTTCTCTGTTGTGGCCTTCAAAATCATTTATTTCATGATTAAAATATCCAACAATAGGACTTCCTGGTAGTTTACGTCCCATTTCCGCGGCCACTTCTTTGGTAATTACAGTATGGTTGCGGTTAGGTTGCTACCCAACGTAGCAAACTTTGCAGACACCTTTACTAACTAGAGGAGAAATCTAAGTGTTCTAAATATATTCCATCGTATTTAAAATGGGAACACTAATATGCAAGTTCAATCCCTCCTTTATGACGAACTTTCTTGATTAGCTATTGTCTTATCTGACTTTTCGCCATCTTCTTTTTTGGGCCTGCCGGCTCCATTAGTATTAGTTGAACTTGTCTACTTATTCTAAGAATTAGTTTTAGATGACTAATTATTATTACCCAAATCTTTTCCGCTTCTGGTATTAGAACTCATAGGCGGAATCATAATTTCTGCTAAATTCAATACTTCGTTCTCAAATGTTAATGTAGCTAATATACTCGATTGAGAATGACCTAAAGCAATCTGTGGCAACATCTTAGAATAACCCAGTTGAGCGTGCTCTTTATATAATTTAGATAACTCTTTATAATTAAACTAAGTAGTTTCTAACATTTCCGCTCTAAACTCATAATGATTTTTGCGATTAAATTTCTCTACTACTCGATTTAATAAATCTGTAAACATGAGAGGAATATCTCTTACGCTAGATTCATCTGTCAAAATAGAATTTGTAACTGCAATATTGCCATCTGCATTAAACAAATTATGAGTTACACCTGAGTTATTATAAACTGTACGTTCAACTTTTTCCAAATCGTCTGTCGTTGTATTAGAATTATTATCTTTTGTATCAATTTTTTCAATATCTGCAAAAGTTGTTAATACATCTACACCAATAGCTCGTTTTAACATAGTTACAGCATTATTATGAATATCCCTTGCTTCATCAACATCAAAAATCAAATCTCCATTTTTATCAAGAGGCAACTTCTAAATAATAATTTTTAATAATTGTTGCATTGTCTTTTGACGATCTAATTCTTGCGCTTGATCCAAATCAATAATAGAAGGAATAACCCCAGCTAGAAAAGGAAATTCATTATCATTTAGACTAAACTTTACAGAAATACTAGGATCTAGTGGATACCATACAGTAGTATCACCTGGATAATCCCCTTTTAATTTTCCCTGTTTATAAAGAATATATGCCTTTTGAATGTCCTGTGGAAAAATCTTTAATATCTAGATTTTATACTGCGGATTGGCAAAATAAGTGTCAAAAAACTAAAGATTTAATTCTACTATTGGATTAGGGCCCTAGAAATATCTACTTCTGCAATATGAAGCTGGTAATTTCTAAATTGCAAATCTATCTCCAAAATCAACAATTACACCATAATAAGCTCCTTCTTTAATAATATCTAATGATATATTTCCAAGCATTCTCTTCACACTAGATTTATCAAGGTAAAGCAAGACCTTTGAAAAATCTTTCAATAGCTTATCTTTATCTTTCTACGCGTCTACTGTGTATGGAGTAATATACCAATCAAATCTATATAAGAAGGCTAAATATTTACATAATCTATAATAAATACCGCTACTTTCATAAAAGTAATTAGAAATCTCTCTTAAAGTCTTGTAATCATGCTTATAAATAGCATTTAATACAAACTTTTTATCTCCATAATTTCTATTTATCTTTTTATATGTGCCTAGATTAATAAGCGCATCATCCACAGACCGTAATCCAACTCGCATTTTTGCATAATCAACAGTATCATAGTTCAAAAAATCTTCTTCCTATTGATAACGAGTAATAATACCTCGATCTAGTAGATCAAAACCTTTAGCTCTTATTTCTTCCTATCGACGTTTTAACAAAATATCACCTCCAGGTGTTAATATCCAGCTTTACTCATTAAATAATCATAAGAGATGATATTTTCCTCCGTATAGGGAACTTCAATGAGGGTAATACCTTTTAATGCACAAAATCTACGCTTTTGATTATCATTATATTTCTATTGGTATAATCCTCTATTTCCACCAAATTTACTAACAGCCTAATAATGCTATTTACCCTGATACTCAATTAAAAAATCAAGATTTCCATCATCATCAAAAACAGCAAAATCAAAACGAAGTGGCCTACCACTTGGTGCTTTCAGCCCAGGAAACTCATACTCTTCTTTAAAGTTCATGCCATTTTGCTCTAATATCTCATGAATTTTAATTTCTCCACGACTGGCCTTCATATCTCACACCTCACTCATAAACATAAAATCTGAAAATCTTCTACTTTTACGCTTGCGTTTACTATCTTCTTCCTATTTAATATAATATAATCCATATTCAAGCGCAGAGAATTTATCTTTGGGCACAGACTTATTTGCCTGTTTTAAAATAATATTTACACCCTCATTTTCTTCTCGCAAATTTAGCATTTCTTCTCTTAATATAGAAGTTAAAGTGAATGGTTTTAAATATTCTGCCCGCTCTTCTGGTTTCATGGCTTGACCTTTCTTGGTACCAAGTAATTTATTTCTAGCAACTTTTTCGTCGATTAAAAATCTTAACTTTCCAGCCCGCAACTATGTCTAAACATTGCTATGGGCTTCGGTATTAATTGGCGCATTTGCCTTAATTTCATAAATAGCATCATATTCTGTATTATCTGTTCTAAATCGTTTGTATTCTCCATCTTCATCATTAGCTACACCAAAATCAGGAAAAACTTCATTGGTATCTGGCACTATTTGTGGTTTAACCATATAATCCATCAATCCAGCACCAAGTCCATTACCGTCAATAACAATAATTTTAGCTTTATAATCATAATATAATCTTTTTAGCTTAATTGCCTAATCTTCAAAATGTTCATCATCCATAGTATATATATTAACAAGAGACTTAATCGCTGGTCCTTGAGACTGAGGGGTTACTTTAAATACACATACAACAGATTGACATTTCTTTCTTCCTACATCAACAGAAAGAACATAATATGCTTGAGCAGAAGAGCGCCCGGAAGATTCATATTCAGGCTAAAGCAATTTTCTACTTCTATCAAAAGCATCACCATTAAAGAAGGCATCTTCTACGGTGCCACTCCATTTAGATTCATACTCTCTATCAAATGATGCTTCATTAAATGTACCATCTTGTTTTAACTCCTATACAAAGTTGCGGGATTGCAATCCCACTAGCACAGGAATTCTCCATGTTCCGCCCATTACAATACTCTTTTCGGGTTCTAGTATCATGCGCACTAGCAAAGTAATCAACTTATTATATGGGAATGTGTTTTTCCACCCCGCAGTAGTTACATAAATCTAAGATTTATTAAGTGTTTCTTCTTCATGAACAGATCCGTCTAAACATCTTCTATCAACGTTCATTAGAGGGATTAAAACTTCATTTAAAATATCTCCATCTACACCAACGCACTCCTCAATTAATCCTCCATGTCTACGCTTACCACGAGAAGATTCTCTAGCCGCGACGTTGTCAAAATAAGATCCATTTTTGAAGATATACTTACAATAATCTTTTCCTTCCTAAGTCTTACCTCTTCGCCAATCAATCTCTCTCTAAAGTGCGGGAATCGCATTACAAATTTCCTAGACTTTTTCTTTTGCAATACCTGCTGCCTATTCTTTTCCGCCAGAAGTAATGAATAGCTTACATCCAGGATATAATATACATCTACACATAAGTACCATTACTGATAAGAATGACTTAGAATAAGCACGGGGAAATACCATGTATACATACTTATATCTCATGGCCGCCCGCAAGAAAACTCTCTAATAAAAATAAAAATTAATTTCTTTTTTTCTTGTCTCGTCTCCGCCGGTCTACAAAAAGTCAATAAACATATCTGGATATTCTCTCCAAAAAGCTATATACTATCTTGCTGCTGGAATTATCGCACGAACTCTTTCTTCGGAAAGACCAATTTTCTTATTATTATTTGAAAGGTTTAATAAATCTTTTAATGCCATATATTAAACCTCCTTTAATATATTATTTAACATTTCCTCATCTTTGTCTCTTTCCGACTCTTTCATATCTTCATACTCTTGATAATCTTCTTCTGTTAATTCTGGATGCTCGTAATTAAATAAATCTTCATCCTCATCGCTATCTTCAACATCAATATTTGCCTCGCGTTCTCTGTCTTTAACTATTTCTCTTAACGAAGCTTCGATCATATTACCAAGATTCATTTCCTCTGTAACTAGAGTATGAGTATATTGCTGTAAATCCTAAAGAGTTCTATCTACTTTATCTTGTGGCCCTTCCGTATAATATCTAGGAATAAAACCCTCTCTTTCACAAAGGGCTACTAATTCACCTATTGAATCTACAAATTCACCGGATTCGCCTTTGTTCTAAGCAGCCGTAAATTTGCCGCTTTTCATTAAACTATCATAGGCTTTTTGCATCTTCTAAAAGCCATCAATATCTCCAGCATCAATTAACTAATTTGCTTTTAAACTAGCTTTACATACCATAATAAGAGTATCTTTATGACCTGCTCCTTGAATATCATAAGAACTCATCATATCATTATAAAGCTGCTCCATTCTTACTCTTTCTTCCCAAGAATATCCGCGGCCCCATTTAAGACGTAATACTAATTTATCTTCTTCGGTTAGCTAATCACCAAAATCATCATCTTCCTCTGGATCTTCATATTCTGGAGTTCCTACAGGGGCCTAAACATCCTCTAATTCTTTTGGTTTTGGAGGAGTTCTATCAATAGACAACTGCTCTTGAATTTCATCTTCTGTAAATCCTTGAGCCTTCATATTAAGAACTTTTTTATCAATGGAATCTTTCTCTAGCGTTTCTGTATCTGCCCAAGTGTATTTATTCCATTGCTTTAATTTCATTTTAGATAAATAGCGTCCAATAATAGTTAATCCAGTAACTTTCTTTGGATCTTTTCCATATTTCTCCAATAAACCATTCCATTCTTCTTTAATATATGGAACGTCAATCTCCTATAAAATCCATTTATAAGTTTCTGGATCCCAGTTATCTACGTGCATAGTAAGACACTTTTTACAAATATCCATCTTTCCATCTGGAGGATACTTCTCTAAATTTTTTGATGTATAAAACTATTTATCATCCATAGTTTTACCACATTTTTTACAATAATGGCTCATTTATAATCAACCTCTTTTCTTATTGCGACAGCGCTTACAGATACTATACAAATTATCCTTACTTGTCTTATTCTTTGAAAAGAATTGATTATGGGCTGGCTTTAATTGCCCACACTTAGAACATTTTTTCATTGGGTATCCTTTTTGTTTATACTACCAACGTAAAAAATCTTCTAAAGCTTCTTCCGCAATGAGTTTAGGAATCTTATTTCTCCATAGGCTAGAAATATATTCAACGCTATATGTTTTACCAAACTCATTTTTTAATATTTCCTATATTTCGTTATTCTACTTTTTATCAATTTTGAGTTCAACAATTCGTAAATAGATTGGAAAGTCTTTGAGAGCTTTATCACATATTTCTTCAAATGATTGAATTAAATACCATGTATCTCCCTCAAACTAATCATAACTATCTTCTTTTAATTTTGAATAATTGCATAAAATAGCAGAAACAACATTGGCGTCCATTAGCGAAATACCCTTTACTACTACCTCCTGTCCATTAAGATAACTCTAATCATCAAGAGGAATATGAGTTCTTACGGATCTCGTTAATTTACATGGTATAATAGGTTTCTAATATGCTTGCTTAATGATATACTAATCTTTTCGCATCTCTATTAATGCTTTTTTCATCATATATGCCTATTTTGTCCCAGCAGCGCGTTTTAAAGCGCCCTCCCAGACATTAATGGTTTCTCTCAACTATTTTAAACATGGTATAGTATCTAAATCTTTCTGTGTAATAGAAATCTTTGGCTAAAATATAACATTTTTATTTTCTGACATTAAACCATAAATGCCATCCTCGCCATTTTCCATCTATGACGCAAGCCCTTCGAAAGAACATTCTCTTTTATTAACAGTAGCCATTCTATTATCTGTTAATATATTCTTTTCTTTCTTCTCTTGCTTTTCCATACATAGAACTAAATAATCTGCTAATATTTCTAAATAACTCGAACTAAGGTTCGGATTTTCTGCGATTATTTTTTCGACAAGCGCCTTCCGTTCTTCTGGAGACTCAATAGTATAATCTAATTTTATCATACTGTCATCTCCTTTTATACTCATATAATAACAAAAAAAAACTAGATTGTCAAATCTTATTTGATTAATTTATTTAAAAATGTTATAATATAATTATAAAAAATAAGATAGGAGATTTGTTTGCCAATGTTCTTTGACGAACCATATTTAGATTTACCGAAAAAAGCATAGTATTATTTTAATATCTTAATAATCAGTATTGCTATATCTCCATAGTATGCTTAGGAAATCTTCCAAAATAAAGCAATAAGTTTATGGGATATTTAGGGAGTTAATGATCCTAGACCTATTGCTATTCATATATATACTTCTTACCATATTAATAAAGATTTTGACTATGAAGTATAGTGTATTCCTCACTAGGTATTAGAAGTTAATGAAAATGAAATATCTTTCTATGAAATGATTGATTACGATACTAGTGACCCTTGGAGGCTTAATCCAGATGCAATAGATTAATATAAAAGAATATTTTCAACAATAGGTAAACAAATTGCGGGAGATTAGTGGTAATGTTCCATCACTCATGATTATCGACGCAACAGCCTAGGATCCCGCAAATCAAATTTATATTCGTAATAAAATAAAAGACTTTAATGCTCTTGGTTGGGAAGCAGAAGTGTTTAGAGCGAATAGTTCAGTAGAGTTAAGATTACTCTTAGGCCATGCGAAAGACTGGGATGCGGTAATAGTTCAAATGCCAGTAGCAAATGGAATTGATTTCAATTATAGTCAAATACCTATCTCTAAAGATGCGGATGGTTTAAATCCTATGAGCAATATTACTCCAGCAACAGTAAGAGGAATTATAGACTATTTGGATGAATGTGGTTTTAACTACGAAGGTAAATCTGCTGTTATTTTGGGAAGAAGCGATATTGTAGGAAAGCCAATGGCTAAAGCTCTACTGGATAGAAATATGACCGTATCAGTATGTCATAGCAAAACAGATATAAATACAAAACTCTATTTAACAAGGCAAGCAGATTTAATTGTCTCTGCGGTAGGAAAATTTAGCTTAACAAGAGAAGCCTGTCCTAACGCTATTGTTATAGATGTTGGTATTCGCAGAAATGAAGCAGGAATTATTCTTGGAGACTTTGTAGAAATTGATGAAATTGCAAAAAGAAATAATGTATGGTCAACTCCTGTCCCCGGAGGAGTAGGTCTATTAACAAGATTGGGGTTGATGAAAAATTGTTTATAGTTAGCGAAACAGGCGCAAAGATAATGAAATTTTCGGGAGATTTTGACAAATATGCTGAAGAAGTTCTTCATATTAACAATCCCTTTCGAAAATTTTATCATACACAAAGTCCTTCAGTATTTAAAACTAACACCGATGGTATCATAACAATAGATATGGAAGAATCTCGAAAAATATATGAAGAAACAAAAGTAAATAGAGAAGAATGGATTAAATTAAGAGATAGATATGTCGCAGAAAGAATACTGCGGGAACTTGGATATGAAGTTCTATTAACCTCGTCTTATTTTGAATACTATCCTGATGCTATTCCTTGTGAAGGAGCGTCAGGGCAATGCACAATAGACTGTAGAATGAATGGGTGTAAATATGAGTAAAATGTGTCCTTGCATTGATTATTGTTATAATAGATTCGGTCGGTAGTACACACCAGACTGCGACAATACTTGCGATTATGCAATTAAAGTTAAAGAAAATAAAATGCTTAAAGAATATTTAAAGAGATTAGCGGCGGAAACAAATAGTTTACACACTTTATTTGAAGATTGGGATAATTAAATTATCCACTTCTGCCCAACCGCACGGAAGAAAGGAAACTGCAATGAAACGAGAAGAGCTCAAACAACACGCGCAATCGCATTACGCAGACATTAAAGTGAGACTCAGGGAAGATACAGATCGCGCAATTATAAACTCTGAAATTTTTGGCCCCAATCTTCCTTTTCCGCAAAAACCGCGAGAAACCCACCATAATACCTTTTATCTTAAAGACCAAGATAGTGTATCCTGCCTATTCGGTTTAACCGATCGGAGCAAGACTGCGATCTTAAATTATGCAAGCTATAAACATCCAGGTGGTTATTTCCTTGGAGGTAGCTCTGCACAAGAAGAGGCATTGTGTCACGAAAGCAACCTTTATCCTATTCTTCTTGCTTTTGATGATACTTATTACGCATGGAATAGACAGAGACTGAATCGAGCCCTATATCTTGATAGAGCTATCTATACTCCTGATGTAGTCTTTGAAAAAGACGATAGTAGAAAATTAGCTGATGTAATTACTTGTGCTTCTCCTAATTATAGAACAGCACATACTTATCAGCAAGTTCCTCTTTCTCTAAACAATAGGATAATGGAAGAGAGAATTAATTTTATGTATCGAATTGCCGAGGTTAAGGGAGTGGAAAATTTAATCGCGGGAGCCTGGGGCTGTGGTGTTTTTATGCAAGATCCATCAACGGTCGCCACCTTGCTCGTAAACGCAGCCCGCAATTATAATATTCCAAATATCTATTTTGCGATTCCAAACCGCAATTCCCGCAATTTTAGAATTTTCTTGGAGGTTTTGGAAAAATGTTCAAGCAATTAATTATTGCGAGGCGAGACTTAAATATGTCTCCAGGGAAACTTGCCGCACAAGTTTCCCATGCTTCTATTGCTTTTCTTTTGGAAAAGTTATATTGGGGAAGTAAAGAAGTTGTTAAAGAAAGAGACGGTCTTATGTATCATATAGGAATAAGCCTCGATAGAGACTTATTCCATAATTGGATAGCGGAAGCGGAGACCAAAGTAGTTTGTAGAGCGAAGAATAAGAATGATTTGTTAAAGGCTGTTAAGATAGCAGAAGAATTAGGATGGGAAGAGAATAAGGATTATTGGCTTATCTATGATGCTTGTAGAACAGAGTTAGAACGCGAAGGCCCGGAAGGGACTTTGACGTGTATTGGATTTAGGCCAATGGAGGCGGAAGAAATTGACAAAATTGGGAAGAAGTATCAGCTTTATAATTAATATAGTTTTGATTTTACTATTGTTGACTGCTTGCGTGGAGGAGAACAATCGTTATCCAAGGCTAGAGTATATTCCTACAATGTGGAGATCTGATGCGATTAATATTAAACTAGAGGATGGATATATCTTAAAAGGATATGAAACGATAGAAACTGAGGATGGATATAATTTGATTTTTAGTTTTGAGGCAACCGACGATGGATAAAGTATTAGTATGGTTTGACGGCAAGCATTATTATAATATATGCGCAGTCTGTGGAGAATTATATCCAATTTACAAAGTAGAAGATCATATTATATATAATTTAAAAAAGAAGTGTAAATGCGGAGAGAAGAAGTGAGTTCTTCTCTCTTTTTCGTTATTGAGATTGAAAAGTCGATTTAGATTTTGAAATGGCGTGGCAGAACGATTTTACAAAAAAATTTCCAGTTTTTCCCAAAATACACGCCCCTCTTTCACATGGTAAAGTATTGAAGTGTAGTTGGCCTCTTTCACTCGTTAAAGTACGAAAGCAAGAAAGCACGCCCCTAAAGGAATACGCGCGCGTAAAGGGTTTGTGCAAACTGCACAACAAGATGTTATTTATTTTGTGCAAAAGAGAGAGAAAGAAATTTCAAAAAAACTATTGACAAGTGAGCGTTTTGGTGGTAAACTGGACTTGTCCAGTAGGACAGAGACAAAAGCACGGCACTTTGAAAATTAAAAAATTTCAAAAAAGGTATTGACAAACTGCTAAAGGTTTGATACAATACAGACAGAACAAAAGAGAACCACACCACAAAAAGAAAGGGAGTCAAAAGAGTATGAAAAAGATTGATTTTACCAATGAAGATCGAGCCATTATTATGGAGTATATGGCCGCTAAGATGGCTAAGTCTGCGGCGGAGGCGGCGGAGAAAGCAGCTAAGGCTAAGGCTAAAGAGCTATTCTCCAGATTAGGTAAGGCTTTTAAGGCTACGGACAAAACAAGTTATCTATATGGCACGGTACAAATGCAGGGTAAGGCGAAAGCGGTGGTATATAAAGAAACTACCGCAAAAGGAACGGTTGACTGGAAAGCCTATGCTATGGCATTAGGTGGAACGGAAGCCGAAGCAGAGCAATTCCGCAGACCTTCCGATATTCGTACCTCTTTTGATTGGGCGACAAAGACCCAAGAAGAAGAAATTAGAGGATAACAGTTTATAAACCCTGCCTTGCAAAACACAAGGCAAGGCAGGGTTATAATAATTAAAAGAAAGGGGTATACTATATGTATCAATTACAGGTTTTAGCCAATGAGAAAATGCGCTATTATGAACCATCCACCCTTTCAATGGCAAGATGGAAAGCCAGTCACGAGATAGTCAATCCCAATCATTGGATTGTAGATTTATCCAGTGGAGAAATCGTAGATTAAAAAGAAGCTGACCTAACGGCTATACGGGGAGAAAGGATAAAAGACTATGAACAATTATATTAAGTGGTTCGTTGGGCCTACTTTTAGAAAGCGTGAATTTATTAAACTTTTGCGGTATAAGATGAATGTGCGTTCCGCAGAGGTAGAGGACGGCATCATCTTAGACCTGGATGCTTTTAATGCCATGCGAGTGGCCTATATGCCACACTGGGCTTATATCAATAGAAAGTTTATCAATAGCAATCTGCATACCAGAATTGCAAGCGAAGACGAATATAAGGTTGCTATGGTCGGAGATACAATCGGTACTGAATGGGTTAAAGAACAGGAGGCAAAGAAATGGAAATGAGAATTATTAAGCGGATAGGAGGCGGCATTTGTGCCGCTCTCCTACTCTGGGCAGTTCTTAGTTGGGCTGATATAGTGGCGGATAACTGTGAGCCAAACCCACAGCACAGCGAATATAATATGTTCGTTCTCATGACTAAATAATAGGAGGAAAAAAATGTATAGAGGGACTTATATCGACGCCATGGGCCGCAAGCGCAGAGAGATGGGATATTTCAGTCTTAATAAGCCCACTCTGAATAAACTCCATATACCAGTAATTGTCCAAGCAAGAGATAAGACAAGTGCGGCGAATAAAATCAATAGGAAATATAAGTTGCGTATAAGTCCCAGCAATCTGCGGGAGGTGCCGATGGGCACGGGCTATCTCATGGAAACCATGGAGCTGTAAAGGAATAATACTTGACTGGCAATCTACACAAAGATTGCCAGTCATTTTTATGCACTTTTCCATATTGACTTTTCGCCGGGCCGCCAGCGTGCGCCGCGGCCCGAATTTTTATTTATTCGGCAATTTCAACAATTATATGACCGAAAGTCTGTGCAATTCGACGAAAGTTTTTCTCCCGAAATTACTTGACATTCCTTTTGCCATGTGTTATTATATACTTGTCCAAAGGGACAGGCCACAAAAAGAATTTGAAAGGAAGTAAAAAAAATGACTTTAGATATGGTTGCTTGGTTACTTTCTCCGCTTGCAGAAGATACTATGTTCTTTGACGGGGAGGGATTTGAAATTATCAATAAGAATACCCAAGCTCATTACCATGAATTACCTGATGGTAGAATAACTCTGGGAGGAGACGTAATCGAGGTATCTAAGGAATGGGTTCTAGGACTTCAGGTAACCGGCATTGAGGCAAGAGATAACAATTTAATCATTTATGTAGATGATTAAGAAAACTTGCGGGAGTGGAGGCCACAAACCTCCACTCCCCATGATAAAAAGGAGGAATAAATATGATTGCTGTTATTAAATTTGAAAGTGTAGAAAAATCTGCGGAGTTTGGAGACACAATTTGTAATATGGCTGGTTGGTGTTTGAATCATCCTCTTAATTCCAATGTTACCGGCTGTGTTCGTACTCTTGATTTTAATACCGGCGAAAAACAAGATAGAGCCTTATATAATTATCTGCTAAAAATTGGAGCTTTCGAGGAGGTGGAACTAAAGTGAGTATTGAGCGTTTACCGCATACATATCCTATCGGTTCCACTGTTTGGACAAATAAGGGATATGGCACAGTTCTACTTCACATTGGTAAATACCATCTGGTTTGGTTACAGAGATTAGGGCTGGCGTAATGCCGGCCCTATTGATTTTTTCAAAAAAATATATTATAATAATTATAGAAAAATAAAGAAAGGAGTTTTTCTAATGACCTTAGAAGTGCTGAAAGCACTCGCGGTTATTTTGGAGTTCTGTTTGAACTAGGATTCTTGTAAAAATTACCCTATGTCTCAGTTCTGCCAGAAAATGCCTTGCGAGTGGTAAATGTTCCTTCCGATTGTTCTAAATCGGCGATTCCCGTGATGGAGTCGTTTTTCGCACGAGCCTAGGTCACTAGAATTTATTTATCAAAATGCAAGAAACTACTTTCTCTCGCAAATTAGATTCAAGTGGTAGAATTATGATTCCGATTCGCTTGCGTGAACAAATGGGACTTACTTCCGGTTAGGAATACTATTTTACTACTATGGTAAAAGATGGTAGAAAATATATCTGTATTGACTGCGGATCGGTTGATTCCTCGCTTGAAGAAGCTATGAAAATTATCCAAGCAAACGGATTAAAGATTGTTGAAAATGCCGATTGACTTCTCAAAAGAAAGGGAGTTGTTGGTATGCAGAAATTAATGACCTCCTGAAATTCAGGAGGTTCTTTTTTTTTATTCGTTCGCCCGGCCGTGCACCACAGGCGCGGCCGGAATTTTCTCTTTTGTAGAAGTTGCACAATTTTCCAGCCGAAATTTTGTGCAGTTTGCCTCTTGTTTTCTATCCCGAAATCTGATATACTTTAATCAACCTAAAGAAAGGAAGTAAATCAAAATGAAAAAGATGCTCTGCTTTGATATGGATGGAACAATCGCTGACCTGTACGGCGTGGATGATTGGTTAAAAGATTTAATGAATGAAAATCCCTATCCATATACAGTCGCCAAACCTCTTTGCGATATAGAAGAATTGAATACCGTTCTTAATAAACTCATTGAGCAGGGCTGGGAAATTCGGGTTATCAGTTGGCTTGCAAAAGACAGTTCTAACTCATATAAAACTGCTGTTCGTGATGCAAAGCGCACTTGGCTTGCAAAATACAACTTCCCCGCACATAAAGTCCACCTTGTGGAATATGGCACAACAAAAGCAAATTGTGTGCGGAAACACTTTGAGCCGGGAATTAGCAATTTCATTTTGATTGATGATAATAAAAGTGTGCGGGATGGCTGGCATTTAGGGGAAACAATCGAGCCACATGAAGATTTACCTACGGCCTTATGGCGACTGGTAGAGTAATCCACCAGTCAATCTTAAAATAAGAAAGGAAGTTTTGTAAATGAAGATTAGAAAGGTTAATAGGCTTATCCTCAGCGAGGAAGAGCGACAAGTATTGAAAAATGCGTCCATTCTCATTGGTCAAATTGATCAGGTTATGGCCGACAATGAAATTGATGACGATATTTCGCTTGAAGATTTGAGCTATTGGCTTGACGAGATTATCAATAAAGAATATCTTGGATATTAAGAGGGCTTCGGCCCTCTTATTTTTACTCTTTAATATCGTTTGGGCGGCTCGCTGGCGCACGCGGCGAGCCGAGTTTTTGTTTTTGTCGATGTTGCACAATTTTGGCTTGCAAATTTTGTGCAATTTGCCATCTTGTAATTATCCCGAAAGTATGGTATTATATATTTGTCAAGAGGGGAAGGCCAAGAAATCAAGAGGTCGCGAACTCTTAGAAAGTAAAGGAAGTAAATTTATATTGTGTCGTAAGTCGAGTGAACGCCGTTAGAATAGGCCGTTCTAATGCCCAGTAGCTTGCAGTAAATCGCAATAAAAATTTCCTTTTCCTCTTGACATCAAGCATGATATGTGCTATAATAAACTCAACAAGAGGAAAGGAAGTCAAAGATTATGATTGATAAGCGTAGACACTATGTTTTGGTGGTTGATACTGAAACTGCTAACACACTGACTGAAACTGACGAAAACGGCAAAGCCCGCATGGATATGAGTTGCGTTCTTGTCTATGATTGCGGATGGGCGGTAGTGGATACCAAGGGCAATATTTATGAAACTGCCAGTTTTGTAAATAGGGACATTTTCAACGATGAGCGGGATCTCATGCGGACTGCTTATTATAATTGGAAAATTCCCCGCTATATTGAGGAACTGCGGGCCGGCACTCGTAAAATGGCTACCACTTATGAAATCCGCCAAGCTATGCTCAATACCATTGAGCGATACGGCATTAAGGAAGTTGCGGCTTATAATGCCAGATTTGACGATAATGCCTTGAGAGTTACACAGCGTTATGTGACCTACTCCAAGTGGCGTTATTGGTTCCCGTTTGACAGCGTGGAGATTTGGGATATTATGAAGATGACACAGGATGTTATCTGCAATATGCCCACTTATAAGAAATTCTGTCAGGAAAACGGATATGTCCAGGCTAATGGTGTCCCCCGCAAGACTGCGGAAATCGTGTGGCGGTTTATCTCCGGCAATACCGATTTTGAAGAAAGTCATACGGGGCTTGAGGATGTTCTCATTGAGGCGGAAATCATGTGGTATTGTATGCGCCAACATAAGCCCATGAGAAAGTCCCTGTATGAGAATAAAAGAGCGTTTCCGCCTATGACAGATTTTCAGCGTCAACTTTCCGCAAGTTTGAAAAATAATCCGACAATTCGGGTAGGGGCTTAAAGCCCCGCCCGATAGAAAGGAAAAGAAATGTTTTCAAGACAGTTTACCACTAACCATCTTGACCCCGATTATGTCTATGAGGTTATTCACCTTATGCAGCGGCTGGGATGGTTTGTTGATGGGCCGACAGAAACCGGACTTTTGACTGTAAATATCCTTCTGGATGATATGCCGCTTTGGGATATGGTTTATAGTTATATGATTGATATTTAAGAGGGCTTTACAGCCCTCTTATTTTTTTTATATCTAAAAGGTCGACGGCCCGCGGATGGCTGACGCGGGCCGAATTTTTCAATGGTAATGTTGCACAAAAATTTCGTCCCGTTTTTGTGCAGAATTTTGCACAAAAACTCTCTCCCAAAATTCCGATTTTTTGTGCAATTCGACGCTTGCAATCTGCTTTTGCTTGTGGTAAAATACATTCAGAAAGTGAGAGAGACGAACGGCAGACAGTGACAGCGAATTTCTCAAAAATCTTTCAAAAACCTCTTGACAAGCCTTTGAAGATGTGCTATAATAAGTACAGAAAACAAGGCAATGTACCTTGAAAATTAAATAAAAAGGGCTTGACAAACTTTCCAAAGTGTGTTACACTATAAGGGAGGTTGAGAGGGCAAACAAGTAAAGGGCAAAAGTTCTTGAAAAAAGTTTGAAAAACCTCTTGACAAGTACCAAATAGTGTGGTACAATATAATCAAAGGACAAGGACAGTCCTAAAAACCAGAAAGGATGTATATTATGGACGAGAAGAAAATCCGCATTACTAAGGCCCAGCGTTTTGAGGACATTAAGGCCCTCTTGACTGACGGCGAGGTAAAGTATGGCACTACCATCGAGGTGGCTATTACTGTCATTGACCATGAGCTGGAGCTTCTGCGTAAGAAGAATAGCTCCAGCGGTGATAAGAAGCTGACTCCCACCCAGCAGGAGAATGAGAATTTTAAGGAGCAGATTATGGAGTATCTGGCTGGTCTGGATGCCGATACCGATGGCGTGACCTGCACGGAAATTTTCAAGGCTATTCCTGATCTGACGGCCTATTCTAACCAGAAGGTCGCCGCCCTTGCGCGGCAGTTGAAACTTGATGGTCGAGTGGTCTGCACGGAGAAGAAGGGCAAGTCCCTCTTTAAGATGGCGTAACCCCGTATAGGGCGGGGTGAAAATCCCCGCCCTAACTTATAATATGGGGGTGATATTATATCCAGTCGCATTAGTGACGCTGAACGGATTGCAAGGTATAAAGCCCTGCAATTAACGCCGGAAGAGGAGGCAGATTTATTGGCCTATGATAAGGCGGTAGAGGCTGATAAAAAGACTGAATACGATTTACCGCCAGAAAAGGCGAAAATCGCTCAAAAGTTTGCCCATGCTGGAACGCGCAAACAGCCAACCGCATATAAGTTCACTACACGGCAACGCAAGCCAAACGCCACGAAAGGCGGTATAATTGCGGAATTGGCAGAGTTTTTAGAAAAAAACAGTCAATTCTCTATCGCTGACTTGTCTATTACTAACAAGGAAAGACAGATTGCGTTTTCTATTGGTGGGGATAGTTTCGAGTTGACGCTTGTGCAAAAGCGTAAACCGAAGAAATAACGTGGTAGGGTCGGCCTACCCCGGCCCTACCAGAAAAGAGGTAAGTTATAGTTAGTTTACAGACAAGGGGAAAAGAGTTTCTATATGTCGGACATTATATCGACAAAAAGGGGCGCTATATTCTCAAGATTGGCACAACAAATGATCTTGAGCGCAGAGCCGCAGAACATACGAGAAATTATAAGCGGGCTCCAGATTACACCATGTCGGAAGATGGTTCCTTTATCTATGATTGGCATATCAAACTTTCCAAGTATAATACCCTCCGATATGAGGATGTAAACCGGACTTTGTGGCAGAATATGGGAATTGGTCGTTTTATCAGAAATGACCGTTTCTTGTGCGACACTCCCCCGGCCATGGTTACGGTGGTTATTCGCAAGGCATACCCGATAATTCTCAATTAAAGAAAAATCTCCCCTTATGGGGAGATTTTTTTTACGCAAAATTTTGGGCGGACCGCTTGCGTGCGCCGCGGTCCGATTTTTTCTTCTATTGTCATTTTCAACAATTTTGAATTGAAAATCTGTGCAACTTGACAGCTTGACTTTCTCCCAAAAATGTGGTATCATTTAACTATGGAAAGGAGATAAAAGAAATGGAAAGTCTGAAACAATTTCGTGTTAATTTTCAAGTTACCTTTTGGTGTGAAGGTCGCAAGGGTATTTTCTCTAAGAAGCCTTATAAATTTACGGTATCATTTTGTGATGATATTATACTTTCTACCTTTTTAATCAATGCTCGAACCGAAAAAGAAGCGGTTAAAACGGGGAAAAACTATGTTGAAAATATAGTTCAATGTTGGGTTGAACAGTCAGAAGAAAATCAAGCCACAGGCGAATATATGATTTTAACTGGAAATATGGCTGATACAAAAAGATTTGAGTGGTCGCCTAAAATCTACGCCATTACCGGGTATGAAATTAAATTTATTTCTTGTGAAATGGTTTGCGACTGGGCAAAAGAAAGGGTCGAGAGAGCGGCAAGAGAACTGACTATGGAGCAATTTAAGCAAGTTTTTAGTGAAATTCCGGCTGAGATTTTTCATTAAAGAAAGGAGATTTTTAGATGGTTGATATTGATTTCAACAAACTGAATGATGAGGAGTTGCAATGGTTGAGTGCTACCGCCTATAAAGAAGTGGCACTTAGAAAACAAAAAGCGCAAGAGAAAGATTGGAATAGTCTAATCGAAAAGATAGACGAGTATTGTAAAAAGTATGGAGAAATAACTATCGTTGGATATGGAGATGAATTTGTTTTTGAATCTCCGATACGGTGTAACTGTATAGGAGAAATCAATTTAGAAAACGAGGATTAAGAAAAGAGAGGCTTTGGCCTCTCTTTTTATTTTATATTTTCTAAACTCGACGGGCCGGTCGCGGGCGACTCGGCCCGAATTTCCCCGATCGGACCATAGCGCAAAATTTTCATAGCAACTTGGCCATAACGCAACTTCATAGCAATTTTCCCAAAATTCATAACGCCATCTTTCAAACACCGATCGGCCCTACTTTACTTCTTCCTTTATCTAGTTCCGATCGGTCTCGCAATATTGGCTCTCTCGTCCAATTTTTTATAATAAAAATCTTAAAATTGTCAAGTATTCACAGTACCAAAACTTTCTAAAATACAACTAGCAATAGCAAAGATATAGCTATGAAAAACAAATACGACCAGAGATTTCTTTCGCGGAACCGATCGGTTTAACACGATTTTATGATAAAAAATAGCTCAAAAATAGAGATTTTAGCTAGATAAACCGATCGGCCCGCGATCTTTTACCTCTTGTTATCGCAAAATATAACAAAAAACCTCTAAAATCTTGCAAAAATGCGCGTTTTTCTAACAAATTTACTTAAAAATAAGCAAAAAATGCCTCGTTTTTCTCAAAATTTCTTGATATTCACAGAATTAAAACCATTAAAGATACAGCAAACAATAGTAAAGATGTTGCTAACTATTTGAAAAGGAAAAATCTTTTCCGCGGGATTCCGTTAAAGCGATCTTTTTATCTAGACCCGATCGGTTCGACAATATATAAAAAATATAATATAATATATACATAAGATAAAGAAAAGGAGGATTTTAGTTTAAGAAGCATCATAACGCTTTTTCTAACTAAAAGAACTTATTATGAATAGTTATGAGATTATGATTCGTGATGCAATGCAGAATGGTTCTACTCAGGAGGAGATTGCAAAGGCATTTACTGATGCTATGAATAGAATCTCCGAGGCTAACGCCGCAGACCATGAACGAGATATTCTTCTGGATGAGATTGAGTCTACTTTTTATGGCAATGTTGATGATTTGTCTCTCACTGAGGAGGACGTTGGTCGTGTAGCTGCGCTGGTTTATAGCAAGAGCAATCCTAAGTGGACAGCAAATGATATTAAGCAGTTTATGCAGGCTATGACTGTAACTGCTAAGACTTCCGCTCGAGTAGTCAATGCAAAGAGTCTTGATGAAGTAATTGACATTGCTGTTGACTCTATTTCTGATGCTCTCGCAAAGAGTGTGCCTCAGGTTAAGGGTAATACTAAGTCTGATGAAGATAGTATTATGGAGTTTTTGAAGCATTTAAAGTAACAAGAGGAAAAAGATTAAAGGAGAGAGAAGTATTGTAGCTTCTCTCCTTTTTTATATATATTATAATTGCGGAAGGCTAGGTTTACGATCGGTGTGACGAGTGTTATGATGGTTCGTACCTAGACCCGATCGGCACCCAACTCCATCATTTTATAAACTTCTTTTAATTTCCTTTAATTTCTTTCAATCTTCATATAAAGATAATCTACATCTCTATCCAGTTCTATTTATCTCTCTTATCCTTCATATATCTCTCCATTTTTATCTCGATTTTTCAATTCGATTTCTCTAAAACCTTCTTCTAACTTTTCAATTCGTTTTTCTAAATCGGTTATAGAGTCCTCTAAATCTTGAGTAAAAACATCTATACTTATCTACTATAACTCTACTTCTTCCTTCTACCTTTAAATTCTCTTCCATCCATTCTTCTAACTTATCATCAAATTTATTCTTTACAAAATATACCTTGCCTTCTTCTTCATCATCTTTAAAGTAAACTAATACTGGTTCATACTAATTTAATCCATTCTTCATGAATTGATAATTTTCTACCTTAATCGGTTTAAATACTTCCATGCCTTAATCCTCCTACTCATCGCTTTTTCACAAATACATGAAAAAGTCGCGACTGTTATCTTAATTCTGTTATCTAATATATGTTATATTTGTTGTATTGTCAGAATACCATGAAATGGATTTTTATTTACTTTCATGGTATTGTCAGAATACTATGACATGGTATTGTTGGAAAGCTATGAAAATCCTTTTTATTTAATTTCATAGTATTATCAGAATACCATGAAAACAATTTCATCGTTTTCCAACAAATACATGAAAATTTCATAGCTTTTTCACAATATGATGAAATCATAGTATTCTCAGAAATACATGAAATTTTTTTATAGTATTGCAGAAATACGATTAAAAAGAAAATTTCTCTCCATCTGGAGCTATATAATTATACTTATCGTCGTCACTATCAATAGGAATCTCGTAAAAATCGTAATATCCTTTTCTCTCAACTGGAACTAAATATCCCTTTTTTACCAATCCATCTATTGCACTTGTATATTTCGCTCTCTTTATACCAAGCTCTTTTTCTATAATAGTAGGCCCAAAATCATAATCAATTAACTTCTCAGATTGACTAGCAAAAAATATCCACAAAGAAAACTCTCCATCTGTCAACTCTCTACGGGCCGCAAATAACGCTTCCTTATTAATCCTAGCATATATATTATTAGTATCACATGGTTCCTTATGAATATGATTAATAGTTCGCTAATTAGGACTTCTTCTTTTGTCTGCCATGGCAATCATCCTCCAATAGCGAACTTATCCCTTTATACTTCTAAACTGCATCCCTTAAATCCTAACTATCTTCAAAAAGATAAACATTTAACCAAGGTTTCTAAACATTAGGAACAGTTCCAACAATAATAAAACCAAGATCACAAAGTTTGCGTGCTAACTTTACCGTAAAAACTTTATAAGTATCATTAGTCATTTAGTTTAATCTCCTTTAGTCTATTTTATTTTTCTCAATATATTCTTTAACAGCCTTTCTAATTACCTAAGACATTGTTAAATCACAACTCTTAGCAAAGACTTCCAAATCTTTCTTCTCTTCCTCTGTTAATCTAACAGAAACAGTGGAATAATTCATAAAATCACCTCTCTACTATTCTTTACTTTTATTATAACATAATTTTCTGGTTTTGTCCTAAAATTTGTTAAACTTTTTTCTAAAATTATAAACAATAGAACAATCAATACATTAGAAAATTTTGGACAAGTTATTAGAAAAAATCGGACACTTTATTAGAAATTTTTGGACACTCGTTAGAAAATTTTGGACAAAAATACCTCTATGACCATTTTATTAAAATTACCGCGGGATTGCCAATTTCTCTGCCTAAAAAATTCCCGCATCCGTGAGAAATTATGACGGTTCGTTATAATCCATAAGATTTACTTGCGTATCTTAATAAAATATGGTAATATATTTATATAAATAAGAAAAGAGGTTTTGCTCATGCCATTAGCTATTGGATTCTTTATATTACTCATGGTTACATCGCTTATAGTATTATATAAAGACTGTGACTCTTTTGCAGAATATCTATTCTCTACAATTCTCGGAGTTGTACTTTCAGCGTTTATCGCTTTCTTATTTGCGATTATAATTTGTGGTATTGTTATTTTTATTGAACCTGCAACTTATTCTGCAAAAACCACTCAAACATATTCTATTACTGCTTTGAGTGATAATTTTAGTTCTTACGTAGGCCGTTATTATACAGAAGATGGGCTCTATTACTCATTCCTGTATCAAACAGATAAAGGTATAACCGCCAAATCTATTGAGGCAGATCAGTCCTATATTAAGAATACAGATGATGCCCCATACATAGAAGAAAACAAAATCCGTTTTAAAAACCCAGTTTTGAATTTCCTGCTTGGGCCATGGTCTACCGAGTATACCATCTATATTCCAGAAGATTCATTTATCCAAGAGAATTATGTAATCGACCTTGAGTAAAATAAAGACGCTCTTAAAAGAGCGTCTTTATTTTTTTATAAAATTATTATATAATATATATAGAAAGTTAAGGAAAGGAAGTAAAAGTTATGAAGATTAGTGAACTGATTAAATCAGAAGGATATAAGAACTCCACTGTAAGAATCTGCGAGTTCCTCGGCTTTTCTGATACAGACCAACTCAAAAGAGCTAAATTCTTCGCTATTCAAGAAACTTATAGTCCTATTCCGGTTCTTGGAGTCAGCATTAATAATGGAGACCCAACTTGGCGGTTATGCGAAGTAGATAATAATGTAAGAGATCTCTATTCTGTTGATGAAGGATATAAAATTCGCCTTAAAATTTGCAACGAGTTCGGAGGTCGTACTTACTATCAAAGTGACTTTCTTTCCTTGCTAAAAAGTGGACATATTGTTTACTGTCCCGATGAAAATAAATATGAAATTAAACACATTGTTTGCGCAGAAAAAATCAGTGATGGAACAATCTTAATTCATGAATTTGATTCTATAGAGGAGGTGTAAAATATGGATATGTCATTTCTCGCATACACTGGCGCTTTTGAACTGGCTGCTCGAGAATTAGCTTCAAAGCCATGGACTATGAACGATCCATCTCAGCAAGCTCAAATCTGCGCAAAATACGGTATCTTTTTTGATAACATAACAGATGATGAAATTGATATGCTTTCTCAAATGGTTGAAGAGTATTCTAATTAAAGAAAGGAAGAGAAATATGATTGGAAAGACTATTACTGTAAATGGAGTAAAGTGCCTTGTTCTTGACGAAATTGATGGTAACCCCTTCGTAATTGCACTTGAAGTAGGAATTGATTTTGTTTTTGGAAATTCTAATAACTATAAAGAGAGTACATTGCGGAAGGGCGCTGAGGCTTGGCTTAAGAAAACTGGCATCAAGGCTATTCCGCGCGATGTCGACCTGACCGCAATGGATGGATATAAAGGATATGGTTCGCTAAATACCGCTGTTGCACCCCTTACCTTCGACGAATATCGCAAGTATAATCATATTCTAACTCCTCATATCAAGAATTGGTTCTGGCTTGTTACCCCTTGGGGATCTCCTGAGAAAGATAATTGGGCCTCGAACGGCGTTTGCTTTGTCAGCAGCGATGGTTCTGCGAACTGCAGCGGCTACTACTACAGCGGCGGACTGGCGCCGGCTTTCATTCTTGATAAAAATGAGAAGTCTCTTAGTGACTTTACTAATGAGGAGCTAATTGCTGAACTTAACAAGAGATTGAAGGTATAATTATGTATCGCCTTAGCTCTAAAGATATTGACCCAATTCTTGACAAATATACAGAAAAAGTTAATTCCAAAACAGAATATTATAAAATTCCGTATGATTCGTGGAGACTATTAAAGAAATTAGCTTCCTCAGAATTAACTTTTGAAGTTGAAACTAAAATTCGCTGTGGAGAAATTTTTCTACTCTTAAATAGTGGCTCTTTTCACTATGACATTCCCGTCACTTACGGTTTTGTAAGTATTATGAAAGAAAGGTTGACAAAGGCAATGTATACTGACTCTAATTCTGCTACTACTAATCCTAAGCCCAATAAGTCCTCTTTTAATATGAATATTGATTTCGGCCCTTGCGGGGACGAGGTAGCTTTTTCTCCTTATGGCTTGGCTATTCGTAATTCTAAGGGTGAATATTTTACCTATAATCCTACCTCTAAGCAGACCATTGATGTGACTGGTTTTACTTTCACCTTCCAGAATATGGTATATCGTATGCCTGTCGCGGCTTCTGCTGTAAAGGAAGGCGACATGATTATCCATAAGCATCACCCCATGTTCGTTTCGTCAATTTCTGAAGGTAACATTGAAGTCATTGATATCCTTGAGTCTGAGGTTAAAACTGTAATTCCCACCTCTAATCCCTTTGGCTTTAACTTTATTACCAAGATTATGCCTATCGTAAACTTTGGTAATACTGCACCTTCTCCTGACCAGCCTTTTGGCAATCTCATGCCTATGATGATGGCAAGCATGGTGTTTGGCGATAATGATGGCAATAATGGAAACGATATGGGTAAAATGTTTATGCTTTCTGCTATGATGGGCAACTCTAATCCTTTTAGCTTCCTCACTGGAGACACATCTAAGTAATCCTAATAGGCGAGATTGGAGAATTTCCAATCTCGCCTACACACGCATCTTCTATTTTTCTCTTGTTGCAATTATATTTATTATAATATATAATAAATATATAAAATAAGAAAGGAAGTAAATGCCATGACTGCTATTATTACTTGTTCTATCGAAAATAAAACTTTCGAGAGCCATTTCCCTATTGATAGAGAAACTCCTGAGTATATGATTGCGGACGAGGCATATAGACTTGCTATTCTTTTCGCGCAGACTCAGTTCATCGCAAAATTCGGTAGAATTATTTCTGGATATGATTTTGGCGAATTTCTCAAAAACCTTGATTATGATTATAAAATCAAAGAAGAGGCATCTTAAAACTTTATTAACTAGCAAAGAGCTTCCTTAAAGGAAGCTCTTTTTCTTTTGCAAAAATTAAAAAATAATGATATAATAATTATAGAAGATGAGGAAAGGAGTATCAAAAGATGAAGAATTACTACGAATACGAGGTAGAAATGTTTGAAGAGTTTCAGGTAAAGACTTATCAGGGCATTACCTATGGTAACAACTTCGCTGAAGCCCTCAGAAATGTAACTGATTACTACGGCGAGGAAGATTTAAATTCTGTAAAAATTATCCCCTGGGATTGCGAAGGCTGTATTGCTTTGAGCAAGAACGCTCTTGATGAACTTCGTGAAAATCATTAAGGAGGTTTAAATTATGCCTGTTGCACCTAGTTTTCAGTCCTATAAGCGCATTACTGAAGAGCCTTTTATTAAAAATGGTAAATATTATGTTACTGTAGAGCATCCAAATACTAAGAATCATCGAGATGTTCGCTACTACAGCGATGCAGAATATGCAAAAGCCTATGGTAAGAAGATTGTTGATACCGATAAAGGCTATGATGGTCTAAAGCATGCTCGCGGCTTTGACAATGGGCCTATTCTTGTAATTCGTGGGAATAAGGCTGCTGATGAAGATTGGCTGCGGGAGTCCGTAGCTAGATATGCCGTAGGGATTGGTTGGTATATCGCTTCTACCGATATTTTCCCTGATGATGCTCCTGAACATCTAAAGTATCTCCTGCTCGGTTGGGATGAATTCCGCGATGGAGATGACCGGCATATGAAGAAACCTGCGGATTTGTCTACCTTACTCGATAAAAAAGCTAGAAATAAAGAATGGGTTAAAATGAAATGAAAACTACTCTGCTGCTAATACTATATATGTTTCTTATCTTTTCGTCTCTAATACTTCTGTATTCTTCACCAACAATACTTCACGCAGTCTTATATAGTATCTGCGCAACTTGTTGGATTACAAATCTAATCCTTTTCATTAGAGATATTTGACATAAAAATTGCCACTTCAGCCAAGGAATCGGTTTGCAAAAAACAAAAAAATAAGTTATAATAAATATAGAAAGTAGGAAAGGAGATTTCTTGTAATGAGCGTTAGCTATTTTACTAAAATCGTTTATGGAGTTCGTCTTGAGAATGACGAAATTAATATCTTAAATCAGAAGGATGATGAATTTTGTGATAAAAATTGCGATTTTATTCACAGAGCTAACTACTATGATAACGATGAAGATATTGTAATTGGTATTCAAGTAGGCGATAACGTTGAAGAAGGGACAATTAGAGAAATCACTTTCTCTAATAACAATCTTGAAACCAGTGAACTTAAAAACATTTTGGGCGCGTTAAACATTACACGAGAACCTAAATGGTATGTAGTCCATTGTGTTTTGTAAATTACAAGAAATTTTCTTGACTTTACTCAAAAAATATCATATAATATAAATACAATAAAACAAGAGAGGAATTGATTAAATTATGTCTAACACTGTAAAGAAGCCCACAAAGAAAGCCAATTATAATGCTATTTTGAGCATTTTGTCTGTCGCTGAGAACGAGGGTCTTGTCCTCGAGTCCAGTGAAATTACTTATGATAGTCTGCGCGAGTTCGTCGAGCACGAGGTCGAGTTGCTTGACAATAAGGCTGCTGCTGCCGCTAAGAGAGCTGCTGCTAAGAAGGTCGAGGGAGATGCTCTTCGCGAGAAGATTTATGAAGTCCTTGGTGATGAGCCTATGACTATCAATGATATTGTAAAGGCTTTGAACGACGAGGACATTTCTGCTCAGATGGTTACTGCTCGTCTAACCCAGCTTGCTTCTCCTGAGGTCAATCGTGTTGCTAAGGAGACCGTAAGTGTTCCTGCTTCCACTGAGGGTGGAAAGTCTAAGAAGCTCTCTGCTTACCGCAGAATTGGCTAATTAAAACCTTTAGAAAGGTATCTACGAAAAGTAGATACCTTTCTTTTTAGCCATACTTTAGTACAAATTGCAAATCCAGAAGGGCCACCTGGAAAATTCATAATATGAAATGCCGCGAATAATATTACGCAAATAGCGATAATAATAAAAACCACAGTTAAAACTCCTTTTTTATTTATATATTTATTATAACAAAAGCAAAAGGATGTGTCAATTTGGCATTTTCATCTCAAGATTGACGGATTTTTTATTATATGCTATAATAAATATATAAATAAAGGAGGGCTTATTTAATGATATTTAGTGTAAATTATCATTCCAGCAATATAAAAATGGCTGGAGAGATACGTTGCCCCTACAATCAATTAGGAACAATCATTAAATTTCTTAAAGAAAATCCAAATAAAAGGTGTAATATAATTATTCCAGATGAATTAACTCAGGTGCAATTAACAAGATTGGCTGAGCAGGTTGAGATAATTAAAACAATAGCAAATGATTACACTATTCAATGCGGAAACATATATCAATTAAATGATTTAAAAGATATGGGATATAATAGATATTTGCGGTTCCCGGTTACTGATTGGGAAACTTTTCAAGAATTGCGGGAGGCCAAGATTAGTGACATCTATATAGATGGACCACTAGGATTTCAAATGGAGTTATTAGAAAAGGTTAAAGGAGATATTAAGATAAGAGTATCACCCACCATTTCCCCTAATGTCTCTCTATCCGCAGAAAGAAAACCTTCAAGTTTTTTTATTCGTCCAGAGGATCTCCATTTATATTCTGCTATTGATGTAATAGATTTTAAGCAACCTAATTTAGAAAAAGAAGATACTCTGTTTAATATCTATAATAGAGGTTCATTTAATTATGACATAAATCTTCTTATTGATGGCTTACCGGCAAGAAATAATCTAACATTTAAAGAAACATTTGCAAAAACTCGTTTAAACTGTGGGCAAAAATGTAATATACCCGGTCATTCTTGTCATTATTGTGATACTTATTTTTCAGTAATCTCGCATTTCCATGAACTTGCTAGACTTAGCAAAAAGAAATAATTAGATTTTTATATATTATAATATTATTATAAAGATAATAAAAGGAGTGTTTCTAAAGTGAAATGGTCGGAAATTCTTCCTCAAGAGGCACTGGATTTAAGTGTTCAACTTGAAAATCATGCTTTAGAAGAGCGCTCTAAAGGAAAGATTTTATTTCCAGAATAGGATAAAATCTTTAGAGCGCTTAATCTTACGCATCCAGAAGATGTAAAAGTTTGTATTGTAGGACAAGACCCGTATCATACCCCAGGCGCAGCAAACGGGTTAGCATTTTCTATTTCTGATGGGAGCCCCATTCAACCATCTTTAAGAAATATTTTTAGCGAGCTTAATAGCGATTTAGGGATTCCAATTCCGCAGTCTGGAGATTTAACATCTTGGGCAGAAAGAGGAGTATTGCTTCTTAATGCAAGTTTAACTGTCTATGAACATCAAGCCAATAGCTGTGTTAATTGGGGATGGAGTAGGTTTACAACAGCGGTGCTGAAAGCCGCAACCCATTTGCCACAACCTATTGTTTTTATGTTATGGGGAGCTAATGCTCAGAATTTATTAAAAGATTTAAATTCTAGTCCTATGGTATGGGATGGACCTGGAGTTGCCAGAGAGAATTTGATTAAGAAGGCTTATATTTTATCTTCCCATCCAAGTCCTTTTAGTGTAAGTAAACCATGTAAAGGAACTCCTGCGTTTAAAGGTAGTAAACCGTTTTCAACAGCAAATAATTTACTGCTTTCTATGGGTGGAGAACCGATTGATTGGAGTTTATAAGATGGGAGATATAATGTATAGATGATAGAATTACAGAAGTTACAAAATGATTTTGAATCTGTACTTGTTCATTCTCAAGATTATCCATTTTATCTCGATTCAAAAAATTTAATCGAACAATGGGCAGAAGCGAAAAAAGATATAATAAATCTTTTTGGCGGAGAATTGATATTAAGAAGCAAGGAACCAATTAAAATTCTTTTGACAGAAGAGCAGAAGAATAAAAGATTTGAAGAGTTTATTCAAGCTCTTGATGAAAACGGAATCTTAACTACTGATCTCGAATTATTTTTGAGAGATAATAAAGGAGGATTTTTTGATAACAGAGTTTTATTACCATATCCTTCTTTTAATATTCCACTAGGTTCTAAATTATCCAAATCTTTTAAGCGATTTATTAATAGTCAAGAGATTGTTAGATGGGCACAAGATACTGCTTCAAGATATATGCAAGAAAATAAAATAGAAGGATATTTATATCTTTCTATTCATCCTCTTGATTTCTTAACTATTTCAGAAAACAATGAAAATTGGTGGTCATGTCAGTCTCTTGATGGAGATTATAGAAGTGGAAATCTTAGTTATTTAGTAGATAAAACAACTATTGTTGCTTATTTATCTAATGGTAAACAAGAGCATCTAAAATGTCTTCCATTAGGAATGAAATGGAATAGCAAAAAATGGAGAATGTTAGTCCATACAGATGGTATCAGAAATATTTATTATAATAGACAATATCCATATGAATCAAGAGATTTACTCGCTTGTGTACATAATATGTTACTTAAATTGATTAAATTTGATATGTCTCTTCCTCTTGATTATGGATTTAAAGTAATCCAAACTCAATGGGGTAGTGAGCAACTTATATATAATCAAATAAATGCAGGTGGACGTATTCATGATACGAGAGATGTAATTGATATGAGTGATTATTTAGGATATTCCGATTTAGTTATTTCTAGTACATACGCACCGATTATATCAGTGAATAATGGAAAGTATGAGGATTATACAAAGCATTTAGATCAAAATAAATATGTGGAAGAACTATATTTTAATGATGTTTTTCAAATTAAAATTGGTGAAAGACCAATTTGCCCCTGTTGTGGAACAGAACATATAAATAGAGAAGATTCATTTTTATGTAATTTCTGCATATCAGAGAAAGAGGCAGATGAAGATTTCTTCTTGACTTGTAATAGTTGTTATCGTAGAATATATGATGAAGATAAAATTTATTGGATGGATGGTAGGCCGTATTGTAAGACTTGCCATAATCTAATGAAACAAGAGGATAGATTAATCGAGGAGGACGATGAATAATGGCAGTTAGACGAGGAGACGCAGCGAAAGACCTAATTACAAAGACAATTCTTTCAACATTTGAAGGTTCTTTTGTTTCGGATAAAAAGATTTACATTTCAGTAAAAGATGGAGCGAGTGGAGAAGTTGTTCAGATTGCTGTATCACTTACAATGCCTAAGACACCGATCGCGGGCGGAGGAGATAGTACGCTCTCTACATCAAGTTCTGATACTCCATCCGCAAATAGTTTTACTCCAACTGAGTTGGCTCCAGAGGATAAAGCTAAGATTGAGGAACTTAAAGCCAAGTTGGGAATTACTGATTAAAAATTTTGGGTATGGGTAATTAAGATATTTAATATAAAGTTTAATAATAGTACAAACTTCCTTACTAAAAGGGAAGCGTAAGAGAAATATTTTCTAGAACTTACGCTTCCTTGAAAAATAAAAAAAATTATTATATAATATATATAGAAAGTTAAGGAAAGGAAGTTTTGAGTTTATGAGTAAATATACTTATGCAGTTTCTTTCACTATCCTTGCTACTATTGAGAGTGATGAACCTCTAGCGGAGGAAGAGATTATTTCTCAGGCAGAACTTGAAACTTGTGTGACTAGAGATCTATGTAATGATATTGATATTACTGGTCTTTATGGAACACCTACTCCTTATTGATTATTTGAAAAATAAAAATAAATATTATATAATATTTATATAAGTTATCGACAGTAACTATAAATAATTGCACAGGTAAGGCGTGAGTGGGGCTGATATGCGTTAAATAAAATACTCACTTTATCTATACTCCGGTAGTTCAAAGGTTAGAACGGGCGACTTATAATCGCTTGATGCTTGGTTCGAGTCCAGCTCGGAGTACCATTTAAGAGGACAGACCCAATAGGAGGGCCCTCTTGCTATAAGACGCATACAGCAAATCTATTTCCAGAATAGTCAAATGGTTAAGACATTTCAACTCAAAGTGAAAAATTATCGGTTCGAATCCGATTTCCGGAGCTAAATAGCTAGCGTCTTGAAAACATTTGAAAAACTTTTATAAATATGATATAATATTTATAGAAAGTAAGAAAGGAAGTTGCATATGGATAAGAAGTTATATCTTGCACAACTCGCGGCCGAGGCTCTTTCTTGTTATAAAAATGAGGATAGTATTTGTGATGCTATTTGGCTTATGAATGGTGGAGTTGGTGGCCCCGAGGAACAGTGGGAGAACTTTAACGCAACTTTCAAGGATACCTTTGGTATTTCTTATGATGAAGCTAAACAACTGAATCTTTTTTGAAAAACAATAAAAAATATTGTATAATATTTATATAAGGCAGACACAGCAAATCTTTTATTAAATAAAACACTTATTTTTGGTTTAAGAAAGTTTATTTATTCTGCCTTGAGCTTGGGTCGGTAGCTCAGAAGAGTAGAGCGCTTGCCTGTTAAGCAAGATGTCGTGGGTTCGAGCCCCACCCTTCCCGCCAAAGTCGAGTTTGTGAGTAGCGCCGCGACTTTAACCCTAAACTCTCAATTCGTCCACTGCGAACTAAAATAATAGGCTGGCCCAATAGAGCGACGGGTAGTTCTGAAACAAATAGTTGCTCTTTTATGTTCTCGTGGTGCAATAGGCAGACACGCGTGGTTTAGAACCATGATGTTGCGGGTTCGACTCCCGCCGGGAACACCAGATGGTTCCGGTGACATTGTCTTAAACCCATATAAACCGGCGGAGCTATGGCCCGTAGTTGAAGACTGGATTTCTTGTCGTAAATGGCCAAGCATTTATGATGGCTAGTCAGTATTAAAAGAGGAAGCCTTGGAACTCGATCAATACCATAGAGATATGCGCGTGTGCTGGAATAGGCAGACAGGCGAGCTTGAGGTGCTCGTGTTCGAAAGAGCGTATGGGTTCAAGTCCCATCATGCGCACCATGGTTTCTACTGATTTCCCATGCTCAATAAGTCAGAAGTGTGATATATGTGAAACGACGAGGCACAAAGCACACGGGGTGCGTACGACCCTTCCTCGCCTTATACGGTGGCGTAGTTCAGTAGGCTAGAACGTCGGCCTGTCTTGGAGATTGATAGAGAATATCTTTAGAGAGAGGATTGATAGCATTGGAGAAATTAAATCCGTCTCAGATTGGAGATATTACAGAACTTAAATGTTAGGTGTATTTAATTGAGAATGGTTGGAATGTTCTTATCCCGATTGGAAATCATCAAAAGTATGATTTAGTGATAGAGAAGAACGGCAAATTCTATAAAATTCAAGTAAAGCACGCTATGCCAGTAGAGGAAACTGGATTTCTTGTTCGTACTAAATATGAAGTGCGAGAAAACGGAAAGGTTAAAAAAATGACTTATTCTGCTAAAGATGTAGACTATTTTATGACAGAGTTTAATGGAAAGTTTTATATGTTCCCTGTTTTTGGAACAGTAGAGACTAAGTTTTGGACTGTTGCCACAAGATTATCTACTCAAAAGCAGGCTAAAGATTTTAAAGCTGAAGATATTCTATCCACACTATAATCACTAAGGCACGCCGAAGGTCACGGGTTCAAACCCCGTCGTCATCGCCAATTTGAAAAACAATAAAAAATATTGTATAATATTTATATAAGGTTAAGAAAGAACAAAGTATCGCAAGTCGTATATAGGCAGCGATAGCGCGCAAGCGAATCAGCAATGCGGTGTCCCTTTTAGGTTGATGCCTGGCACATTGGACTGTAGTAGCCGATAAATTAGAGCGTAGTTCTCCTTGATTGACACGACCAATCATCTTAATCACAATATGGGGCATTAGCTCAGTTGGGAGAGCGCCTGCCTTGCAAGCAGGAGGTCACGAGTTCGACCCTCGTATGTTCCACCATAGGTATCTACTAATAATTATATATGATACCGTCTAATGATTACAGGTTTTTATTGATTTCATTGCCATAAGAACAATAGGGCATTCCTATTTCCGTCCTTAATAGAAATAGGTGGTTTTCAGTGACGCCGCTGTTCACCAACTAGAAGATAAGTTAATATTCTCTTTATATATAGTAATGACAGTATAGCTTATAATAAACAATGGCTATTATTAAATAAGACAGAAAGAGATTATTAAAAGTGCAGATATGCTCGGTTAGTCAAGTGGTAAAGACGCTGGCCTTTCACGCCAGAAACACGGGTTCGACTCCCGTACCGAGTAGGAGTACAAATCTTGGAACCTGCACGTGGTGTACTCTGCTATTACTAATACCAAGAAATATAAAAAGGAGTCATTTAGTTATGGCATACATTTATTAGATTATCAATGACATAAATGATAAAATTTATGTCGGAAAAACTGAATTTTCTATCGAAAAACGCTTTAAAGAACATTGTAGAGATGCTTTTAAGGAGCGTAGCGAAAAGCGTCCTTTGTATTCTGCGATGCGAAAATATGGAGTTGAACATTTTCATATTGAACTAATTGAAGAAACAAATAATCCAGAAGAGAGAGAAATTTACTGGATTGAACAGCTTGGGAGTTTTAAGCATGGATATAATGCAACCCAAGGTGGTGATGGACGTAGATATATAGATTATGATTTAGTTCTGCGTGTTTTTCGAGAAACCCATAAAATAAAAAAGACTGCTGATATTCTAGGGTATGATGAACATACTGTCGGCAGGATAGTAAATCAAGCCAATGAAATTGTTAAAACTCCGGCTGAAGTTGGTAAAGAATATGGTAGACCAGTGGCTCAATATTCTGAAAATGGAGAATTATTGGCGGTATTCGAAAATCTCTCCGCGGCAGGGCGTTCGATTGGTAAACCGAGGGCGCATATAAGTCAATGTGCTAATGGTCAAAGAAAAACTGCTTACGGATTTATTTGGAAGTTTATCTAGTCAGAAGATTAAACAATAGAAAAGGAGATTGCTATTATGAAGAATGTTCACGGGAAGTTCAACTCTTTCGTAGAGCTTGGTAAGGCTCTCGGAATTAAGGTTCCGCAGAATGTGGAAAAGGAACGTAAGTGTTCTAATTGCGGAAACCCGCTTCGCAAGGTTGGTAACACAAATGTTTATATTTGTGATTATTCCATTCTTGAGGACAACGAGTTGAACGGAACTCCCGTGCAGGTGTTCACTAAATGTGGCGCCGTCGAACTTAGCGATTAACTAAAAGACCTGAGCAAGTCAATAAACTGCTCTTTAAATGGCCTTGTCGACGAAATGGCAAAGTCGCCACCCTCTCGAGGTTGATGGGTTCGAATCCCTCCAAGGTCACCAGATGTATGGGTTCCACAGTTTCGAGTGAAAGAAAAGACGGGCCTTTCTTGTGCGTAGAGTATGGTACGGCAAGAATGAATTATTGATATGTGGCACGCCCTTGCTTAATTAAAGTGAAACGGTTCCGGCTGATACATCCAGCGGAGGGGCGCAAGAGTACCGTGGCTATTAGAGTTATTCCAAAATATAGAATATATGAGGCGAGAATAAAAAGCGAGGAGTGGCAACGCAGACCAACTCAAGAGTGTCTAGGCGTTAAGTAGTAAAAATATATTTTGGTTTCATTATAATTTAATTCTAATAGCTGTATATCGCGGGAAGGGTGTTGGTTCCCAGTCGAGTCTCATAAACTCGATTACGCGAGTTCAATTCTCGCTCCCGCACCCATTAGGTGCCAAGAACCTAAAGGCTCAGTTGAAGCGGCTTTATATAGCGCTGTATAAAGAAATCGGCTGGCTGAGAGATAAAATCTGGAGTAACGAAAAGAGTTCGGGGATGGAAGTCAACGACCTCGTTAAAAAATTAAGTTGGCACCGATTATTTTCTCAATAGAGATTTATATATAAAAGACTAGCGAATCGGGAACCTATCAAAAGTGCAAGATAGGCTGTTAGAATGGCACTACCGATTAAAATAAATTAAGGAGGTATTAAAAAATGATGGATATTGATGATTTCATTTTCGCAGAAACAGAAGTTATTCATAGTGATAGATAACTTTTATGTTTAATGCGGCCTCCGATAGGTGATGGTTCCAAGCCCATAAAACGCAGAGGAAACATATTTGGAGGGGTGGCAGAGTAGGTTGAATGCGAGGGATTGCTAATCCCTTGATTGTGGAAACACGGTCCGGAGGTTCGAATCCTCTCCCCTTCGCCAATAGCCAATCGGGATAAGACACTGTTATATATGCCGGCCGCATATAAACGAGGCTATTGTGTCAACTACGAAAACCGACTAAGTAGTTCCGTTTGCTTGCGGTGATAATACAAGCGATTAACGAAATAATAGGGCTTGTGAAGGTTTGGAAGTATAGCCGCCTGCCGGTCTCAATGAGACAAAAACAACTTCAATATAATCTCGTCAAGTTTTTCGGTACTGCTGCGGGAGCCTATGGGGAAGAGAAGGCCAAAACCGAAAGACAGAGGAATGGGTTCGACTCCCATACGACCGGCGATTAAGCTGGCGGTTGGTGTATAGTGCGGAAACGAGCATACTGTCGATTTTCTTAACCCGAGCCGGGGTTTATACCGGCCATTATACGCTGGATTAGCTCAATAGGTAGAGCAATCGCCTTGTAAGCGATAGGTTAAGAGTTCGAGTCTCTTATCCAGCTCCAGCCTCGGCAGAGGCGTTTAAACGCGGCAAGAAAGCCTGCAAGATATTGTGGCCACTTTATCAAGCAGTCCGTATGGTAAATCGAGTCGGATAGGGTTAGATAGGGCGCAGAGAATTGTACCGCCAATTCCGAGCGCAAAGGCCGGAGGCTAATACCCGATATTAAAATCTATTGCTAATATGTTGTGCGTAGCTTAATTGGTAGAGCATCAGATTGTGGTTCTGAGAGGTGCGAGTTCAAGTCTCGTCGTACACCCCATAGACCTATTCAGCAACTTTAAATCATATGTTTTTGGTACATAATAAGATGAAAAGAGGTCTAGTAAAATGAATTTAAAAACTATAAAGCAGGCTCAAAAGAAATCTCCAGAAGAGCTGCAAGAATATCTTCATTTTAAACAGAGAGGTTCTATAACAAGAGCAAAGAAAGGAAAAGGTTCCTTTAATAGAAAACTCAAGCATAAAAATCTTTTTGAAAATTCTTAATTTTTATTATATAATATATATAGAAAGTTAAGGAAAGGAAGTTTTGAGTTATGATTATTGCTTCTGCAATTAAATTTATTCCTCACTTTAGTAAGTACCCTGTAATTATTTGCGGGAAGCGCCATGCAGATTGCCTCGAAGAAGCATATCAGATGGGGTATGAATGGGATAAAGAAGATTTAGTGCAAGGGTTCTTAACTGATGATGCTAAATTCCTTGATAGATACGACGCAAAGCCTGAAGCCCGCAGATGTAGACAGTTAATTGTCGATGATGACAAATATCGAGAATTGTTTAGTGAAGATATGTGGCTAGAGGAGGATTAAGTGTGAGAGACGCAAATCGCATTTCTAGTATTGCTAATAAGATTGAGGTTATTTGGCGAAAGACTAATCCAAATCTGCGCTTTTGGCAATTTCTTGAAGTGCTAGTTTGTAGATATAATGCAGATCATTCTCTTACTGATCGTAAAACTATGAATGAGATGTTCTATGTTGAGGATGAAGATTTTGAAAAGATTCTCGATAATATCCTAAGTGAACTTTAAAAGTTTACAGTCGCGTGTGTAGCTCAGTAGGCTAGAGCACCTGCCTTTTAAGCAGGGAGTCGCGAGTTCGAATCTCGCCACATGCACCATTTCTACTCTTGAGTGAGACACAACTGTTATTCTGTGCACGAGAATTTTCAGTCAAGGTTAAACCGAGTAGCGTTTCTGGTAGTCTGGCGTTACGAAGACTGCATGACTTAGGGACAACTTGATGACGATTCTCTGATTCAAGAAGAAGAAAACAATTTCGTTCATCTCCGCATTTTGGTTTGTTTTGTTTGAGCGGGTTATCTGTGAACAAACGACAAAGTCGACTTGGGTTAGGTAGTACCTCTAAAAAACAGGGAAACTACCATATGCAGGATTAGTGTTAGCGGCTAGCACGTCTGCCTTCCAAGCAGAAAGGGCCGGTTCGAATCCGGTATCTTGCTCCACCCCTCGTAGCCGGGGCGAATAGACTGCGGGAAGCTCCTCCTCGGAGGTGTATAAAGGAAAGCCACGCCATTCTTCGGCGGAAAAGTTGAAAGTGATAAACTGGGTGTCAAAAAACTTTCTGTTGGCGGACATAACGCTGGGCTGTTGTCGAGGTATGCCCTAAGGCCTCAGACTGGGGAAATGGTTCTCCTCAATGCGTGTGACGCCGAAACGAACCTATTATATGCTTCGGTAGTTCAGTTGGTTAGAATATGCGACTGATAATCGCGAGGTCGGCAGTTCAAATCTGCCTCGGAGCACCAACCGAATGTCAGCCTTGATAGATGGCAGGGTGAATACCTAACGCAAAATTCTATCATGTGCAAAGAGTTCGGTTCGAAAAATTCTTTGTGGGACAAAGACCACAGAGGCCATGCTACACTAGGGTGTCATGCTGCTTTGACTAGAGTGTAGAACAAAAGGCTTTTGTTTATCGAGTTCGCCCGTCAGTGGAAGCAGCTCCAAAGTAACTCGATTAGGGCTGGGGACGCTCAGCTTACATAGGGCGATCGGTTAATGGCTAAACCAATGGTCTCCAAAACCATGACTGTAGGTTCGAATCCTACTCGCCCTGCCAATAAAAGGAGAGAGTACCATGTCTATAGCAAGTTATGCAGAAGTTCGCGATATGGTAATCCATGGTGATAATGGTATCAATCAATACTGCATTATTGCAGTTGATGAATTTTCCTTTGAAGATTACCCTATTTATGCAGTTGATATAAATGAAGCGATTAGTCTTATTGATAGAACCAATAGTTTAAATATGCAACGGGTTCTTGAAGTTTATAACTATCAACAAGATCTGGAAGAGCAGTTCAAAGAGTTTCGTACATGGAGAATATAAAAGGAGGTCGATAAAATGGTAATGGATATTAATATCAAAAGCACAAGTGATGTTGAGCGTCTAAATGCCGTAGCGAGTAAAACTCCAGATGTACTTTGGGTTCATTCTAATGACGGTATGATTATGGTTGATGCTCGTAGTCTGCTTGGTTTATTTGCTCTAATTGGAAAGCCATGTAAATTGGTTGCAGAAGATAGCACAGACTATAAAATTCTTGCAAGAGTAGCAAGAAAAGCTGGAGTAGCTTAATGCTCCTTATTTGCCCCGTTAGCTCAGCTGGAAAGAGCAACCGCCTTCTAAGCGGTAGGTCATTGGTTCAAGTCCAATACGGGGTACCATCTCTATTAGTTTAAAAGTGGAAAACACAAGAGCGCGCGTCTTGGTTGTGAGTTGAGCATCGCCTCACATAGAGAGCCTATGGGCCATTAGCTTAACGGGCAGAGCAGTAGGTTGAAGCCCTACGGGACGAGGTTCGAGTCCTCGGTGGCCCACCAGTCCGCAGGACAAAATTTCTTGAAGTGTTTATGTATCTCTCCTCTTGCGCATTATATAGTCTAGTATTTGATTATTTCTGCAACGAAAGCAAGAGGAGCCAATTAAATCTGTTGAAAGGAGACATAAATATGTCATACATCTACAAGATTTCTAATGATATTAACGATTAGATTTATATTGGTTAGACTCGTGGAACTTTAGAATCTCGATTAAAAGAACATTTATATGATGCTAAAGTAAATAAAGATAATAGTAAATTCCATAAAGCTATTCGTGAACTTGGGAGTGAACATTTTTCTATTTCTATGATTGAAGAATGTCCTACTGAGTATCTTAATGAAAGAGAACGCTTTTAGATTGCTTATTATAATTCTCAAGAATACGGGTATAATTCAACTCGCGGTGGGCAGAATGATCCATATTATACAGATATAGATAAAGCAGTTGAGTATTATCTTCATCATAAAGATGAAAAAACTTTAACCGAAATTACTAAAGATTTAAGAATCCAACCTAATCGGTTAAGAGATTTGCTTGAAGAGTTAGGACTAAGAAATAAACAAACATATACTTCATATAGCGAGATCTCTCAACAAGAGAAAGATTCTATTTGTAGAGAATATTCTCAAGGTACTACAATTACAGATTTAACTAAAAAATATCATCATGACTTTGATACGATTAAAAATATATTGAAGGAAAGAAATCTATATGCCTCAAGGTCTAAATCAGTATTACAATATACGATTGATGGTACTTTAGTTAAAGAATGGCCCACTTTAGCGGCCGCGGTGAAAGAATATAACAATAGACATATTGGAGAATGCGCTAGAGGAAAACGCAAAACTGCGGCAGGATATAAGTGGAAGTATACACATGGGGCTGATAATCTGGATTCGATTGGGGACTAAAAGGCTAAAACACACGGGTAGGCAATCACCTTACGAAGCGACTTAAAAATTAACTGACGAAGATTATTTCGAAAATTATCTTGCTGCTTGATAGCAGTTTTTAACCCATGCTTTTTCTTTGTTCAAGCTATAATTAAACAAAGTGGTGGAGGCCAGAAACTGGTACATTTGTGGAGCGAGGATGCTTATGCCATATCCGCTTAATGATAAAATATAAGCTATCGTGTAAGTATGTTTTAGTTGACTAGGTTGCTCAAGACCGGGGTTCGACTCCCCGCAGCTCCACCATCTATGCGTTTCTAACTCAACTGGAAGAGTAGCGGTCTCTTAAACCGAGAGATGTGGGTTCAAATCCCACGGAGCGCACCAAACAAGAGGAAAGGAAGTTTATGATGGAGATTGAAAGAAAGTGGATTCTTCAAAGAGTTCCAACAGAGTTTCGATTAGTTAGAAATTCTCAGGTAGAGCAATTCTACGTCTCAACAAGTCCTGAAGTGCGCTTGAGGCACAATCCCGCAAGTAAAGAGCCTTTTAGAATTACCGTAAAAGGTGAAGGGACTTTAACAAGAGAAGAAATTGAAGCAGAAATTTCGGAAGATTTTTATAATCAGCTAAAAGATTTTGTCGGTAAATCTCCAATTAAGAAAAATTATTCCGTTTTTAATTGCGGCGGGTATCCACTCACGGTTTCTGTAGTAGATGATGGAGCTTTTATCTATGCAGAAATTGAATTTGAATCAGAGGAGCAGGCCCGCGACTATCAGTTTCCTATTGATGATGCTATTGAAGTGACGGATGATTCAAATTACAAGATGAAAAATTATTGGTTACGCACTCGTAATTAAAATTTAGACCCGTACTGCAAAAAAACTCTTTACCTGTTGTTTGAACTGGAGAAAAAGATGATGGGTCTAGTATATGCGCCAGTAGCATAACGGAGAGTGCACAGGGCTACGGGCCCTGGCTTGTGGGAGTTCAAATCTTCTCTGGCGTACCATATGCAGAGATGGCCGAGTCTGGTTTATGGCGCCTGCCTAGAAAGCAGGAGGTCGAAAGATCCGTGGGTTCAAATCCTACTCTCTGCGCCATATTGGTATCTTACATGCAAGTCTGAAAGGCAGTAAGAATAAATCGTAGGGCCTTAAATCCGAGCCAGTAAAATAGAAGAGCTATACTTCGAGATACCCTTCGAGGATTGGAGCAACGAAGGTAAAAAAATAAAGTCCCCAAGATGTTTTCCGGTATCAGTATATAACCGGCATAGAGCAGAAGGGTTTAGGGTCGGTGCCCCATATAGCATTAGAGGAAACGATAAGGACCAGGCATGGAAATCTGCGGAAGTGCGGAAAACCCTAGGTTAATATAGAGGATGTAGTGTAACGGTAACACGCTTGCTTTGGGAGCAAGAATAGCGGTTCGAATCCGACATCTTCTACCATCTCGCGTAAATAGCGAGAATATGTATCACTCCTTTCCTATATAGACTCAATACAGCAAATATATGTAAATATACTTGTATGAAAAGATTTTACTAAATAAATCTTATTTAGAAAGCTAAGAAGCATTTTCTTTTTGAAGGGAAGCCAAGAAAATGTTGAGCATATGGGCAAGCCCTTTTGAGTCTAGTCTTTAGAAACTTTTGAAAATATTAAAAATAAATGATATAATATTTATAGAAAGTTGAGAGAGGAAGTCTTAAATATGAAGAATAACTTTGTTGCTATGGGTTGCTTTTATCGAGCTAATCCTTATGGTCTTGTTAAGACTATTTGTCGTGGTTTCGATGCTGACTCTGGAGATGTTATGATTGCTTATGTTCAAGTCGGCAAAGGTGGTTGCGCGAGCGAAGTTTTCTTTATGCTTGAGAACGAATTTAAAAATATCTTTCTGAGTTAAATGCCCGGTTAGCTCAGCTGGGAGAGCATCGCGTTTACACCGCGGAGGTCGGCGGTTCGAGCCCGTCACCGGGTACCACTTAAAGTCTAGGAGAAAATTATGAATTTTGTTGTTGGAGTTCTTAGTTTCTTTGAAAATGAAATTAAGTTAGAGAAGATTACTGCTGAATCAGAAAAAGAAGCTCTAAAGAAACATTCTCTTTTGAATGGATATACCATTGATGAAGATGCTTCTTTAGAGAAGATTTATGACGATTTGTTCAACTGCGATATAGCAGCGAGTGTAATTAAAATATAAGTAAAATAAAGACGCATACAGCAAATTCTTCTTAATAGAAGATGCAGGTTCGAATCCTGTGGATCGCGCTTAGCGATTTTGGCGGAATGGTTTACGCAACTGTCTGATAAACAGTCTTTTCTTTAATGCGTCTTGATTTATAGCGGATTGGTGTAATGGTAACACGCGGGACTTTGACTCCCTTGTTAGAGGTTCGACCCCTCTATCCGCTGCCATATACCGCTTTAGTGTAGCGGTCTGCACGCTTGGCTCTGAACCAAGAAGTTTTCGTTCAACACGAAGAAGCGGTGCCAGTAATAGAAGCAATACGTACAGAAATCGTAAATAAGACTTCTATTGCCAGGATGTAGGATTGAAAGCGTCCACCATTTAAAGAGTGGCGAGTAAACCTGCAGGGCTCGCCTTTGGCGTAGTAGCACACTGACGAGGTTCTCGATTAACCTTATCCAAAATCGTTTATATGGGGAGTTAGCTCAGTTGGTAGAGCGCGTTATAGTTTGGTCTTGTTAAAGACCGTAACAGCAATCTTTAACTTGCTTTGGGTGCACGATGTCGCAGGTTCGAGTCCTGCACTCCCCGCCGAATACACCGGAGATACTTTCATCTGCCGGGGAAGAGGAAGAGAAAGGTGAGAAGCACAACTCAGCATAAAAATGTGCAATATCCCGGAGTGGTGGAATTGGCAGACACAGGGGACTTAAAATCCCCTGGGAGCAATCTCGTACGGGTTCGAGTCCCGTCTCCGGGACCAAACAATTCTTTTATATATGGGTCAGTAAAGTGCTAAAGTAGACACCCCGGTCTGTAAAACCGGTGCTTTCGAGCTCGAGTGGGTGCGATTCCCTCCTGGCCCACCACATCTAACAATAGGAAAGGAAGTAAATAGATGAATATTGTCCATACAGGAAATCGTTTTTAGGTATATGGTGACGATGTAAAAACTTATAAAGAGTTACCAATCGGAACCTATACAATCGGTTTCCATCCCCAAATGGGAATTTGGCTTTCTGTTCATAATAATTTGCAGATTGGCGAAGAAAAAGTTTATGGCTCGCATAGTCATAAGGTAGAGAAAGTTTTCAACTCTTTCGATAAGTCCGAGCGAAACTTTGGTATAATTCTTTCTGGTAAGAAAGGTATTGGCAAATCTCTTTTTGCAAGAATGATCGCGGATGCCGCGATCAAGCGAGAAATGCCAGTGATTGTAGTCGATTCTCCTATCCCCGGAATTAGTAATTTCCTCAGTTCCATTGAACAAGAAGTTGTTATTATCTTTGACGAGTTTGAAAAGACTTTTGCCAGGAATGATGACGGCGATCCGCAGGTAGGACTTTTAAGTCTATTTGATGGGATTGATAATGGAAAGAAACTTTTTGTTATCACTTGTAACGATACAAGAAAATTGAACGAATTTCTTATCAATCGCCCTGGTCGTTTTCACTATCATTTTGAGATTGGCTGTCCTACCGCAGATGAAGTACGGGCATATATGATGGATGCGCTTGGAAGCGGCAAGGAAGAGGAAATTGAAAAGGTTGTTAAGTTATCGCAGGTCGCAGACATCACTTATGATAGCCTAAGGGCTATTGCTTTTGATTTGAAACAGGGTTATCCTTTGGAGGAAACCTTAATGGATTTGAATATTAACTATGAGAGAGGTGTTCTCTTTGATGTTAATGTTCGTTTGACTAATGGTTGGATTATGACTGCATATAATTATAATCTCGATCTTTATGCCAAAGAGGTTCAGTGTCTTCGGTTTAAAAAAGATAAGAATGATTTCTACCTTTCTTTTGATCCAGGAAAGATTAAATCTATGGATGGTACTCTCGTACTTATGGGCGTAGATGCTAATTTCTATTGTGATTTTGATGCTTTCGATTATGATTACCCCACTGAGGAAGAGAGTGCAAAGGCTAGAAAGGAATTTAACGAAAAAGTAAGGGTTGAAAATGCAACCTTTACTAAGGTTTCAATTTATGGAGTCAATAAGTATATTGACCTTTAATATAAAGACCTAAGCAAGTCTTAAAACTGCTTTATATATTGCGGGTAGGACAAGTGGTTAAGTCGCAGCCCTCATAAGGCTTGAGGAATGAGTTCGATTCTCATACCCGCAACCATCCATCGTTGCAGCGGTGTTTATATATATTTCATTTATAAATGCAATATGTATGATTGAGGTTCTGCAAAACCTTGATTACCCTAGAGGGGCTAGCCATAAGCTAGCCCCTCTTTTCTGTTGTCCTCGTTCTGCTCCGAGTTTCCGTTCGCGCAGGCTCACCAAATTTTTCTTTCAAAAATGGGGTTTGGACAATTTATGTGAAATCTCTTGTCAATATTGTTATATAGTATAAAGAGAGATAATTTTCTCTACTTCTTTATGATTACTGTTGGTAAAAATACAGCCAATAAAATTATATATGGCGCGATTCATTTTTTATGTGATTACCAAAGTGATGTTGCTAATCTCCCTACAAACCGAAAGCCAGGCAGTTCGGCATATGTAATTGAAAATGGAAATAAATATATTCTCAATTCTGATCATGAATGGGTGTTGTAGCCCTCTGGTGGAGGCGGAGATTAGCCTCTTCCTCCAGAAGATACAACTATTATTTATGATGGCGGACTAATTGGCTAAAGGAGGGAGTGACTTTGGCTGAAGTTGTTTATAAAACAATATTTTAGTTCAAGCGAGGAACATCAGAGAAGTGGACCGAATTAAATCCAATTCTTCGTCAAGGTGAGCCGGGATTTGAAATAGATACTGGAAAGTTAAAAATTGGAGATGGATCCACCGAGTGGAAATAGTTAAAATATATAAATAGTAGTTTGGTAAATGTTGATGTAGACAATCAATCTATTGTTATTGATGGAATTGGACAGATTTCATTAAAAGGATTTACAGAAGCATCAACAGGGCAATCTATTAGAAAAAGAGAAGATGGCACATTAGAGTGGTATACTCCAATATCTTAGGATAAAGTAATAGAAACTATCTCTATCGGAAATAAAGATTTGCCGGTTGAAGATAATAAAGTTACTATTCCGGCGGGAACAGAAGAAAATCTTGGTTTAATTAAGGGGAGTAGTTAGAATAACTAGATAAAAATACTTTCAGATGGAACCGGAGAAATTAATTCTGTAGGACTAGATAAAATAGTGGATGTTGAAGGTTTTACTTTAATATTAAACTGTGGGACAGCAGTAGACTAAAATAAGGAGGCATTTTAAAGATGGCCAATGAATTAAAAACTAGAATCCAACTTAGACATGATACCGAGGAAAATTGGACTTCAGTTAAGGACTCCTTTATTCCTCTCGTTGGAGAGGCTTGTCTTACCACTGATGGCGAGAATAAAGGAAAAGTAAAATATGGTGATGGAACAAGCACTTGGGGGTTAGTTAGAATATTCTGGTGGAAAAGATATTGTAGAAGTTGATTCATCTATTGTAAAATTTGATGATGATTTTACATTTACCTATACTTTTGGTAAATATGCTCCTGGAGGAGATGGATCTGTTAATATTCCCGCGACTGGAAAAACATTAGATCAATTACTGCTAGATGCTTTTGCGGAAGAAAAAAATCCTACTATTACGCAACCTTCTGTTAGTATTTCCTCTAGTCAAATGAAAGCGTATGAAGCAGGCACTAATGTAACTCCAACTTATACTGCAACTTTAAATAAAGGATCTTATCAATACGGCCCAGACACTGGAATTACAGCAACCGGTTGGAGCGTCCAATTTGATGAAGAAACAAAAACAGAAGCTACTGGAACTTTCTCTGAAATTCAAGTTGAAGATGCTACTAATTTAAAGATTACAGCAACAGCTAATTATGGGAATGGAGCTATTCCTGTTACAAATCTTGGTTCTGAATATGCAGAAGGACAGATTAAAGCTGGATCTAAGTCTAATAGCACAGGAGCTATTACTGGATATCGCTAGATTTTTTATGGAGTTAATAATTCTACAGATCCTTTAACTAGCGCGATTATTCGTTCTTTAACAGCAAGCAATAAAGCGGCAGCCGCAATGACTATTAATAGCATTAAAGCAAAAAGTGATACTAAGAGAATTATTATCGCAGTTCCTCAATCTTCTGGGCTTAAAGTTACCGCAGCTAATATTACTTCTAGTTTGAACGCAGATGTAACTTCTAGCTATGTAAAGCAAGGACCAGTGCAAGTAGAAGGAGCAAATGGATTTACCGCGGTTCCTTATGATGTATTCGTTTATCAACCTGCTTCCATTGATCCAACTGAGGATCATAAGGTTGTAATTGGAAAGTAAGGAAGGAGGAACAAATAATGGCAGTAATTAACAAAGATATTGCATATATGGCGTTACCTCTGAGTATTCGTAGAGGAAATCCTTTCCCTATTGATGAATATTCAGTATGGTATAATATGGAAGAATTAACAACATATGCTCAATCTAGTCCTGTAGCATATGTTGGTTAGGTAGTTACCTTAGTTAATGAAGAAGAAAATACAGTTGAAGCGTATATGATTCAAAATGCTGCTGGCAATTTAATGAAATTGGCTTCAACTACTGCTTCTGGTGATTTAACGGAAGATGTTTTAGAGCTTCAAGGAAAAGTTTCCGCATTAGAAACCTCTGTTGGTACCAAAGAAGAAGAAAGTTCAATAACAGCTTCTAATCTTTGGGCAGCCATTGAGGAAGTTAAAGCAGCTTATGAAGCAGCTGATAGTTCTATTAATGGAAAATTTAATGATTATTATAATAAAACAGAAGCAGATTCTAAGATTGACCAAAAAATTGCTACTGCAATAAGTTCAACTTATAAACCTGCTGGTTCCATTATGTTTAGTTTCCTTCCTACACTTGGAGCTGATCAAGAGGGAAAAGTATATAATATTATAGATGCTTTCACCACTACTGAAGACTTCGTTGAAGGAGCTGATAATAAATATCCAGCTGGAACTAATGTAGTATGTATTTACACTGATGATGCTGGAACTTACAAATGGGATGTTCTTGCGGGATTTGTAGATTTAAGTGGATACGAAACTACAAGTAGTGTAGATACTAAGTTAGCTAATAAAGTCGACAAAGTAGAAGGATCATCTTTAGTTCAAGACACTCTAATTGCTAAATTATAGGGTTTAGCAGAAATCAAAGGAGTCAGTGATGAATTAGAAATTGATCCTGATGATAAAACTCTTGGCGTAAAAGCGATTGCATAGGAGAAAATTACTGGTCTTCCCGCGGCTTTAGCAGAGAAGATTAAGAGTATAACCGTAGGAACTACTCCTCTTTAGGTTAGCGATGGCGCAGTTACTATTCCTATTGCTACAGCAGAAGCCCTCGGTGTAGTAAAAAGCACTAATGGTGAAAATGGTGTTGCTATTACAGGCGATGGAACTATGATTGTCAATAATATAAATATAGAAAAAATTACTTAGACTCCTGGTACAGAGCTTATCTTAAATGGCGGAGATGCTACTGTTAGTGAATAAAAATCAACTTGGAGGAAGATAAATAATGGCTACAACTTTTAATACAAAAATCCAATTAAAATATGACACTTATGAAAATTGGGATACCAATAACCCCACTCTCCTAAAAGGAGAAATGGCGGTTGTTGAAGTTCCTGTTGAAACTGGAGTTGCTCAAAATGAGCCTACCTATTTGTTAAAAATCGGTGATGGTGAATCGGATTTTAAAACTTTAAAATGGGTAAGCGGGACGGCCGCAGATGTTTATGCTTGGGCTAAAGCGGCAAGTAAACCAACTTATGCAGCGACTGAAATTACCGGACTTGAAGATTTTATTGGAGAAAAAATTCAAGATACTGATACACAATATTAGATTGTTAAAAATGGAGATATGGGCTTTAAGCTTCAATCTAGACCAAAAACTGGCGGGTCTTGGACAGATGTAAGCACCATTGCTCTGACCGCTCCCACTTATAATTTAGTCGAAGGGACTACTAATGGTACTGTAAAATTTGGAGTTACTGGTTCTGAAAAAGAAGTAAAAGTTCATGGACTTGGATCAGCAGCTTATACTGAATCTAGTGCTTATGACGCAGCTGGGAGTGCAGATACAGCAAAAAGCGAAGCTATCGAGGAAGCTGCTAGTGCCACCGATGAAAAAATTGCAGCTCTAAAAATCAATGAATATGCAAAAACCACAGAAGTAGATTCTAAAATTGGGGCAGCAAAAACAGAGTTAATTGGTGAAGGAAGTGGTTCTTCCACTACTATTAAAGGTGCTTATGATGAAGCTAAAACCTATACTGATTAGCAAATTGCCGCTAGAATTTCCTCTACTTATAAAGCAGGAGGTTCTGTTGCATTTGCTTCTCTGCCAGAACTAACTGCAACAGAAGAAGGAAAAGTTTATAACATTCTTGATAAATTCACTACTACAGACGATTTCGTAGAAGGTTCCGGAAAGAGCTATCCTGCTGGCACTAATATTGTTTGTATAGATGTGGGAGAAGAAGAATTTAAGTGGGATGTTTTAGCTGGAATGGTAGATCTTTCAGCATATGATACAGCAGATATAACTCAGGGGAAAATTGATTCTGCTAAGCAAGAGGCCAAAAGCTATGCAGATTCTAAAGTTAACGCTTTAGATAAAGAAGATTCTGCTGTAGCAAATCAATTTGTAACCGCGGTGTCTGAGACTGATGGTATCATTAGCGTAACTCGTGCTCAACCTACCATGGAGAATATCAACGGGTTACCTGCGGCTCTTGCTAAAAAAGCTAATGATGCAGACTTAGCATCTGTTGCTAAAAGTGGAAAGATTGATGATCTAACTCAGACCGCTACAATTATTTTTAATTGTGGAAGCTCTAGCACAGTAATGTAAAATTTTAGATAAAGCCCATATTTATTTAATAAATATGGGCTTTATCTTTTTATTAAGGAGGTCACAATAATGACTTTTGATACTAGAATCTCTCATAAGATAGATACAGAAGAAAATTGGAAAACAAATAATCCAATTTTATTAAAGGGAGAATTAATTATAGTAGTTGATGAATCTAATACAGTTCATCTTAAAATTGGAAATGGAACGAGTCATTATTCAGAATTGCCATTTATTGAAAATGAAATTGTCTGGGGTACTTTCTAATTTGCAAAAAAATAAAAAATATAATATAATATATACATAAAGTTAAGGAAATAAAAACTTAAAATTATTAAAGGAGATTTAGATTATGTATCCTATTGAGAAGTATCGCTATTATACTAACGGTCGGCGAGTAATCGCCGTGTCTACTTATGCTGGAAAGACTGTCCGCGGTGTAGCTACCTGTGACCCCGGTGATGAATTTTCTATGGAAAAGGGTAAGGCACTTGCGGCCGCTCGATGCGCGTTGAAGATTGCTGGTAAGCGCTATGATCGTGCCACTCGTAAGACAAAGGAGGCTAATGAAGCTTGTCATGTAGCCGAGCGTCATCTTGAAAAGATGTGTGAGTATCTCACTGATTCTGAGCGGATGCTAACTCAGGCTGAGGATAATCTCGAGGATATTCTGAACGATCTTTAATATCTGGGGCTTTATGCCCCTTTATGCCGGCGTGGTAGAGTGGTTTAATACAGCGGTCTTGAAAACCGCCGATCCGCAAGGGTCCGTAGGTTCGAATCCTACCGCCGGCGCCATCTATAATTAAAGGAGAAATATAATGCGCTGGTTAGTGAATTATATTCGACAAATATTTTGTAAACACGATTTTGTTTTTGATGAAGGTTGGGCAGAAAAAACAAATGATTCAGGATCTTTCCGCAATGGAATAAAAGTTTCTTGCTATTGTAAGAAATGTTCTTATCATAAATCTTGGTGGAAGTATTGACAATAAAAAATTTTTTTGATATAATATTTATAGAAAGTTGAAAGATATGAAAAACTGTTTGGATTGTAATAAATGTTGGGTTGTAAAAGACCCCGATCCAAAAGACGATACTTGTTTAGCTGCTTTCTGTAGCAAGTCTAGAACAAGAGGCATGAAATGCAATGAAATTTCATACCTAATGCCTTTAGGATATAATTCTGCGTTCGCGGAAAGTCCTCTTCCTGACGACCCATGGATTACCGTTGCGGAACATTGGGATACTCTTAGAGAAAAATGCGCCGTTCCAGATTGGTGTCCGGGAATGGAAGAGAATGGAGAATATAGTTTGTTTACAGATAAAACATCGGTTGATATTATGAAAGAGCGACAGTAACTAAAAGACGCTTTCAGCAATTTATTTTAAGAATATAAAAAAGTTTGATTTTTAATTTCTTGCCATGATTTTGCGTCTTGAGAATATATTGCGGAGTAGCGTAATGGTTTAGCGCAGGGGTCTCTAAAACCTCGGGAGTGGGTTCGAATCCCACCTCCGCTGCCATATTATAAGGAGGTATTCGTATGAGTAGATCAAGAAAGAAAACTCCGTACAATACAGATACTTCCCAGAAATTCTTGAAGAAAGTCGCAAATAAGAGAGTTAGAAGGCTTCTAAAAAATCCTGATAATAGTTTACCTTATAGTTCATATAAGAAAGCCTTTCAATCATGGGATATTTGTGACTATAAAAATTACGGGCATAGCTTTGAAGAGTTCTATAAAGAAGAGGTCGCTCTGTGGAGACATTGGAGAACTCTTCCTTATTGGAAGAATGAACCAAAACCAACAAGGGAAGAATGTTGGTTAGATTACCTCAAACAGTATTTGCGAAAATAAGAAATTTTTGCAATAACTTAAAAAATATTTTATAATATAAGTGTAAATCTTCCTTTCAAATATATAAATAAGGCTCATACAGCAAAATTTTATTGCCGAATATTCGGCTCCTTGGATGAATCAAATGTATGATATACCCTAAGTATGATGCGATATTGCGAGCCTTGCAATTAAAACAATAAAGTGTTAAAACGGGGCATCGCGCGGAAGAGCCATTATATAATGGACATAGGGCCATTCTTCCGCGCATTTTCTTTATCGGGGAGTTGGCAATTTATGTGGCAAAATAATATTGAATTTTTAGATGTACTTACAATGATTTCTTTTATTCTTCAGGTATAGAACTCAGAAGGTTGTAAACTAGATGAAGTAAATAAAAAGTTGGATGTTTTAATTGCTGAGGTTGCTAAATTAAATGCTCGAGTGGGCTAATTGGTATAGCCGTCAAGCTCAAACCTTGATGTTTGTGAGTTCGAGTCTCACCTCGAGTACCAAAAGCCTCAGAATCGTGTAGATTCATGCCTCTTTTTTTATTATAGCTAAAAAAATGCAAACCTAATTGGGCTATAACCAATTAGCTAAAGAGTTAGGGGTTTTCTTTAGGGTAGAGCCACCGCCTTAGATCGTGGCATTATATGTGAACGTAGCCAAGTGGATTAAGGCCCCGGTCTGCAAAACCGCGTGACCCAAAAGGGCGTGGGTTCGAATCCCACCGTTCACTCCAATGAAAAGGAAGGTAATGATAGTAATGCATCAAGATTTTATTCGAGGAAAAAAGTTGCTTCTTATCTTTAATAATGGACACCAAGAATTTGGAAAGTTTAGGAAAAGTGAACGTGGAGTTCTCTATTTTTATGATAGAGAACCAGTTAAAATGAATAAAATCAAAAGTGCAAGCTATTATAAACCTATTCATGAATCTCTCTTGTCCAAGGGAGATAACTAAACTTTAAAGGAGATTGATACTATGAATACTCTACTCAATGCTATGAAGCAGGTTGATAATGTTACCCTTACAGAAAATGGTGGCGTTACCTATAAGTCTACAATGAATGGACTTATGGATTTGTTTGCTTTAGGTGGAGCCTATCGCAAGCGATCTGATGAAGATATTATCTTCCTATTCAAGAGAGCCTTTGAGGAAGATATGACTTACGCTCTCAGATGTCTATTCTATTTGCGCGATGTTCGCGGTGGTCAAGGTGAGCGTCGATTTTTCCGGGTTATTACAAAGTGGTTGGCTAAGAACCATACCGAGGCAATGCGCCGCAACCTCAAGTATGTGCCGGAATTTGGCCGTTGGGATGACCTTTATGTTTTCGTAGATACCCCTCTGGAAAAGGACGCATTTGACCTTATGTATCATCAGTTAGCTCTTGATGTGAGTTGTAAGACTCCTTCTTTGCTGGCAAAGTGGTTAAAGTCTGAAAATACCAGCTCTGCGAAGAGTCGTGCGCTGGGAGCAAAGACTCGAAAGGCTTTCTGCGTGACGCCTCGTCAGTACCGTAAGACACTTTCTGTTTTGAGAAACCGAATTAAGGTTGTCGAGCGTTTGATGTCTGAGAATCGTTGGGACGAAATTGAGTTCGATAAGATTCCCTCTAAGGCAGGTTTGATTTATCGTAATGCCTTTGCACGTCATGATATTATGCGTGAGAAGGCCGATAAGCAGACTTATGCGGAATTTGCCAAGAGTTCTGAGACTAAGGTAAATGCTAAGACCCTGAATCCTTGCGAAGTTGTAAGTGAGGCAACTCGTATCTTCCGCACCCCTCTCGAAGACACAGACCGTTTGATGGTAAATAAGTATTGGGATAATCTTGAAGATTATTTCAAGAACGCTGTCTTTAACGGGGTTGCAGTTGTAGACACTTCCGGGTCTATGACTGGGAGCTACGGAAAGATTAACCCTATTGATGTAGCCATTTCTCTTGGTATGTATTGTGCTGAAAAGTGCAATAAGAACTCTCCTTGGTATGGCCATTACATCACCTTCTCTCATCAGGCACGCTTAATCCCTGTCGAAGGTGTTGATTTTGTCGATAAGGTAAAGCGTATTTATCAGAAGAATCTCTGCGAAAACACCAATATCAAGAGCGTATTCGACCTAATTCTCAATCTGGCTATCCAGAATAATGTGAAGCAGGAGGATATGCCCGAAAATATTATTGTAATCTCTGATATGGAGTTTGACTACTGTGCCAGATTTGACAATAATACAAATTGGTGGGGCAGAAAGACTGTTGATTCTCAGTCTGAGATGGAAAAGATCGCTAAGATTTGGGAAGCCTATGGTTATAAGATGCCTCATCTTATTTTTTGGAATGTTGAAGCTCGACAGGATAACATTCCAATGAAGGACAATGGGCGAGTAACTTTTGTCTCTGGATATTCTCCTGTAATTTACGAAATGATTATGACTGGTAAGACCGGTCTTGATCTCGTAATGGAGAAGCTCAATAGCGAGAGATACGCAGTAATTAGCTGAGTATCTACGGGGAAATGGCAAGAAAATTGCCATTTCCCCGTTAATTGTATTTATAGACTTATTTATAATAATATTGTATAATATTATTATAAAAATAAAGGAAAGGAATATAATATGTTTACAAAACATGAATTTGTAGAATATGCAAATACAATTCGAGATTATTCTAATGCAATGACAGAAGCGGGAGAACTGCTTCATATCGAATTTCTTGAATCTCGATTTGCTGACCCTCTCGATAAAATGGCTGAGATGCTCTTTATTGGAGTTAATCGCAACCTAAACAATGAAGTCTATGATGCTCTAATGGAAGAGTTCTGGCATATTGTTTTATTTGACGATATTGATAACTCTGATTGGGAAGAGCTTTATGATAAAATTAAATCCTATAAATAATTAAGGAGAAACATTATGGCAGAACTTCAAAAAGATCTAGTTTTATCCCCTAATGAATATAGTTACGTCCTTGATGAAACAAAAGGTAATGTTGCCTGTAATGTAGGCCCTCATAAGATGAGCCTATCTCAGAGTGATACTCTTGTTTACTTTGATACAAAGACAAAAAAGTTTATTCCTTGTAATAGATACGAAGATGCTATTCAACTTGTTACCACAGCCCCGGAGGGATGGTATATTGCTCTAAAGAATCCTGCTCCCGGTAATAAACATCCTCAACCTGGAACAAGCAATTCTATTCCAGAGAATATGGAAATTGGTAAGAAGATTAACATCCCAGGGCCAATAAGTTTTGCACTTTATCCAGGACAAATGGCACAGGTTATTCAGGGACATACTCTCCGCAGTAATCAATATCTTGTCGCTAAAGTTTATGACGCAGATAGTTTGAATACAACAAAAGAAGATAGAGATGCCAGTGAAAACGAACCTTATTTTGTAAACGGTCAAGTTTTAATTATTAAGGGTACTGAGATCTCTTTCTATATTCCTCCCACCGGAATTGAAGTAAAAGCAATTAATAATGACCCAAGTAAAGGGTATGTGCGGGATGCTGTAACTCTTGAGCGTTTGGAGTATTGTATCTTAAAAGATGAAGATGGTAACAAGCGATATGTACATGGGCCCACGGTGGTTTTCCCTGAACCCACGGAGAGCTTTATTAAAGATGGCGGAGGTCATATTAAACGTAATGCTATTGAACTTTCTGATATTTCCGGTGTTTATGTAAAAGTTGTTGCAGATTATAAGGATGATAATGGTAAAGAGCATAAGACTGGCGAAGAACTCTTTATCACGGGTAAAGACCAAATGATTTATTATCCTCGCCCTGAACATACTTTTATTACTTATAATGGTAAAGTAATGCACCATGCTATTGCTATCCCAAAGGGTGAAGGCAGATATATCATGAATCGTATGACAGGGGAAATTAAAACTGTCAGAGGTCCTGCAATGTATTTACCTGATCCTAGAATTGAAGTCGCGATCAAAAGGACTTTAAGTCGTTCACAATGCGAACTTTGGTACCCCGGAAATGTAGAAGTTCTTGAAGCGAATGGTCATCCCATTAATTTAGTTTGTAATGATGAATTTGAAGGAGTAAAGACTGCCTTTAATAATTTTTCTAATGTAATTGGTACATTTGCAGATCCTACTATGACTATTACTGCATCTACTAATTATAATGGAACCCCAACTAAGACAGAAACCAATAAAATCAATAGAACTAACACTTTCACTCCTCCTAGAACCATTTCTCTTGATTCTAGCAAATATGAAGGAGCGGTTGCTGTTGATATTTGGACTGGTTATGCAGTTAATGTAATTTCTAAAGATGGAACTCGCGAAGTTATTGTTGGCCCTCAAACTATCTTGCTTGATTATGACCAAACTTTAGAAGCTCTTGAATTGTCTACTGGAAAGCCTAAGACAACAGATAGGCTTGAGAAAGTTGTATTCCTTCGTTGTGAAAATAATAGAGTAAGTGATGTTATCAATGTTGAAACTTCTGATTTTGTTCAGGCTCAAATCAAAGTTTCTTATCTTGTCGATTTTGATAAGAATATGAAAGACCGTTGGTTCTCTGTTGACAACTATGTAAAACATATGTGTGATTGGTGTCGGTCTGCTATTAAGAGGGCGGCAAAGGAATTCTCAATTAGAGAACTTCATGACAATTACCATGATATTGTTGTTGAAGCAATTACAACAGATGAAAATACAGAATATCTCCACAAGTTCATGGAGAATGGCATGCAAATCTCTGATGTAGAGGTTCTTTCTATCAACATTGAATCCAACATTCAGGCTTTAATGGATAGACATCAAGAGGAAGTTGTTTCTCGTTCCCTGGAGCTTGCGGCAGCCCAAGCATCTGCGGAAACTGAACGAGAGATTATTGCTCTTAATCGTGAGAAAGTAGAGCTTGCTGAACAGTATGCTCAATATAAGGCTCAACTTGAAGCTGATACTAAAGCTAAGCAGTTTGAACTCATTATTGCCGCACAAAAAGCCAGGGATGAGGAAGATAAACGCAAGTATCAAATCGAACAGGATATTCAGGTTATTAAGGATGCAATTTTCGAAGCAGAGCGTGCAAGAAAGGAAAAGGATAATGATCTTGAGCTTGCTCATAAGAAGCAGATGCTTGAGCTTGAAGCAACTCGAGAGGCGGCAGCTGCGGAATCTATGAAAACTGTTCTCGCGGCACTGGGCCCTGATCTCGCGGCAGCGCTTAAAACCTCTGGTAATCAGGCCGTTGTTGAATCTATTGCAGGAGCTATTGCCCCTTATGCCATTGCTGAAGGTAAGCCTGTTAGTCGCGCGGTTTCTGAACTACTACGCGGAACCACTCTTGAAAGTGTCTTTGAGGACTTTGCAAAGAAAAATAACTAATCTTAATAAAGGAGAACGAGTTAATCGTTCTCCTTTATTTTTTTATTTTTATATGATATAATATATATATAAAATAAAGGAAGGGAAGTTGGCAGATGGTAATTACGAAGCATAGTAAGCAGAGAATTGTTGAGAGAACCAATGGAGTTAGCACTTTCGCTGAGGCGAAACGTTTAGCTAAGCAAGCCCGCATTTCTGGAAAGACTCTCAATAATTTTCAGAAGTATCCTAAATTCTTTTCTTATCTTCAAAATAAGAAAAATCAAACAAATGACTGTTCAATTAGAATTTACAGAGGGTGTATTTATATATGGAGAGGAAAAACTAAAACCCTTGTAACTGCACATCCTATTCCTGATAGGTATATTGAAGAAATGGAGGCTATTGATAATGGCTTGGATAATTGAAGATAATAGGAAGAAATATAAAGTAAGATGTCCTAATTGTGGTAGTATTGTTGGTTTTACCTCAGTAGATGAAATGGCTAACGGCAGAGAATATTTTGGAGAATATCACAATTATTCAACGGTTAGATGTCCAGCCTGTAAAAAACACATCATTGTTAGCTCTGATGGAGAAAGATTGGATGTGGAACCTCTATGATATTGTTAAAAATATTGTTCTTATTTGGAATTATCGGTGGGTTTAGCTTTCTTTTTATCTGGTGGTTATGCTTTAATTATCAAGGAGAAACAAAATTAAAGCTAAAGTTGTTTCGTCAGATATACAACATCAATCCTTCAAGATGGAACTATATTGAAAGACACTGGGATGATTATATAAAACATTTATACTATGGCAGTCACAGAATTAAATTAACTTTTATTACTTTCTGCTATTTCCAATTAAACAGAATCTTTTCTAAAATTAGCGAGGAAAGAAAAAGGAAAACGAGATACTTTAATTTGGATATTAGAAGATTGTCAAGCAGATATTAAATATTTAAAAGAGCAAGCCGATAGAGAAGTCAAACGTGCTTTAAAAGAACAAAAGAAAATTTTCAATAATTGGAATTAAGGAGGAGTAAAGGTGTTATCTACTATGCAAAGAGTGCAAGAACATCTTGACGAAGCTCTTACTCACTTTCATAAAGATCAAATTGTAGGTATCTTTCTACAGGGTAGTCAAAACTACGGACTTGATACTCCACTATCAGATGTAGATACGAAACTTATTGTAGTTCCTAGCTTTAAAGATATTGCTATGAACCGCAAGCCAGTTAGTACAACTCATGTAAGAGCTAATGAAGAGCATACTAACTGGAAAGACATTCGCCTCTACATTCAAACATTCCGTAAGCAAAACTTAAATTTCCTTGAAATTCTTTATACAGAGTTTGCTATTGTAAACCCCATCTATGAAAAACAGTGGAATCGCTTGTTAGAATCAAGAGAGGCAATTACTCATTTTAATCCTTATCGTTCTGTTCAAAGTATGAAAGGGATTGCTCTTGAAAAATATCATGCGATGGAACATGAATACCCAAGTAAAATAGAAATTTTGAAGAAGTATGGTTACGACCCTAAACAACTTCATCATCTTGTTCGGGTAGAAGATTATCTTAGTAGATATATCGCTGGGGAAAGCTATGGAAGTTGTTTAGACCCCGGTCCCATGAAACAAGAGCTAATCGAAATCAAGATGGGAAAATATTCACTGGCGGAAGCTAGAGCTATGGCGGATAAAACTAAGGCTCATGTGGAAGAAATGGCGGAATATGCCTATTCTATCTATCCTAATAAGGAAGATCCAGAAGTAAATGCACTTCTTGATGACGTGCAGTATGAAATTATGAAAACTGCCGTGGAAAAGGAGTTGAGTGAAGATGATTAAGAATTGGTTGGTTACTGGTGATACCCACGGTAGAGTAATGGAACGATTATTTCATATAGAAAATTGTTATGTTCCAGAGGAGACAGCAATTATTATTCTTGGTGATGCAGGCATAAATTTTTATCTCAATAAGACGGATGCAAAGAATAAGCAGATAATTAATAAGACTGGCTATTTTATCTATTGCGTAAGAGGAAATCATGAAGAGCGACCAGAGAATATTCCTACTATGTATCAGATATATGATGAAAACGTAGAAGGTACAGTTTACTACGAGTCAGAATATCCTAATATTAGATACTTAATGGATGGTCATGCTTATCTCATTAATATGCACCCTACTCTTGTAATTGGTGGTGCATATAGTGTAGATAAGTGGTATCGTTTATCTCATTTTCCGCAAGGTGCTAAGTGGACTGGATGGTTTAAAGACGAACAGCTAACTCCAGAGGAAATGGCTGATATTACAGAAAGGTTTAAGGGCAAACATTTTGATTTTATTCTTGCTCATACTTGTCCATATTCTTGGCAGCCATTTGACCTATTTCTTCAAGGGTTGGATCAAAATACCGTAGACAATACTATGGAACTTTGGCTTGATAAATTTAAAGATATGATTTCTTTTAATACATATCTTTTTGGCCACTTTCATGATGATAGAGTAGTTCAACCCGGCGTACAAATGCTATACTATAACATAGAAAACTTAGAAGATATCTACAATCGTTGGACTAAAGAAGATGATAACTAACCATTATCATCTTCTTTATTTTTTTATTTTTATATGATATAATATATATAGAAAGTTAAGAAAGGAAGTAATTTATATGATGCCTTATGTATGTGAAGGAACAATCGTGAAGACTCTTAGCGGTCGTGATGGTAAGATTGTTGGCGTTGACCGCGAGAATAAGATTGTAGTTATCTATAATGGCAGGACTTCCTATACTGAAAAACTTGAAAATATTAGGGTTATTTCCTATAAGGAGGTACAGTAATATGCCAGGTCGCAGAACTTCAAAATATACAAAAGATCAGAACGCCTTGTTTCAAGGAGAAGTAATGGTAATTCTTGCTGATAGCGAAGAGGCTCTTACTATTGAGCAAATTCAGCAAAGATCAATTACATTAACAGGGTTAAGCCCTCAGAAGATGGCTCGTATTCTTTCTCATTTAATTGAAATGGGAAATGTAACAAAAGCAAAAAGTAAGAGCATGGGTAAAATGGTATATAAATCATTGGCTGTAATGAGAAGGCAGGGATATGATGTTTATTAATGTCATGAATGAAGATATTTTTGATGTTACTTTTAGTATCTATCTAGATAATCAAATTATTCGACAATGGAGAATGCAGGCGCCGAGACCATTCATAGAGATTAAATTTATTCAAACTGTTCAACAAATTGCTTCTCAATCACAACCTATGAAGGTAATAGTGTCAAGAGAAGAGGTAATTTGGGATCAATTTGAACAGAAACACAAAGTTCTTCCTGTAACAATGGAGTTTCAAAATTATTAAGAGGGGAGATTATTAGTAATGAAATATTTTATCGACTTTGAGGCTACGCAATTTTCGCAGGAAATTATTTCTGTCGGATGTATCAGAGAGGATGGTCAGACTTTTTATGCACTCGTAGCACCAAAGAAAGGTAAAATTACTCCTTTCATTACTAATCTTACTGGTATCACAGCAGAGATGATTGATAGTGCTATGTCTGCCGATGCCGTATTCTCTAAGTTCTATGATTGGTTGTTTGAAAATCTAGATGACGCACCAGAATTTCTTGTATGGGGAAATTCTGATGGAGATTTTATTCGACATACTTCTCGTCATGCGACTGCACTTAAAGCAAAAATGGCGTTGGGATATATTTGTGGCAATTATCGAGATTATGCCAAGATGTGCAAAAAAGAGCTGAAATGGGAATGTAATCACAGTCTTTTGAATACTCTCAGAAGATTTAATCCTTCTGCTGAACAAAATCACAACTCCTTAGATGATGCAGTTCTACTAAAGGAAGTATATGATTTTATAAGTAACACATCAAGAGAAACACTTGATGAAATGTTCGCTGATTGGAAGAGGAAAGCAACTAATAAAGAAAGTGTTTTTATTCCTAAATGGAATAAAGCTGGTTATCCTGCTGGAACTATTTGCATTGTTAATTCTAAGAAGCGGGCTACAAATACTTTTACTAGTGTTGAAGCTGCTGCATTGTGGCTTAAAGAAAATAAATGCGAGTCTGACGCCTATGAGCATTTCAATCTTGAAAATACGATAAAAAACATCGAGAAAGCTATCAAGGGTGGTAACCACTACTACGGAATGGGTTGGAGGAGAGTAAATGGCTAAATATAATTTATACGCAGGCCTGGGCGGAGGATTTGGCGGGTATCAATATCATTGCACAGAAGATTATGACTCTAGAGAAGACGCCGAGGAAGCCGCTCGAGAGCTAGCGATTGAAGAGTACCAATCTTATGAGGGTATGCACGGAATTTTGTCTGAGGGAGACATTCGAGAGCAATATTGCGAAGAAAATGAACTGACCGAAGATGAACTGACCCAAGAAGATGAAGATGAAATCTCTGGTATATATCAAGAGGAAATTGAAGGTTGGCTTTCCTATTTGGTAACTACTGTTGAGGAAGATCCTGATCATGACAGATATGATAAATGGTAAGAAAGGAGAATGATATAGAATGGCATATTTTGGTCTTGTAACTAAGTTGCAGAATGCGCGGAAGGACGAGAATAGTGACCGCCTTTATCTTGCAGATTGTTTCAATGAGGGCGTAATTGTCGGCCCTGATATGCAAACCGGTCAGTTGGTTCTTTATCTTCCTACTGATGGCGAGATTGAGAGATGGTTCGGGAATGAATTTTGCCTCTTCCGCAAGAACGAGGATGGAACTCCTCAGGGTGGCTACATCGAAAATAATGGACATATCAGGGCTATTAAGCTTCGCGGCAATCAGAGTTCTGGTGTTGTAATTGCTCTTGATAAAGTTTATGAAAAATTCGGAAATCAGAACTGGAAAGATGGAGATAAGGTAAACACTATCAACGACAAAGAATTTTGCCGTAAATACATTCCTAAGCGCAAGACTCCCACTGGTCAGGTTAAGACTTCTTATAAAGGTCGTAAGGCTGAGGGAATTACATATCCTGAGTTCTCTATGCATACTGATACTGAACAATTGGCATATAATCTTGATAAGTTCCGCTCCGGAGATATTCTCAATATGACCCTTAAAATGCACGGAACTTCTCAGCGCTCTATGAATACTTATGCTTAGCTTCCTAATGGTTTCTTCCGTCGCCTCTTCCATATGAAAAAGCGCACTAAGCAGGCTTATGTTCTTGGAACTCGTCGTTGTGTAGTCACAGAGAACTCTCAGGGATTTTATGGAAATGACCAGTTTCGTATGCCACATCATGAAGCATTGAAACCTTATCTTGAGCCCGGAATGGAAGTTTTCTACGAAGTAGTGGGTTATTACGGCCCTAATGAAGAGAACACCATTATGCCTATCGGAGATAATACCAAAGTCAATGATAAGGCTTTTGTAAAGCAGTTTGGTAAGCGTTCTATTTTCTCTTATGGATGTGAGCCTGGTCAGAGCAAGATGTATATTTATCGTATTACCTCTGAAAATGGAGAAAGAGAGTGGACTCCTGACGAGATTACTGAATGGTGTAATGCTCATGGCTTTAATCGAGTTCCTGTGATTGAGGATTTTGAATTTACTACCATAGAGGATTTGCAGGAGCGCATTAACAAATACTTCGAAGATCTCACTGATCCGATCGGCCGCACCCATGTAAAAGAGGGCGTCGTTGTCCGAATTGTAAATCGTCGTGCTTTCACAGCTTTTAAGTCTAAGACTTATGAGTTTAAAGTCATCGAGGGAATTATTAAAGAAAGTGAGAATGTACCTGACATGGAAGAGGCTCAGGAGGAAGAGATCTAATGTTAGGAATTATTTTGGGAGCGGTAGGTATGCTCTTTGTTTATTATACGGTTCAAACTATTTTTGGCCCAGTTGATGAAGAGTTTTATCTTGGGTATTATACTGGCATTGGAGCTACATTTCTTTGTGTACTAATAAACGCAATTCTATAACCAATTAAACTTTAAATTAAAGGAGAGTATATTCTCTCCTTTAATTTTATAATAAAATATTGTATAATATTTATATAAAAGAAAGGAATTATGATATGTATAGACTTCTTGTGATTGTAGATGCGCAGAATGATTTTATTACTGGTTCTTTGGGATCTAAGACAGCGGATGCCGCGGTTCCTAATATCGTTAATCTAATTAAACGATTCTGTTGGGAGGAAGTTATTTGTACCATGGATACCCATGATAATGATTACTTTGATACTTTGGAAGGAAAAAGACTTCCCATTAAACATTGTATCAAAGCAAGTGTGGGCTGGTGTATGGATTCCAGAATTATGGTTGCGTTGAATAACAAATTTAACTATTATGAAAAAGATACCTTCGGCAGTACTGATATGGTCAATGAAGTATACGATTCTCTAAAAATGAAGAATCCCGAGGAAGTAGAAATTCATATCTGTGGATTTTGTACCGATATTTGCGTTATGGCTAATGCAGTTATGCTTCGTGCGGCGATGCCAAATACTAGAATTATCGTCCATTCTAGTGCGTGTGCAGGAGTAACTCCAGAATCGCATGAAGCAGCGCTAACTATTTTCAAAGCCCAGCAGATTGATGTGGAGGATTAAAAAATGATTAGTCTAATTAATACACGCAGTCATTGGACAGACGTAATTGAACAAAATCATTTTCCAGATGGTACGCTGCATATTAACATGCCTCCCAACTACTTCGATTATGATACGATTGTTTGGGAGTACGAGAATGATGCAGAATTATTTACTCTCATTTGTGTTAAGGGACATTTCGAAGATTTCCCTGTAAACCTAGATATGCTATATATTCCTCATGCAAGGATGGATCGAGTTCAAGAACTTGAAGATGTATTTACTCTAAAATACTTCTGTCAAGTAATTAATAGCCTTCATTTTGATAAAGTTATTGTGCGTGATGCTCATTCTAATGTATCGTTAGCTCTACTTGATAGAGTTATTGATCTTAGTCCAATTGGAGAAATCAAAGAGGCTATTAAGAGAACTGAGGAATATGAAGGAGAAATTCCTATCCTATTTTTCCCAGATGAAGGAGCGATGAAGAGATATTCTGCTCCACCCATTAGTCTTCCTTATGCTTTTGGAATTAAGAAAAGAGATTGGTCTACTGGAAAAATTCTTGGTTTGCAATTAATGAATGAGGAAATTGTTAAAGAGAGAAATGTCTTAATTGTAGACGATATTTGCTCTCGTGGTGGAACTTTTTATCATGCAGCAAATGCCCTCAAAGAAGCTGGCGCAAAGAATGTTTATCTGTATGTGACCCATGCAGAACATACCATGATTGAGGGTGATATGTATAATCAAGATATTGTGAAGAAAATCTTCACTTCTGATAGCATCTTCAAGCCAGAGTGGGATATTAGAGGAAAGGTAGAGATTGTAAGATGACGATTGAGAAACTTCAAGAGTTAAAGATTATGGCTCTTAAAAATGGAGATATGAATACAAAGAGGGTGCTTTCTGATATGATTGATGCGTGTCAGAAAGCAGCCATTACTCCAAAAGGAAGAGTTGAATTAACTGAGCAGCTAGTTGATGAAACCCTTATCAAATACCAAAAGACAGTACAAGAAATGATTGATACCTGTCCTGCTAGTTATCCTGAAAAATTACATCAGTATCAAGAGGATATGAAGGTCGTAAAGATGTGCGCCCCTCAGCTTATTACTGATAAGGCAGAAATTGAAACAAAAGTAAGAGAGATTGCGGGAACCGCAGGTATTGATCTCCTCAAAGCAAATCGTGGTACGCTTATGAAATCTGTTTCTATGGAGCTTAAAGGTAAGGTAGATATGAAGATTGTAAGTGCTGTTGTTGGAGGGTTGTTAAAGTGAATCTATCTTTAGAGCAGACTCTCGCGTCTATTCTTCAGTCGCTCGCAGAATTTTTTGGAGTAACAACTCAAACTATTATGGAAAACGCTCCCATGTGGTTGGCTAAATATGGTTGATATGTAACCGTTAAAGACCTGACTTCAACTCTCTTTATAGGAGTTTTTGCTGGCCTCTTACTTATTGGTATAGTGTGGTTTGTGTTATATATAATGATGGAAGCAGATTATAGTAGATGGCATTTACTGCTATTTATATTATTGTTTGTATTAGTAGTCGGCGTAATGGTTAGTGTTCCGCTTATTACTTGTGCGATTGCGCCAGAATATGTAGGAATTGAAGCGTTGCTTAGCTTGCTTCAAAGTTGATAAAAGCCCTCATAAAGAGGGCTTTTTATTTTTATAAAAATATATGATATAATATATTTAAGAAATAAGGAAAGGAAGATTTTATGAGTTTCTTTGATGTAGCTCCAATGTTTGCCGCTGACTACTACAAAGTTGGTCATGCTATTAAGATGCAGCCGAAGTCTGCCTCTATGGTTTATTCTACTTGGACAGCTCGCAGTTATAAGCACCATCCAAATTGCCCTAAGACAGTGGTCTTTGGTCATCAATATACCATCCAGAAACTGCTTGAATTTTGGCAGACAGAGTTCTTTGATCAGCCAGTTGAGCTTCTTGAACAGGAGTGGAATCATGTAATTAAAAATACTTTCCATCCTGATTATGCGGATTTTACCAAGTTTAAAGAATTGCATAAACTTGGTTATTTACCTATTTCTATCATGGGAGTTCCAGAGGGTACGCTTCTTCCCGTCGGGATTCCAGATCATGTAATTTTTTCTAATCATCAAAATTTTGCGTGGCTTCCGCAATTTATCGAAGATCAGTGGAGCGCTAATAACTGGCTCCCCTCGACTTCTGCCACTACCGCTTTTTATCGCCGCAAGTTAATTGAGCCTTATGTCAAGACTAGTTGCGACGATATGTCTGCTCTTCCGCATATGTGTGGCGACTTTTCTCTGCGCGGACACACAAGTCTTGAGGCAGGCTATATCTCCGGGGCTGCCCATGCTCTTTCTTTTGATAGAACTGCAACCATTGGCTCTAACCTTCTCCTTGAAAAATACTATGGAGCAGATCTTGAGAATAATCCTCCCATGATGGGAACTCCTTCTCTTGAACACTCTGTTGTTGAACAAGGTGTAGCTTGGATGAAGCAGAAGATTACTAATGGAGATTTAACTGAAATTGAGCGTTATCTTTTCTCTAAGGCCGCTTTTGATAATTGGGATATTAACCTTATTGCAGAAATGCTTTTTATCAATTATCTTTGCATAGAAGTGCAACCTACTGGAACTATGACTTATGTATCAGATACATATGATTATTGGGGTATTGTATCTAAGGTTCTTCCCATGTTGCATGATGTTATTGCAACAAGAGATGGATGTTTCTCTGTACGACCTGATAGTGGAGACCCAGTAAAGATTATCTGCGGCGACCCAGATGCTGTACCCGGTTCTCCTGAGTTTATAGGAACTTTAAATCTTCTAAAAGAAATCTTTGGCGGTGAATTGAATACTAAAGGATATTTTATTCTTCCTTCTTATATTCGTATGATTTATGGAGATGCCATTACTCCAGAGATTACTGAAAAAGTTTGCTCTTGGTGCGTTAGAAATAATATCTCAGTATCCAATCTATGTTTTGGAATTGGAGCTTATACTTATCAGTATGTAACTCGTGATACTAGAGGCTATGCTATTAAAGCTACAGATTGTATCCTCGGCAATGATGAAATTCAGATTTATAAAATGCCTAAAACCGACCCTGGGAAAAAGTCTCCTCGTGGATGTGTTGCAATTTTTAAAGAGGAGAATGGCGATTATTCTTTAGTAGAAAATCTTACTCTTGAAGAATCCATTGGATATAAGAACAATGTAATGAAATTTAAAGTCAAGAATGGAAGTTTCTGTACGGAGAGCGTAGAGACTATCGAAACTATTAAAGAGAGATTGATGGGAGAAGTTCTATGACTAATACGGTTACTAAAATTATAGATTGGATTAAAGAGTATTTCATAAAAAACGGGCCGGAGTGTAAAGCTGTTATCGGGATTTCTGGCGGCAAAGATTCTACAGTGGCTGCGGCTCTTCTTTGTAAGGCTCTTGGCCCGAATCGAGTAATTGCCGTACAAATGCCACAGGGATTCCAATATGATATTGATGTTTCTAATGAGGTAATTGATTACCTCGAAATTACAGAGCATTACAACATCAATATTGGTTCATCTTGTCAGGAGATTTTCTTGTCTTTGCCCAATGATATTAGAATTCAGCCGCAAGTTACAAGTAATGTTCCAGCAAGAGTAAGAATGAATATCCTTTATGCAATCGCCGCGAGCCGTCATGGAAGAGTTGTGAATACTTGCAATAGAAGTGAAGACTATGTAGGCTATTCTACTAAATTTGGAGATGCAGCAGGAGATTTTTCTATTCTCTCTAATTATACTGCCACGGAAGTTAAAGAAATTGGTATTGAGCTTGGATTGCCAAAGAACTTCATTGAAAAGCCTCCAGAGGATGGATTAAGCGGTTTAACAGATGAGGAAAATTTAGGATTTTCTTATGATGTCCTAGATAATTTCCTACTTAATGGTATTACTCCTCCATATGAGATATATAAAAACATTGAACAAAGACATAAGAGAAATTTACATAAGATTTCCCCTATGCCAACTTGTCCATTCTTTTCTTAAAGAGAGCTTTACAGCTCTCTTTATTTTTTATAATATTTATGATATAATATTTATATAATATAAGAAAGGGAGTTTTATTTATGAGCGTATACGCAGTTAGCGATCTTCATGGTATGTATGAGCTATATCAAAAAATTAGTGACTTTCTAAAGCCAGAAGATAAAGTTTATTGTCTAGGAGATTGCGGCGATCGAGGTCCGCGGTCTTGGGAAACTATTAAAGCGGTCGCGTCGGATCCGCGTTTTATCTATATTAAAGGTAATCACGAAGATATGCTTGTTAAAGCTATGAAAGATTATATTAAATATGAAACATATGGAGGAGGTCATTTTGATCTTCTCTGTTGGAATGGAGGAGCTTCTACTTTTAATGGATGGATTAATGATGGAGCTAAGTCTGGATGGTATCACTATCTAAGAAAATTGCCCCTATATCTTGAATATAAGAATAAAAATGGAATAACCATTATGCTTTGTCATGCGGGTTTTACTCCTGCAAAAGAACCATTCCCAGCAAACGAGGATTTGCTATGGGATAGAGAGCATATCTATGATACTACCGAAGGTGAAGGAATTTGCGTTCATGGCCATACTCCAATTTCAGAATACTTAATTCTAAGATTAGATAATGCGAATAATTTTCTACCGCCAGATAGACAGTTCTCTTACTTATATAATGGTGGAGCTTTATGGTATTGTGATAATCATAAAGTTGATATTGACTGTTGCAGTTATATGTCTGGAAAAACTGTTCTTCTAAACTTGGATACTTTCGACGAACACATCTTTACTGTTGATAAGGAGGATGAATAATATGAATGACCAGCTAGGCGCTCGCATGAAAGAGTTCTATGAGCAAATTCCAAAAACTCGACTTATGCGTAGAACACCTGTAGCAATTAGAATTGATGGAAAAGCATTTCATACCTTTACTAAAGGTTTTAGAAAACCATTTGATGCGGTATTGACTTCGGCTATGCAAGAAACAATGAAATATTTATGTGAAAATATCCAAGGATGTGTTCTTGGATATACTCAAAGCGATGAAATAACTCTAATTCTTGTTGACTATAAAAAATTAAATAGCGACGCATGGTTTGATTATGAAGTTCAAAAAATGTGTTCTGTAGCAGCGTCCATGGCAACAATGATTTTTAATAAGGTGTTTCGTTCAGCTATTGAAAGATACGATATTGGTTGGAAAAATTCTTTAACTCCTCAGAGCGTAGAAATTCAACTTGAACATCAAGAATATATGAGAACTTTACGGATAGCAAACGCAAGAGGGGCTATGTTTGATGCTCGTGTTTTCAATATTCCGAAAGAAGAAGTAACAAATCTAATTTATTGGCGCCAATTAGATGCTATTAGAAATTCTATTCAAATGGTTGGACAAGCGAATTTTTCTCATAGTGAACTTCAAGGTAAATGTAGTAGCGAAATTTTAGAAATGCTTATTTCTCAAAAAGGAATAGATTGGAATGAATTGCCCGTCTATTTACAAAGAGGTTCTTGTTGCATAAAAGACTGCGAAGAGACCGAAAGAGAGGATGGTTCAATCCATTTTAAACATTATTGGTTCGTCGATCTCAATATTCCTATTTTTAAGGAAGAAGGTAGACTTTATATCGAAGACCTCATTCAACCAGTCGAATTTTGAGACGCATAGAATCTTTTGAAATTATT